TGGATCGGATCATAGAGCGTAGTAAACAGCTGCGGAAAGAGGCAAATTTAAGGCTTGTAAAAGAAGGAGGTGGAGGACAGGCAGTTAAAAACTTCGGACTGGGACTTTGGCGCTTTTTTACCGGATGGGGCAAAAGTCCGAAAGTAGATGCCGCAACGAAGACTGTGAAGACACGTACAGGTAGCATAGTACAGGTTCATACCTCAGCCGACGTGGACAAGTTCCTGAACCAAAAAGGCTGGGCTAGCTTTGGTCGCGGTGCCGCGTATACCGGTGCGGCCACCGTAAGTGTCCCCTGGCTCCTCTCCGGCGGTGAGTATCAGCCTCCGACACAGGATGGGCTGTCTGGCGGATCTGGTTCCGGCGGCGAAGGCAGTAAAGGGATCAACTGGCTCCCGTGGATGCTCGGTGTTCCGGCAGCCGGAGCGGCAGGCGTCGGCTTGTACAAGATTCTGAACAGTAAAAAGCCTGAACCTCTTCCGCGAATCGAGGATGCCGTATTGAGTGATGACGAAATCGCAGCGGAGTTGAGAAAAAGACAAGAAGAACAGTTTCAGAACGAGGAGCTCTACGCATGATCCAACGGCTACGGACGGACAACTTGATACGGCAGGTCAACAGAAAAGGAATGGAGAAAGAAGCCTTGATCTGGGTGTGGCCTGCCTTGAAAGGGTTAGGTACCGCTGCGGTCATGACAGGTGTATGGGTAGCCGGCGAGGCAGCCTATGATCACTTCTCCGGGAAAGACGCGCGGGATCAGGATACACTCACGGCATTGCAACAGAACAACCAGCTTCGTGAGGAGGACCTTCAGCTGAGAGTTCATGAAATGGAACAGCAGCGGAACAATAACGCATCAGGAACACAGACTGGTTCCCTGACTCCTTACGCGATCGGCGCCGCCGGACTCGGTGCAGCTGGACTAGGTGCCTGGGGGCTGTCCAAAGCATTTGGAAAGAGACCTCAACCGCAGATACCTCGACAATACACTTCCGAATATAGTACTGCCGCCCTGGAATCGGAGCTTGCTCGAAGGAAGAAAAAAAGAAAAACAACTGGTTTGGTACAATGAGCCAGGAAGTAAATGGAGGATGGACGAATGGCGCCTACGGTGGATGAACTGACCGTGATACAGAATCGGTTTCGAAAACAGGCCCGGGCCTTTTTGAAGGCAGCCCGACAGGAGAAACAGTCCGCATTAACCGTTTCCAATAATCAGCCGACAGACAGTGCTGTTATGAATACGCTGATTAGCGGTGCGGTGGGACTGGGTGCGCTGGGAATGCTCGTACCGTCTTATCGATTTGTTCAGTCTGCGAGAAAAGGGTATAAAGACAAAGTAGAAGACATTTCTGACGTCACTCGTGCCTCTCAGGCATGGAATGCTTTAAGGCAGGGACGGGAAGACGACTATATGCCGCTGCGAGCGGTACTGGAAACGGAGCCGGACCTGTTGGATGAGTATCGTCAGAAACTCAGGAAAAAAGATCTCCAGAAAGCAATGGAATCCAACTTCTAACAAAGGATAGTTCAATGAATCATAACTCAATATACGGCTCGCTGGAACGCTTGTACGCCCAGCGCAGCAACCTCTACAAAAAGGCTTCAGACGGACTTCATTCGGAAGCACCCGATGATCCGACTGGAGACGGAACAGTAGAACCGACCACGGGTGATCTGTTTGCGACGATGGATAAAGAGATCCAGGATTATCCGATCACCGACGTGACCGCTGCGGATGACGGAACCGCTTTCAACAGCGACGTGACCGCCAATCTGGATAACATCGGCACGGAAGTTACGGAATTCGATGACAGTGTGGTAGATGAGTACAGCATGGATGTTGAGGATCCGGGAACAGAATCTCAGGTCAAATTCAGCCAGTACAAATTCGCCTCCATGAGTTTCTCTCAGAACCATCAGGTCTTCAAGAAACTCGCTTCCGCTTTAGCACGGGATCTTAAAGACCGTGCGGCTGGCGCACTTGCCCGTACCAAGCAGGCAGGCTACGCTCCGGCGATGACTTCTGATCAGATTGCAATGGACCGCTTCCGCAAAGCAAAAATGATCATCGAAGAGGGTGAAAAAGATGGTATCCTGATGGCCAAGAATGCCGCCTTCCTGCTTCGTAAAGCCGCGAATGGCGAAGCAGTCACACCGGAAGACATTCCGGTAGATGCTGTAGAGGACATTCCGGTCGAAACGGCTCCGGAAGAAGCTGTTCTGGATCCTGCTGCGGAAGAAGCGGCTGCTGTTCTCTCGGAACTTCCGCCGGAAACAGTAGAGGCTCTGGTCCAGCTCCCTGAAGAAGAACTGCAGGCCATCGAAGAGATGGCGGCTGCGGTAGATGCCGGAGCTGTGGAACCGGAAGAAGCGATCGCGATGCTCGCTGGCGAAGAGGGAGCCCCTTCGGAAGAAGCCGTTGTGTGTGACGAGACTGGCTGTACTGCTAAAGAAGCCGCTTACCGCCGCTGGATGTATAAACTTGCAGAAGAAGCTCCGTTGACAGAGGAGGATGTTATCGCGGCAGCCGACGTCCCGGCAGATGATCTTGCCGCAATCGAAGCACTCCCGCCGGAAGCTATTGAAGAATTGATCGCGCTCGAAGAAGCGGTAGATGCCGGAGATATTCCGGCCGAAACCGCGATCGCGCTTTTGGAGGGTGATCCAGGTCTGGAAGCTGCGCTTGAGGAAGCTCCAGTAGAAGAAGTTCCTGTGGACGCAGCCCCTGTCTCCGAAGACGAAGCTGTGGCTGAACTTTCTTCGGCTATGGCCGAGCAGGGCGTAACTCCTGACGACCTGGAAGCCGCCGCGGCGGTATCCGATGAGATAAAATCCGCCAGCCTGCGCAAGATCGCCCGCAGTGTCAGGGTTTATCGCACGAAATATGCGGCTCATACCCGCAGCAAAACTGCACGCCGCGTCGCTCTTCGACGCCACTGCAAGAACGTTCTCAGTGAATTATTAGACTAAGGAGATTTCAATATGTATACTGACCAGGAACGAGACCACATGGTTTTCGACCTTATCAGCTGCGCCCATGAGGGGATGGCGAAAGCCGCCGCGATCCATGCTGCCAAACAGCAGCAGGACCGCGAGGTCGAAGCCATGATCCCGAATGTGCTGGATGCTCTTGTTACCAATCGACGTATCGCGCCGGGTGAAACGGTAAAGGTCGCCGGTTGGCTTCGCAATCAGGCTACGACTCTTCAGTTCCTTGCCGAGCTTGCGGCGCACGACAACTCGGTACCGTCCGGAAAACTCGGCTCGACAGTCAAGAAAGCCAATCTCCAGTCCGGCACGACGCATAAGCAGCGTGAAGATGAGATTCTGGAAGAGTTCTTTCAAAGCTACGACCTCTAATATAAAGGATTAAAATATGCAGGCTTACAATATTGCCGCAACGCATCGTCTGGAACCGATCTCCGGTTTTGATGAAATCACGCACCTTCAGTTCACAGCCCCGCTGGACAGTACGACAGCGAAATTCGATAACGGCACGGGCGAAGAATTCGGTCTGCCGGCCGGTTCTGTCGTCTCGATCAACGAAAACGGCGACTTCATCGCCGGTGCCGCCGGAACGGCCATGCCGTGCTTCCTCCTCTGGAACACGAGCGGTGCCGACGGTATGGCGTGGACGTCCACAACAGCTAACGGTATGAACTATGCCGGTACGGCAGGTGTCTCCGCTGCCAAAGCCTACGACAGCCGCGACTGGCTGGAAAACTCTTTGGACGCGAACGGTACGTATGTTGCAGGAGGTGCCAGTCCTTTGCAGCGCAATCCGGGCGAGAGCTGGAGCGGTACGTCTGTCTCCTACTCCCTGAAACCGGGCGTTGGAAACTTCACGGCATGGCCCGCCACCTGCGGTCTGGAACTGACTTCCACCGAATTCGAACGCGTCAGCACGTCTGCGGACGATGAGATCGCGGTTCCGGCGGAATTCAAGCGCAATGACCTCCTGACCTCCCCGGTCGCCGGTCAGATCGCTGCCGCGGATACGGACAACCCGTTTGTCGCCCGTCAGAAGGCCCGCGGCGGTTTCCTCAAGGTCGATGACATCACGACCGCCGACCTGGCTACCAACGGCATCCATAATATCTGCGGTACCGTTTCGCGCGGCATCATGCAGAACGAAAACGCGATCCACGTCCTGTTCTTCTGGGCGGAACGCACTCTGGTCCCGACGATTGCCGGTAACTAAGTTCTATAAAATCACATTTAAGGATAAATCATGGATAACTATACGATCGCCGCGCGGAAAGAACGCGAAATGGCTCTTTCCCGCAACCTTATCGACGGCTTCTTAAGCAAGGAAGCTGCTTCCGTAAAAAAAGCGACTGAGACCACGAACGCCTTTACGCGCAAAACGCTGATGGAAAATTCGTGGATGCATAAGATCCTTCCGGCTGAACCGATCTCCCCGTCGGAATTCACCGAAGACATCAACGAACGCTTCCCGTACAAACTTGTTCCACTCGAACCGACTTCCCGCGGAGCGATGACGGTCCAGTTCGGTACCGTTCCGAATACGATGTACTTCGATGCGGAATACTACCGTGTACCGTTCAACCGCATTCTGTCCCCGCGTCTCACGCTGGACGTTGCGGAACTCCTGCGCTATCGCTACGATATTCGTCAGGTCATCCTGGACAAACACACGAAATACATCGAACTGGAAAAAGACCGCCGTTTTATCCAGGCTGTGACGGAAGCCCTTCGCATGACCGAAACGATGGGCGCTTTGGGCAACCGCCGTGCTACCCCGAGCCAGATCCGTGCCTTCGACTCCGGTCTGACGCGCGACAATCTGGTCGATGCCGTTCAGATCATGCAGTCCACGCAGGCGCACATCCCGCCGTCCTGCGCTCTGTGCAATACCAAGACCTATTCGGAATTCGCCAAATGGCAGCATGACGAAATGGGCGGTGGTTCCATCGCAGAAGACATCATCCTCAACGGTATCGGCGAACGCAACTGGATGGGTCTTAACTGGGTCGTCTCGATCAAGCACGAGATCCTCCCGGACGGCTTCGTTTACTTCTTCGCCAATCCGGACTACCTCGGCAAACACTACATCGTGGAAGATCTCACGATGTGGGTCGAGCAGCAGGCGTACATGCTCACGACCTTCCAGTGGACGATGAGCGGCGCGGCTATCGGTAATCTCAGTGGTATCGCTATGGCGGACTTCAATCCGACCGGTATCTCCGCGGGCGGTGTCACGGCCACCTTCAAATAAGGAGAATGACTATGAATGATTTGGAAGCCCGCCGTTTCCTGCATGACCGGCTCTACGCTCCGATGTTTCGGAATAAGGTCGCGAGCCTAACCGGAATTCAGTTCGAAAGCCCTGAAGAGGAAGCTATGGCTCAGGCTGTGACTTTCCGCATGAAGAGTGCGAACGCGCACATTCGTCAGGCAAGTCAGCAGCCGACACCGAGTCAGCAGCAGGTCAAAATGGCGCTTTACTCCCAGATGGACCAGCTCGCCGGAAACGTTTTCGGCGATAACGTGTCGGAACGCGACCGTGAGATCTTCGCGATCGCCAATGACCCGCAGATCGGTCCGGCACTGGATGCTCTTAACCTGTAAAGGAGGGCGCTATGATCCCGAGTAATGTGTTTCCCAAGACGAAGTACACGCATTCAAACTTCAGCCGTACCTGGTCCTGGATCAAACGCAATTACCGCATCTATGGACTTCAGCTCGAGAATATCGGGGCAGAAGATGTCTTTTGCCCCTACCTCGGAGCTTACGGGGTTACGATCCCTGCCGGAGAAACTGTCTTCGCGCAGTTCCGGGTCAAGATCCCGTACACGAAAGCGGTCCGGTACTACAATCTGATGCGGGACCATCTGTCAGGGGAATCCCCTAAACTGAAACTGGCTGAATAGCCAAAAGAAATTGGGGAGCCGCCGCGCTCCCCTCTTTAGTAAAGGAATAAAAATGAAACGAATCCTTCTTACTGTTTTACTCTGCCTCATGGCGTCTGTCTGTTTCGCACAGAATGCCTGTGAGCCTGTCACCGCCTGCGACCCGATCACTGCCTGCGACCCGGTTGTTACGGAAAGCCCGATGATCTACTCGATCCCGCCGGCGGTCCATACCGTACCGGTACGCGTCCTCGTCATTCCGGAACGCCCCGTCCGTACCCGCACACGCGAGATCATCCGTGAACGAGCCGTCCGCGTCCGTCAGCTTCCGCCGGTCTCCGCCTGCGGTCCCGTGCTCCAGTGATATTAATAATAAAAGCACAGTCGAAATACACGTCTGTGCTTTTCTATCTTAAGACAGGATCCTACGATGAAAGACCCGTATCGCCAACTAGGAGATTATTTGACAGGCGGCACCTGCGCCGGGTTGCGCCGTGTCAAAACAAATACATTTGCCAAGAAAGCCTCTATTAAAGACTACCTCACCCACGGGCTGATCGGTGCCGGAACGGGTGCAGGGTTAGGTGCTTTGGCAGGTACCGTGAAGGAGACTCCGGAAGCCGACCCAAAACTAATAGTAGGCGGCGCGGGCGTCGGAGGAGCACTGGGACTCCTCTCAGGTATGCTGCGATCCAGAGAGAGGGACCGGTTTGAGACGTCCTGGAATCACCGCCTGAATAGTATCCAGCGGGATGATCAGGGGCGTATGGTCGTCACGGAACGAGGACAACGCCGCTTTAAGCCAGGTTTCTATCTTACTTTTCGACCAGTACAACTGGGATTTGACCGTAAGAACGGCGGAAGTATGCACCGACTTCCGTATGGTGCCGGTGCCATGCAGCACGCGGTACTTATTGGCTATTCAGATAAACCTGTGAGTGCCGCTTATGAAGTAGACGGAAAACCTTATGAGATCCAATCGCAGCCATTAAGTAACGGGCAGTACGCGATCTCTTTTGAAATGCAGCAGCGCCCCGGTGAAGCTGGGTCGCCTTTCCATAGTCCTTCCGCCCTGCATAACATGCACGCAGTAAGCTGGATCAACGACAGAGAAGTCACAAAAGACTCCAAGAAGACGCCGACCCTGCATAATCGGAATGAAAGTGCACAGGCCGGGGTAGACTTTCTAAATGAAGACTTAAACCTGGATCCGGCATTTCGTATGTATTCTCTGGGAACCTTTGACCCAAAGGACCCTGATTCCGAAAGCCGATTCAAACTGGGTCTGGATCTATTGACACAGCGTGCTGTTCGAGATGACGGACGTCTTGGGGTATGGAACATCACACCCACCTTGCTTTCCGGACTTCACCGCAACAACTGTATTTCGTGGGTCCATTATCTCACCCGCGGACTGATCGACGAAGGAGTTATTCCGGAGCCTGACTGGAAGACGTTCCCGAAATACATGACCGGTATCGCGAATGAAGATTTCTCCACGAACCCGGCACGTTACAAAAGTCTCTACGGCGCAATTAGAAACAAGGAGCAGAAAGATGTTTAAGAAGAGTCAATATCTAAAGAAAAGCGCGGCGCATCGCCAGCTCACGAAACTCGCGAATGCCGCACAAGTTATCCGCGTCAACCGCAGACTCGCCAAAAAAGCAGGAGCCGGAATGGGAGATGTGGTGGCAAATACTCACAGTAAACCTGCTGCCGCAGGACCTCAGAAACCTGCGCCGGCATACACACCGCTTGCTGGACGACATCCAAGGAAACCGAAACCTGTCGCAAAACAGCCTTCCGAGCCGATCGATCTGGTGATCCCGCATACGAATCCACTACAATGGAAAGATCTTTCACTTCAGAATATTCTCGCGTCAGGGTATGCTCCGGGTACCCCCTGGAACGAAGATATTAAACGGCATGCACCCTACTATGGGTGGGATGCAAAACCGGGTTTTTATATGATGCAGGCACCATTTCTCAGGCGAGGAGATATAAACGGAACGGGATCTTACAAGTATACAGACATACTAAACAAGAATAAAGACCATAAATACTGGGGATTTGGCCAATGGTGTGCCAACCAACTTCCAGTACCTGGTGTCAATCACTCATTTCTTACCGCAGTTCTCGATGAGGCCCAATGGAAAACATTGCCGGAAGCAGAACGGCATCGTTACACTTACTTCCCACGGGAGGGAAAGTCTCCTCTTTATGCTCGTCAAGTTTCGTCTGCGAATGCAGAGAGAATATCAGAGGAGTCAACAAATAGACCGGAATCCAGCCGCCTTTTATACTGGTTGTTCCAGAATCATCCAGGTGGTACCCCCCTACATAAAATGCCCGGAGAGCAGTATGAGCTACATTTACCCGGCGCAGGGCATATCAACTATATCGCAAGAGCACCGCTAGTCGGGGAGGAATATGCAAATAATGCTTGGAACTTTACACGGCTGCCTAATGAATCAGACGCGGAGTGGAATGCACGCTATGCTCTGGCAATTAATAACGCAGCTAATGCGGCAGCAGCACAGATACGAGAGTCACCAGACTATAACATGCTGGACGCAAACTGCCATTTAGGAACTATGAACGGGCTCTTGAATAACCCGTATATAATCCCTGTCCGCGGCTCAACGGGTGGAATCGAAGGTGCCAGCGGTACAACAGGGTCCTTGGCAGATACTAAATGGTTCACTCCGTTTACATTGTATACGGCAGCAGATGATGAGGTTACAGAAGCGGCAAAAGGTATGCCTAAAGCACAACGAAATCGTGCCCGAAAAAAACAGCTTCGAAGAGATTGGGGCATACCCGGTGTCATATACTCCTTGTTTATGGACAACTGAAATAGTTCTGAATGCTAAAAGAAAGGCGCCTGTCGCCTTTCTTTTAGCTAACACTGTTTATATAACGCGAGACTTCCATAGATCCAGCCTAAGAACAAGACCCCGACCCCTGAAAGCATGGATGTTGTAAACCAAACATCACCATAGCCTGGGTACGGTGCCTGTCCCAGCGGTATCGGTTCCGGAAATAAGGAATACAAATATATGATAGCAGGAACGCACAGATTCAAAAGAATGAACCCGAATGGCAAGCCCTTCTTACGAGGCATTTGGATACCATACCATATCCAAAGAGCCCAAAATAACGGACATGTAATAAAAGCTACAATCCCGCATAGAGTTACAACAGGAACAAAGAGTAAACCTACTAAAAAACCAACAGATAAAAAGCATAACAAAAATTTGAGCGTCTTCTTCACACCACCCCAGACCGTTTCTTTTGAAATTTTCATATCGCTTCTCCTTTTCTAAAAACATTGAAAACTAACCACACGGTCTTATTATATGCCGCAATTTCGCCTTCTATTTAATAGAACGCACGCGCGTTACAGAATGCTCGATATTTTTTTACTTTTTTTGAAAAAAATGTAAAATAACGGAATAAAGGAGAACCACTATGCCTGAAAATAAAAATCAACAGCCTGTTCTTACCGAAGAAGAACGGAAAATTCTGGATCAGAGTTACGCCCTTGCTGCCCTTCGAGGCGCCGCTGCCGGCGGTGTGCTGGGCGGTGCCGCGTTTGGAGGCGCACCGCTGCTCTACGGAATGGACAGCAACAATCCGAGAGCTGACTTCGAAAAAGACTTTCCAAACACCCTGCGTACCTCCGCGATCACCGGCGGTGTGGAAACGATCCTGGGTGCCGGTACAGGTGCCCTGCTGAACTCCGCCGCCCTCGCCCGCCGGAAAAAGAAAATACGTCGGAAAGTAACGGACGACTATTTAGCTATGCTCCCTAAAACTGCTGCTGCCAGAGATTACATCACCCGCGGACTTGGAGGAGCGGCTATCGGTACGGGTGCAGGGATAGCGGCAAATGCCCTTCTTGGAAAGAAATGGTATGACTGGAAAATGCTGCTTGGCGGGCTTGGTATGGGAACCGCAGTCGGACTTGGAATAGGCCATCGCAGAGCACAGGAACGTGAAATGTTTGAAAAATCACTAAAACATATGGAAGGGAATATCCAGTGAGGTCCTGACGGGAAGCCTGTTTTAGTGAATGGCCAGAAAAGATTTAAGCCGGGCTGGTATATCTACGCAAGTCCTATACAAGTAACGCAGGGGGTGGATCCGTTTCTTGAAAATAATCTACAGCACTTCTCGCTGATAGGCTACGCAGATGCACCTATCGATAGAACATATGTCTATGACGGTAAAACAATTAAAACCAAATCCACCCCACTGAGTAACGGGCAATATGCCATTTCATTTGACACAAGCAACTGGCAGAAGGGTAGATCTGTTAATCCATTCGGAGATACTCGCATGAAAGGTTATGTAGGGGATGGTATTTATGACCTGCTAGATGACACAATAAAAAATCACACACTCATTTCGGACCAAACTGCACAGCGAGGTGTAGATACACTTAACGCAACGTCTGAAGCACATCCGGCTTCTCGAATATACGCGCTCGCAACTTTTAATCCTGCGGACGAAAAGGAGATGGCACGCTTCAACAAAGGCGTTGACTCTGTTGTTAAACGGTCACTTCGTCATCACGGGTACCTCGGCAACTGGAATATTCTGCCGAGTACAAATGATGCGCGATCCAGGAATACCTGCGTCTCATGGGTACATTATCTCACTCGTGGGCTGATCGACAGCGGGGCTATTCCTGAGCCCGATTGGAGAAAATTCCCGGCGCGTATGAGCGGATTTGCGAATGAGGATTTTACAAAGACCCACGACAGATACGAAGATCTATACGGACCATTTCAGCCGGGTTCTTAGAAGAAACCCCCTAAATAGTCCGTCTGTTCCTCTTTCTGTTCCCTGATATAGTCCGGGTTCTGAAGAGCTTCTTCTTCGGAGACCACAACAGGGACAGAGACAGGTTCCCGTCCGGTTTCAAGGAACTGGATCGAATAGTTTCCCGGATCCGCGGTGAAGGCTTTGCGCCAGATGCCGCCAGGTCCGGTTTTTGTTATCAATAACACTTCGCCGGATTCGTCAAGAAGCCGAACTTCTGCACCAATGATCGGCTCTCCATGCTCGTCAATAAACAGAAGGTTTCCTGCTCCACCGTAGTCCTGATCGATCCGGACAGCACCACAGCCGACCACAAGCTGTCTGGCATTCGGGATCCTGTAGGCAATGTCAGAATACGGCAGCAGAAGCATATCGACCTGCCGGACCAGCGGAACACGATGTATCTGCGCGATCACAGGTGAGGTCCGGACTACGAATCTCTGATCAGTAGAGTGGTCAATAAGAATGTCCCCTTCATTAAGTTCCGGAACACCTGCCGCGCGGGCCTGGTAACGGTCCTCCGCAGTATTAAAAGTCGCGGCATTGCCGGAATAATGGATCTCTTTCAGCTGAGAAGGACTGATGTCCATGACCTGCATGGTAAACGGAGTGCAGTATCCTCCAAGATAGCCTGTTCCGAAACAATACTCGCAGTGTGAGTTGGAAGAGCCTTCCGAAGCATCCGGAGAGCATACCGGACAGCGCTCTCCGTAACTTTTCTTTTTTAATATCGTTACGGGTACTGCCGTGTAGCCGTAGCGCAGACGTTCTTTGCGGCGGATCTCCCGCGCGATCTGCCACTCCCGGTCCCGAAGCTGTCCGAAAGTCCCAAAGGCTTTGGAGACATACGTATCCTCTCCGGTCTTCAGGAGGATCCGGTAATACTTATCCAGCCGGTAGCCGTAAGAAGGCGTTTCTGAGTCGGTAAGAAACGCGGGATCTGTCTCTTCATCCCCGACGTTGGTCCAATCCTCATCGGATGGGTTTGGAGTACGGGCTGTCTGAAGCTGAAAACGGTAAGGTCCTGGATCTTGCAGCCGAGAGTCCAGCTCCCAATAAACATAAGTAGTCTCTTGAACACTGTTGTAAACGACGAGACGGATAAACGGAAATTCCTGCAGCATAGGGCTTAAAAATCGCCAAAAATGAGGCATATAAGGTGATCTCACCTATGTGAGCTGTTACCAGTCAAGCGACCTCTCGTATGGAGTGGTGGTTTCTGGTCTGTTTTGAGCTATAGTTCATCTCTGACTGTCTTGAGTAAAGGCAGATCCAAAGATGGAAACATTATAGCACAAAGGCAGACTTTAGAAAACCACTGTTTCGTACGGGAGATCGCTTAATCGGTAACGGCTTACGCAGGTTTGAGATCCAGGTTTTAAGAGGGGCAGACCCGGATCCCCTTTTACATATTGGAACTTTTTTTTAGAAAGGAGAGTCTATGGCTGTGGAGAAGTTTGGATGTTTTGAGAAGGTCATATGGTGCCCGCCCAGTAATGTGGTGTTCCCAGGATTCCACGATCCGGTGTTGAGCGGAGAGAATGCCATCACGTGGTATTCCGAAGCGGAAGGAAAGCAGCTGGGCTTCAAACCCGGCGCATTTGCAGCTTACGCGGATCAGGTCGCGAAAGCCTACATACGGCAGCTGGACCGGGATGTGATCCAGGGACATCTGTATGAGATGATCCGGAAGCCGGAGCTAAGAGAGATCTGGTGGGACTACGACGCCCGAGACCAGATTATTGTAGAGCTTGAGCTCAATAAAACAAAGATGATGACGCTTCTGCAAGAACACCGTGAAGAGTTTGATCGCTTCCTTACCGCAATGAATCCTGAATGGCGCGGTTATCACAATGAGATCTGGGCGGATATAAGGGGCGGGTATCGCGCTGATGAACTGTTCTATGATCTCGCGGTCGAATGGGTACTGGAACGCACCGGTTATTTCGATGCTGAAAATGAACGTTCCGAAGCGATGGAAACTTTGGAACAAAGCATCATGGACATTATACCTGATTATTTGAAACCGTTCGTTTGACACGTTTTGAAGAGTCCGGTATACTACGGTTTTCTTAACCCAAAAGGAGGAATTTATGGAAAAAACCGTAGAAACACAGGACAAACCGAAAATCAGAGTCGCCATCATTAAAGAGCCGGAAATGTCTCCGCTCGGCATGGGTGTCACCCAGGTCCTGACTTTGTATGGAGATCAGAAAACGCTTGAAAACGAACATGACGTTCTCCGCACCGTGCAGGAATGGCTGCTGGTCAACGGCAGACAGCGCTGGTCGGTACAGAAGATCGGCAGAGTGATACCGCTGGCAGAAGGCGTGGACGATAAGGAACAGTGCCAGACAGAAGTAACGATCCTTGATACCGGATTGTAAAAATGAATAAAAGTAAACAGCTCGCATTACAAAACAAAGACCTTTCCATGTCCGCACTCGCGGTTATATTAATAGACGAGTACGGGACAGAGGCTCTGAACTGGGATCCGGAAACTATAAAAATGGAATTGGAGACCGACACACGGATGGAAATACCGGAAGAGGTAATTACCCGTATCGGATGCCTTCAGCAGATCATGACTACCGATTCCTTTTATCGAAGCCTCCCGGATTTTATCACTTTGTGCAGTATCGCGAGCGGTTCACTGGACAGCACCTCCTTCTGGAAGCCGGCGGACGCTTATGACATCACCGCGGTGATGGCGGAAGCGAGACTGCTGAATCCTCCGGAAGGAGATATGCGGGAAATTCTGGATCCTGAAATCATGGCGTATATCGAGATCGCCTTAAGAGATTTCGGGATCCTTATCCCGCCGGATTGCCTGAAGTTCATTCATACTGACTCACTTGCTGTGAATGATCTGGCAACGATCCAAGAGGATCCCATTTTATTTTCCGCAGGTTATCAGGAAGCGCAGTCCGCTTCGGATGATCTGTCTATTTTTGAGGACAAGATCCTGCAGAAGATCCGTGCCGAGATCATGGCGCTGGATCTGGAAACAGGAGACAGTACAGGAGTTTTAAGAAATGAAAAATGAAGATCCAGGCACAATGCAGGAAGAAAAGGAATATGAAGTGCTGGTGGTTATGGAAGTCTACCGGACTTATCTGGTTCCGGCTCTATCCCACTCAGGCGCCGAGGTGAAGGTCCTGGAAAGGCATCTGGAAGGTGCCGATATTCCAGAGATCCGACTCCGGGACGAATGGGAAGGGGAGTCAGGATTCAAACTTCTGGCAATAAGAGAAGCACACAGCTGACGGCTGTGTTTTTTTATGGAATGTTTTAGGAGAGAAAGATGAAACTGGAAGATATTCAAGGAGCCTTCCGCGAGGGAAGACGCCTTCTTTACGGGTCGTATGACTCATTGTCGCACTTCCAGATCAAAGTGGAAGACAGTCTCCCGCAAGGCTGCTCCATTTTTTACTGGGAGCCGCATCGTTTTAAGGCTCTGCGGTATTGCCGCAGCGGCAGGGCGATCGAGTCCCTGAAAGCGGAATTCAACAAAGAGCAGGGAGAACACAAAGCCCTGACGGATGTGCTTCATCTGCTCCGAAATTCCGTGACCAGCTTCTACGCGCAGGAAGCGTCTTCGACAGGGAAAGAGATCCCGCCCAACAGCGTGATCATCCTGCTGGAACCATGCCAGGACGCGGACGATCCGGAATTCCGCGTATTGATGGAAGAGATCCTGTCCTGCACCGCGTACGCGAATTATGGCGTGCAGATCATCGTCTATTCCAATGACCCGGTAACGGATCCGTTCATTACGCGGCACGGCTACGAGATCCAGATCCCGCCGCCTAGCGAGAAAGAGATCCAGGCAATGCTGGATGACGCGAGAAAAAGCAAAAAGGTCGCCGGTCGGAAGACATTTCTGCATAACGCGGATATGCGGAAAAAGATAGTAAATGCGTTTCGAGGCGCGACGCCGGAAGCGATCGAGGCGGACATCGCGTGGATGACCTATCATCATCTGGAAACGGATGATGTCCAGCCGCTTCTGGACCGGATCGATGAGACGCACTCCCGAGCCGTCCAGCAATCCGAGATGCTGTCCTTTCTCGGAAAAACGACGCAAGTCGATCCGGAGCATATCGGCGGATTTGAGAACTTCCTGAAATATGTCCGGGAAGCGTCGATCAGCTTCACGCCGGAAGCACGGGCTGCCGGATTGCGTCCGGCAAAAGGCGTGATCATCGGGGGACCTCCCGGAACAGGGAAGTCCTTTACTGCCAAAGCGATGGGACGCATCATGGGAATGAAGGTCATCGTGCTGGACATCTCCGCCGCGTTCACATCGCTTGTGGGCGAGTCCGAAAAAGCGATCCGGCGGGCGCTGCGGCAGGTGGAGCGTTTCGGATCCTGTATCCTGATGGTTGACGAGGCGGACAAAGCCTTCGCCGGACTTCAGGGAAACGTGGGTGACTCCGGCACGACCCGGCGTGTGCTGGGAACGTTCCTGAACTGGATGCAGGAAAAGAAAAGCGAGACCTATGTAGTCTTCACGCTCAACGATCTCAGCGTCCTTCCGCCGGAATTCATTCGGGCAGGAAGATTTGATAAGATCTTCTATACCAGTCTGCCGGTAAGGCAGGAACGGCTGGCGATCATCCGAAAGCAGTTTGCCATGGCGGGCGTTCCGGATTTTGAACTGTTTGAGCGGGAATGGGATGAGATCATTGAACTCACGGATCTGTATTCCGGCTCCGAGCTGGCTACTCTGGTAGAGGAGAGCCAAAGAAAGGCGTTTCTGAAACGGCAGGTCATCCGTCCAACGTTCCAGGAGCTGGCGGAAACCGCCAAAACAAGAAAACCGCAGGCTCTGACCGACCCGCGCATTTTGAAGATGTGCGAAGCCTGGCAGGATTTTGCGGTTCCGGTCAGTAAGTACAAATAAGAAAGGAAAATAGCATGTCGCATATCGTATCGACAAAACTGGATTTTAACCGGGAGCATGTTCCGCATCTGCAGAAAGCCGTTCAGGAAGTTGGCGGAACATGGCAGGACTGGGGCGAAGTCCAGACCTACAGCACCCGTGAGACCGGCTACCGGATCCAGCTCCCCGGTTGGAAATACCCGGTCGTCTTCGAGGAAGACGGAACCGTTAAATATGATAATTACAACGGAAACTGGGGCGAGCAGGGGAAACTGGACACGCTCCTGCAGCTGTTCACGAATAATGTAATCCAGCATTCGGCAAAGAAGCTGGGGTACAAAGAAATCAGCCGTAAGGTGAATGAAAAAGGGCAGCTCGTCGTTGAGCTGATCGGACGCTGATATTAATAGCAGGAGAAAATCAATGAAAAAACTGGTCATCACCATTGATAAAGATGGTTCTGCCGTGATGGAGACATCCGGCGAAGTCGGAAAAGTTTGTCTTAAAAAACTGGAGACGATCGCGAAAGACAGCGGTCAGTCGATCAAGTCAAGACGGGCTAAAAAAGAATTTTATCAGAAAGAAAGCCATGATAATAAAAGCGGTTTACGATGAGGACCTGAATCAGCTCCTCAAGGAGATCGGATCGGTCTCTACCGAGCGGGCAAGCTATGTGGAGACGATCCGAAATCTGCCGAAAGACATCGCGGATCAGATCGAAAACAGAGACCCATCCCTTTGGTGGGTCTCTTTTCGTCCGATCCACGACGAAACGCTTCTGGGTCCCTTTGAGACCCGTTCCGAAGCACTGAAAGCGGAATCTGACTATCTCCGGCAGTGGATGAAAGTCAGCTGAAGAATTCCGGAGGAATGACCACCGCCGCAGCTTTTTCCTGATGATCCGGTCTGACACCGATACGGTGAAGCTCCTGTGTAAGCTGATCCGCCATAGGTCTCGGCAGGGTCGGAAGGATGGCAGCCGCGGCTTCTTTGTTGAATTCGCGCCCAACGTAGCATTCGTTAGCCAGGTCGCTTCCGAAGCGCCCCTCGAAGGAATCCCGATCCAGTTTGGAAATGGAGTCCAGCGAGTAGATGCTGCCGTTCTGGAGCTTCAGATTGCTGGCAGCATACTTTTCCATACTTCGGAGCGTGTGCCGATAGATAACTTCTTCCGGGAGCGGAAGCTCACCGCGGGAACGCATGGCGGAAAGCCCGGTCCTGTGGTCGAACTCGTCGATAAAGCATGCGGTCTTGTACATGACCGCGCTTCCGATCTCCGGAGGATCCTGCTGAAAGATCTGAGCCATCTGGACCAGCGTATTGCTGAGTTCCGGATCCACGGAACGTCCCAGTTCGGCCCGCTTGACCAGCGCCTGCGAAATGCGGTCATTATCGTTGAACCCGAAACCAATGATCTGTTCCAGCTTTTCGCGTTCCGGAGCTTCCTCCATTCCAAGCGAAGCCGCCCGTTTGTAAATACGCTGTGCAATACCGCTGCACTGATGGAGCGGCATGGCGTTACGGTTCTGCAAGAGCCATTGCGCCGCCTTTCTGACGCCATTCTGGTCGATCATGGCTCCAGCATACTGCTTCTGTCCGTCGGATTCCAGTTCCACGGCATACCAGTCACTCGGTATCGCTGCGGAAGCAGAAGCCTGCTTGACCGTCTGCGTGCGTTCCGCAACCAGATCCTGAATTTCGTTCTCGATCCCAAAAAATTTGGCGAACTTCTCGATTCGGTTCCCAACGTAGGTTCGGTAATGCTGCGGAAGTTTTTCGTAGTCTTCAGCAAGGAAGGCTGCAGAAAGCCATGTCGCTGCCTTGGTATGGCAGGGATACGTTAAATTGACCGGATCGGCACAGACCCGGTAAAGTTCCTCTGGAGTGCCCTCCGGACGTAAGTCCCGCTGGTTGGCACTTTTCACAAAAGGAGGTACATTATATGTCTGCTTAATTTTATGAAATTCAGTCCCGAGAGGGTCTCGAAAGGTGGTCATGATATGAACCTCAAATTAATTTGTCCGAAATGCGGCTGTGATCTGAAAATTAACGATTTTTCGCTGACCGCGACCAGCTGGGGGATCTGCCCGCAATGTCAGTACGCTGATTTTATTATAGCGGCGGAGCTGGAAACCTACAACCTCTCCGTGAATTCTGCGGTTCGTCAGATGGAACGCGGAAATGAAACGCTTCCGGTGGAAGTCAGTCTGCGGACCCTGTACTCGATTCAGGCGGCGATGACTGCACGGCGCCGTATCGGTAAGCTGGGCGGCTGGACGAATCAGCAGTTTGAAGAGATAAGCTGTCGGCTGTGCGGACCGGGGCTCGTATCCGTAAAGACTCCGCCCTTCCTGTGTATCGACACGCGATTCCGGGAAGCCATGAAGCCGTACATGTTCCCGGCATCCCGAAGGGACCCGGAACCGAAGATCATCGCGGGACTGAATATTCCGCTGTTTCAGGAACAAAATCAGTATGTCGGGCATTGTACCCTGATCAAGCCGTATCCGGATGCCTGTTCGGGATTCTCATGGAAAACGTATATGCACGAATTCTATGAGGACCGCGAGCGGGCATTCCTGAGTTACCGGCCTGCACCGGTCACTGAAGATGCGGAATTACTGATCGTGGACAATTTCACAGCCTACATTCAGATCGTGAAATGGTTCGACACAACGTTGAGAGAGCCGTCCGAGGCTTTCCCAGGTAACGTTGTCCCAGTCCTGCTGCTGGGTAAGAAGCAGGAAGCCCTAACTTTTTTGAAAGACCATGTCTGGCGTCCGTTCAGGATCACGGTGGTCAGTCCGTTTCGAGATATTTCCAGCCACATCTGGGAAGAGATGCAGGCAGATTCGTTCCTGGACTGCCCGAAGCTCCGGGTCGCTGCGGACATTCCCGCCGCAACCGCCTGTATGCACCGGTGTAGAAGCCGGGAACGATTTGAAGATTTGATTTTAGAAAAGTTTTTTGAATTGAATGGAGAAAAGTATGATCACTCCAGGAGAAAAAGAAGCTCTGAGCCGTATTACGACCGTGCTGAATCATGAAACAGGATCCCCGCTGGAAAGCTATCTGGTAGGGGAACAGGTAAACCTCTTTCTGGAAATGAACAGCTGGTCCGTGAGCCGGCTGTTTTCATTTTTGCAGAAAAACAGCGGCGTGTCACGCTACTTCTATGACTACATCCGAAAGCTGTCGCGCCGGTTCAATATGACCCGCATTGAAGAACACATCCAGCTGGGCGAGTTTAATGATTCCCCGCTGACGGATGCAAAGCTGCGTGCGGTCATGCGCTGCCGACCCGAAGCTGCTAAAAAAGCCTTGTGCTACGTAGTTTCACATCATGTCAGCGCGGCTGCTGCGGAACGGTGGTTCGAGAAGCAGGGATTCATCGCCAAGCGGGATGAGTCTGTCTTTCAGACGCAGCTGCGGCTCCTTCAGGCGGCGCATCAGGAATACGAGGAGCAGGTGGATCGGTTCGCGAGGACGTACCGCCGTCTTCCCGGAACGGAAACCGCGGATGAAGCTGCCGCCCGCCGCAAGCTCAAGACGAAGCTCCGTCCGAAAGCGCATAAGAAGCTCTTGGTGGTTCTGACGGATTCCGGACCGATCACCGGCAGCGGCTCGGCTTTCGGGTCAGACTGAGACGTCCCAGTCCATGTCTTCATCGTAGCTGTACTGGATCGACGCGGCATCCGGACGGTAAGGGCTGAAGTTCGGCCACATATTCGTCGTATGCCAGAGCGCCAGACAGCCGATGTTGACGGCATGAGCAAAATCATCCGGAACGGACGGATTCCGGGTGATCAGGTAGGCAGGAGATCCAATGCGTCCTCCGGACTTCTCTTCGATCAGGGCGAGAAAATCATCCATCAGCGAGCCGGTGGACTGCACACCGCCGTCGTACTGGAAAAAACGAAGTTTTCCAGTTCGAAGACAGGTGATGGTGTAGAGCAGGCTGCGTGTCTTGTCGGCGCGGAAATAGCGGCGGGAATGATTCGCGGTAGGCGGCACCTCGGTCATCAGATTGTACTTCGCGCTGCCGACATACTGGACGGGTATGGTCGATGCCTGAGGTACTCCGGACTGGATGAGGAACGTTTCACGGAGCGTTCCGGCACCGGTATAGTCGTGGGCGATCGTATCGACCTGAAACTTCTTCATGTAGTAGAGACACTGTTCTGCCTCCGCTACGTGGTCCAAAGAGGCGGTAAGACGCTTTCCCCACAGGCAGTCCACGGTACCGTCCGGGAGGATCCCGAGCAGAGCGAGAACGGTGTAGCTGATCGCAGATTCACCGCCGCCTGCCCAGTCTACCGCCAGCGTCATCCACGCGTAGCGGCTTCGTCTGGCAAGGATCTCCGGAGACGGATCTTCCGGATTGTTCTTCCAGGGGAGACAGCCGGCAGCCTGAAGGTCCGTCGTGGAGACCAGCTTCTGCCCCGCGTCTACGGATTCTCCAAGGATCTCATTGTAAAATCGGGCTGTGCTGGTATGCGCCGCGCCTTCCTGTTTCTCAATGAGCGTCCTCCATTTCGCGGCTTCTGCAAAGTGGCAGGGAAGAATGATCTGCGGAACATGATAGCCCGCGAAACGTTCTTTCTTCTCCGGGATGCGGTGCTCCCAGTGGCCGGTTCGCGGATTGATCGGTTTCTTGCATTTATGGCAGACCGTTGCCGGACAGGCTTCGGAAATGTCCTCGTGCCAGGGACCGATCATGTCCAGCAGATGATACTCCGCTGCCGGGATGTTCCACTCATTGCAATGCGTGCATTTGATGACCCACTCCGCCTGACTGGAGTCCATCCAAAGCCCCTGGATCGTGTTGTCCATAGACTTAGGCGTTCCGGTGTACTGGATGAGACTGAATCGGGAGGCGTCCGTAGTGGACTCAATAACCGGAAGCAGGTCCGGATCAAAGTCCTGGATCTCGTCGAAGCTGACCATGTCCGCGGCGATACCTCGGATGCGGTCCGCAGAAAGCGAAGCAAAGGAGAAGATCAGGTTCGACCGGTTTGGAAACTCGTGATGGTAGATCGTATCCTTGGTGTTAGAATCGTTCCAGAGAAACGGAAGCGGGGAGTCTGCCATCAGCGGCTTCACGTAGTTGATCGAGAAACGCCGTACCTGCTCGCCCAAAGGCGTCGCTACCAAAGACGTGAAGTTTGGATTCTGTCCGGGAATGATCAGGTTCGCGGAGGCGGTCGAGATCGACTTCCCGACCTGACGTCCTGTCTTAAACAGAAGACGCTTCGGGCGGTCGCAGTAAAACAGCGGTGAGAACGGACGGTAGTCCTGCAGGGTAAGCGGGCGTCCTTTGAACGAGAAGAACAGAGGAAGCAGAAGCTCATAGGTCCGGATGGAGGTCAGCTCCTGGATCTTGCGCAGGATGGCGACCCGGTCCACCGGAAGGATGGATCGGCCGTAAAGTTTTTCTGCCGTAAGCTGGCGGATGAGGGTCTCTAACTCAGGATTAAAGGAGGACATAATGCCTGGCTCTTCAAAAAATTATATTGAAAACAATCATATCAACGACCAGATGGTCCGGGAACAGCCGCTGTCAAAGCTGGACACGGTGTCTGCCCGCCGGTATGACTATTATGACGGATTGCCGTCGAAATGTGAAATTTTGAAAGAAGATCGGGAGGTTATTAATAACGATGAATCCAATGGAAGATGCCGTGAAAGCGGCTTTGAAGGCGACTCGGGATGAACGGCTGCGGAAAAAGTTAGAAAGTGTGCTGTATTGCAGACCAAAGCATTTCTGCCGTAACGTGCAGCTGTGTCAGTTCTGCATACGGCTCCGCCAGAAAAATATCTCCGCAAAGATAGAGGCATACAGGCGCAGGAAGGGCATTCTTTACGGTTTCCTGCGCACGGAGGAGTTTCTTCTGGACAGTCTGGATGACATGAAGCCGCAGTATCAGGTCTTGAAAGACAGGATCCGAAAGATACGGCGCACGATGCCTAAGGGTTCTTCCCGTCTTAGAGGCTGGGTGAGCAGGTACGAGCTGGTCTGGAATAAAAAGGAGAACTGCTGGTCCTTGCGGGTAGTAACCCTTCTGCTGTTCAGACGGCGGAACATTACTACCCGCTCTCCTTACTGGACAGAGAAAACCGTTTGGGAGGAAGACGGATCTTTGAAATCAGGAACTCCAAGACACAGCTCCAGAATGAAGTACCTGGGACCCTTAAGACACCCGAAGCAGTCCGTGTCGGTGATACTTCATTCGTTTCAGCTACCGGAATTCTATAAACAGTCAGCGGAAGCATTGCTGAAGTTTTTGACTTTGACAGGAAGTTCACAGACCTGGGTGACAGGAGGTGAACTCTTTCAGAAGCCAGGAAAGAGAAAAACGGTTTCTCGACTTAAGCCTGTACGAAAATATAAAATAATCAAATGTAAGAAACCTGTACAGATTGCGAAGCAGGTAGAGGAACTTCTTCGCAGGAAAGGCAGAGAGGACGTTTTGCAGGAGTCGAGAGGATCTGCTGTAGAAGCAGGTCCTGAAGTCTGTTTTCAAGAAAGGATCTAAAATCGTCGCTAGGAGGCGTTTTGGGGTCTTGATGACTCTTGATACTATCTACCCTCAAAAAATTCAGTCAAAAATCAAATAAGAGCCAAGAACTTGAAATGCAGGGTACACAGAGAAGGCAGAAATGACTTTTCGCAGGAGAAGACCTTGCAGGACAGGTGACGCGGGAAGGCTTGCAGAGCTTCAGAGACAGGCTTCTGTGGAAGGCAGGAGTCAGAGACAGCAGAGGCAGAAAGGGTGAAGGAAGAGAGAAAATTCGCGTGCAGCGGAAGGAGCGCAGCGGATGGAGCGCACGCGAATTTTTTTTCTTTTACCGGCGAATAACTGACTAGTTAGGCTTTAGCGAGCTATGTTATAGCGAGCCAGCTTTTGAGCGATAGCGAAAAAGTAAGCCTAACGCAGTTTCGAGTGCTAACGAGAAACTAGTTAGTTATTTGCTTAAGGTAGAAAAATAGTCCACCCAAAATAACCACGCCAAAAATCTATTGCAAACTGTACGGACTTGTGCTTTTGTTTGCTTTTAAGCAAAATTCAAGAAATCTAATTAACCAAAATTTTTACTTTTTCCTCTTGACAAGCTCAAAAAAATATTCAGATTTTTTGGAATTTGCTTTCCTGCTGGGTGTTATTGATAACACTTTTGAGACTTAAATTTTTTAGAAAGGAGACGCAAAATGATCATTTTTGCAGCGGACCTGCATATCAGAAATCACACGTTTTCGGCACAGGGATTGAAAATAAATGACTCCCTGACCGGTTTTCAGCGTGTGCTGGAGACAGCAAAGGACGCCAGAAAGTATGGAGAGCCTGTTTCCATCGTTCTCGGCGGTGATATATGGGACACAAAAAGGATAACTCCGGACCTGCTGGAAGAGGCGATACGCCTTAGAAACAAGTATCTGGACATTCCCATCTACTATATCAACGGGAATCACGACGACATTTTGCCGTCATGGACCAGCTTTCTCGGAAACACCATTCATCTGGGACCGGAACCGGTGACTCTGCCGGGGGGTGAAACCGTCTCCGGAATGGACTATACTACCCCCAGAAAAATCAAAGAAAATTTAGAGTCTGTACAGGTTTCAGACTTTCTGGTCGTCCACCAGTTCGTGGAGGATAGGGAGGACAGTTTCATCAGTGCATCCGTACCTCTGGAAACTTACGCGAGATTCCCTGTCGTACTGGCGGGGGATATTCATGAACAGCGGCATCTGTACGGGAAGCATACCGACCTGCTTTACTCAGGACCTGCTTATCGATGCAGCATTCCTGAACCGGAAGGCGGCTGCCTGCTCCTGTCAAAGAAACGTTTTCTGCTCATGTGCCGAACGCTGAATAATGGCTATAAAGCCATGTATCAGTCGTTTGAGATCCGTCCCATGACCCATCTGACCTTTGACGGTCCGTTCACGATGGCACGGATCGAGGAGTTCAGACAGAAGTGGGAACCAGAGAGGTATCGAAGGACTCTTTCAGTCTCACCCCTGACTGTGCTGCATGCAGAGGCGTTTGAAGAAGAGGCAGTAAAGTATCTGCTGGATCATTACGGGTCGAAAGACGGTCTGGATCCGGAGAAAGGACTGTTTCTGTTTCGAAGGACGGTGCCGGTACAGGAGCGGATCGTACCGTCGGAGAATACAGATGCAGTATTGGCTTCCAACGCGCTGTCCTACGCAATAGAGTCGCTTCAGACATATCAGACGGAAGACAGAGTGAAGGAGCTGGCCAGAGATGCGCTGACAAATGAGGATCGATTCTTTGAAGACCTCAAAGAGCATTTTTCACTATAAAAGAAAAGCCCGGGTGTCGGAAGCTGTAAAGGACACCCGGGCATCGTTTTGTACACTTTATGATAAAGTCTTGAATCAGGTTGTAAAGGAACATTATGAAAATAAAAGGATTACAGTTGGTCAATTGGTGCCAGCACCGGGAACTCACCGTGCATTTTGACGCGGGACTGGTCGGGATCCTGGGTCCTAACGGATCCGGAAAGAGTAATATCATCCGGGCACTGGTGTATGCTCTGACAGGGTATACTCCCACAAACAAGCTGGAGTATATCAGCACCGGGGAAAAGACCGGATCTGTCGCGCTGGAGATCTGCACGGATAACGGCGCGGAAAATTATAAGATCACCCGCGCCATTCAGAACGGGACTGTTTCCGTGAGTCGTCTGAACGACGGTATCTGGGAGGTCATCACGAAAACTTCTGCGGATGCCCGGGCCTTGATCGCGGAGATGATCCACATCTCGGCGGACGTGGCGTGTCAGGTCTTCTGTACCCCGCAGGAAGATCTGGTGTCGCTCTTCCGCGAGACTTCCGCAAAACGGAATCAGATACTGCAGCGGGTCTTTTCGCTTCAGTTTTTTGAACGGGAGCGAAAGAAGATCATGGAGATCCTGCAGACCGTAGATCAGAAGGCGGCGGAACTGGAAGCGCAGCTGGTTCTTTTGTCGGATCAGCGGGCGCAGAAAGAAGCATTCCTTCAAAGTTTCGCTTCCCTGCCGCCAAAACAGACGCTGGAGGATATGCTGAAGTCTCTGACGGAATCCGGACAGGAGACGGCCAGAAGACTTGGTTCTGTGCAGCTGCGGGCGTATCTGTCTGCACAGCAGGAAAAAGGGGAGGCAGAGCTGCAGATGATACAGGAACGGCTGCGGGAGCCGGCTCCTGTCTGCGAGGAGACCCGCTCCCGGGCGGATCTGGAGACTCAATTAACGCTTTCCCTTCAGCGGCAGGCGGAGCGCAGCGCAGTGTATAAACAGGCTTCTGCCTTTCTGAGACTCGCTCCTCCGGAAGAGATTGATCCGGACGAGCTGGATCGGCTTCAGGCACAGTATACCGATCTGGTTGCGGAGACGAAGGAGGCACAAAAGCTCTTTGATCTGATCACCGGCTGCGGCACAGAGGGACGCTGTCCCACGTGCGGGGCGAAAACATCATGGACTGAGGATGACCTGCGAAAGGCGCAGGCACACTTTACGGAGGCGCGGCAGAAGCTCTCGGAGCTGAAATCGTATATGACACTCCGGAAACAGGAGATCGAGAAACAGGCCCGCCGGAACTCGCAGTATGCTTCGCATCTTGAGGCATTGGAGCAGCCGCTTGCCAGTCTCGGCTACATGGGAGTACCGGCAGAGGTATTCCCTGCGCTGGAGAAGGACTTGACAGATCTGGATCTTGAAGTCCATAACCTTAGAGAGTCCCTGAAGAAAGTGTCCGGTCACGAAGCCGCGTCTCAGGCGTGGCGGCAGGAGCAGGAACGTCTTCAGACACGGCTCGAAGAGCTGAACCGTAATCTTCAGGCGATTCAGGAGAATCCAGTGTGGTCTGAGATGGAGGTTCAGGATACGGCTGCACTGGAACAGGAGCAGGCTGTTATTAATAAACAGATCCAGCAGGTGAAGGACCAGCTTCTGGAGCGTGTTCAGTATGACGGGATCGCACTGGAGCTGGAAGGGATCTCGCAGGATGTTCTCAGGATCCGGAATCAGCTGAAGGAGACGGATCCGGAGCTTCGTCGGGACCTGCACGCATTGGCGGATATGTTCCACATCAAGGCGTTTCCGGCGAAAGTTGCCTGCGACATCTACAGGAAGCTGACAGAGAAGATCCGGATATACCTGACCGAATTTAACGCACCGTTTACGGTAGAGTTCGTGGAGGGCGGAGACTTTTTCTGTCACTTCGATAACGGAACGGTGCAGCTGGCAGCCAGACTCTCCGGAGGGGAGAAGATGCTGTTGTCGATCGCGTTCCGGCTTGCGCTTCATTCCGTATTTGCGCAGGATGACACCGGCGGTTTCGTGATGCTGGACGAGCCTACGACTTTTCTGGATTCCAGAAACCGAGGCGCGTTGACGGATGTGCTGAAGCGTCTGAAGGAATCCCCGGTGTTTTCGGATCTGCAGATCTTCATCGTGACGCATGATGAGATGCTGCGCCCATTATTCAATTCGTTAGTTGACTTAGGAGAAAAGAAATGACAAGAGAAGAACTGTATAAGCTGGTAAGCGACGGAGAGATCCACATCGTGGAGTTCGGCGCCGACAACTGTGCTGCCTGCCGTGCCGCTGGGATGGTACAGGCGCAGCTTAAGAAAAAGTATCCGGAAGTGAGCTTTACGCAGGTACGTCTGGAAGATTCGCCGGAGTTGTCTTCAGAGTTCACGATCGACCGCCTGCCGTACACGCAGATATGGAAAGACAAGGAAATTCAAGCGGAATTTCAGGGGCTTTGTTCGGCAAAGAAGCTGGAAGAAATTATCGAGGACCTGAAATCATGAATGTGCAGATCCTGAGGAATGGAAATTCCATTGAGATCCGAGGCGAGCGGGGCACGGCATTGGAGCCGGGGCTCCGTTCTTCTTTACACAATACATTCCAGTACACAAAGACGGAGAGGATCCGGAGCGGGCGCAAGTGGCAGTATGTCGCGACACCGGTCTACATGATGGTGGATACGACAAAGGACACTCTGATCACGACCTACGGCATGTGTCCGGCGGTCGTGCGTTTTCTTCAGAAGGAAGGGCACACCCTCCAGTGTCAGGACCTGACGCCGCCGGACCAGAATTATATTCATCTGGAACCGGATCGGTCCGTGCTGGATCGGTACGCTTTCCGAACGGGGCAGCTGGAAGCCCTCGAAGCGTTCATTCAGGGACGCCATGGAGTATTGTGCGCTCCGGTCGGCTTTGGAAAGACGTTTCTGTTAAGTGTACTGATCCAGATGTACCCGACGGCGAAGTTTCATATCTGCACCCGGTCCCGGGATGTTCTGAATGAGATTTACCGGCGTCTGGTATCGGTCACGCCCGATGTCGGAATGTTCTGCGGTGAGCGTAAGGATCGGGATTGCCGGGTCACAGTAATTACCGCGGACAGTCTTGGACGGCTGGATACGCAGGATGTGGCGTTTCTGATTTTCGATGAGTGTCATCAGGCTGCGGCTCCAACGTACATGGATGTCCTGCTGACCAAGTACACCGTCTCAAGGATGTACGGGTTTACAGCGACGCCAAAGGGACGCTCGGACGGAGCGGACACCGCGCTGAACTGGATCTTCGGGGATGTTATTTATAACATGAACTATGAGGCAGGAGTTCAGGGCGGGCTGGTGGTCCCGATCACAGTCGAGTGGCTTCATTGTTTCGACGCGGACGGGACCTCCGGAATGTGGAGCGAGACGGTTTCCCGAAACCGGCATCTTATCTGGCGAAACGGGTATCGGAATGCACTGATCTCCAGTTACGTGAATGAGAAGTGTGCGGAAGACGAGAAGGTCCTGATCCTGGTCTCTACGATTGAGCATGCGCTCTATCTGAAACAGTACCTGCCGGAATTTACGCTGGTACACGGCAATCTGAAACCGGATGATCTGTACCGGTATCAAAGGCAGGGGCTGCTTCCGGAGGACTATGTTCCGCTGAAGGCAAAGGATCGGAACCGCATGAAGGAAGAGTTCAAAAACGGGACTCTTCGGCGTGTGATCGCGACGGATGTCTGGTCTACGGGTGTAGATTTTCCGGATCTGTCCGTTGTCATTAACGCATCGGCGCGGGCTTCTTCCATTTCAGCGATGCAGGGCGGCGGGCGTGCCTCCCGTGTCGCGGATGGAAAGTCTTCGGCAAGAGTTGTGGATATTGTGGACCGGTTTGACGGAACGAATTCTCCGTTTTATCGGAACGCATGCAGCAGAAAACAGACATACGAAGAAGCAGGATGGACCCAAAGTGGCTGGAAGCGCTTGTGAAGTTTTTAGAGAAGTTTATTTCAGGCTCTACAATGAGCAGAACAATACCAGATACGGAAAGACCAGAATGCCGAGGTATGACGGCGGCACGGCAGTAGACGGGCGAAAGTACAAGCCGGTATGGCCGTCCGTCGCGCAGAAACTGCTGGACCATGGTTTGGACGTGGAGTCCTATTTGCAGGACACGCTGTCCCGGTACACGATCCGGTCTCCTCAGGAGGCCGTGAAGTCGGAGTATATCGAAAGGTACAAGCGGGAGCTGCAAAACGATGCGTCTGTAAAGGATGCGTGGGATGCTGAGGAAAAGACCCTTCTTTCTGAGGTGGAGATCCGCAGGCATCTGGGAGAGGACCCGGTCATGTCCCTGGTGAATGCTGTCTGTGATCCTGGGATCTCTGTTTCGCCGCTGGTTCGGTATTGTTTTGCTGCCTTGAATGGCAAAGCGCACTTTGTGAAAGATTTACGGCAGGATGCGTATGAGCAGTATTGCCAGAAGCGTCATGCCTACGATCGTTTTTGCGGAGGTAGGATACCGCCTGAATGGAGGAGCCATGGAAATTATTGAAGTTTTGATCGCGGTGAAGCATCTGATCCGCCTGCCGGTTCTGTATCAGACGTATGCTTCCCTTTTGAAGGATACCTGTTTTAAGGTGCCCCGCGATGGAATCTATCAGGGAGACAACTATGAGGAGCTGCCGCTTCTGTACCTGTGGCAGGCACTGAAAAGGTACTATCAGGAGCAGGAGACTTCGGAAGCTCCGACTCGAGGGCTGATGGAGTACTATCTGCGGGAGGTCCTGCGGGATGTATTCGTAGACGAGGATCTCGAGTTCAAGCTGGTACAGGACAGGGATCCGGAAAGCGGTTTTCTGGCGTATGTCTTTGACGACGAGGACGAGCTGAACACGGTGATCGGAACATCGCTCATGCGCCGGTTCCTTGAGGACCGTGTCGTGACGAGCGGTCTGTATGCGCTTCGATCTTTTCAGGAGGAAGAGGCGCTTACGGATAAGCTGGAGTCGTTGGCGGAGCAGGCGCGGATGATCCAGACTGCCGGTACGACGGACAGTGCGGAACTGCCGTTTACGGACGAGTTCTTTGACTCGCTTCCTGAGGAGACGCCGCGGCAGCCTACCGGGGTTCCGTATCTTGACCGGGCGCTTGGCGGAGGTGAAGCTCCGGGAGAGTGCTATTGTGTCATGGGGGCTACCGGCGCGGGAAAAACGACTTTCGCGGTCAGCACCGCCGTCAGCTGTGCCCGGCAGTCTTTCGCGGAGTCCTGCCGAACGGGTGCGGCGCCTCAGCTGGTCCTGTACTACACCTATGAGGAGAATCGGGATGCACAGCTGCGGAGGTTTCTCTCCTCGGGAGCCAGTATCCGGCGGGACCGGATCTCGATCTCCCGGGACGCGGATCATGGGATTATTCGTCCGGTCTCCACCGGGATGAACAACGCCTATGAGTATGAGCTGCGCCGCTGGCCGAACGGCATCACACAGTTTGAGCGGGAGCGGTACAATCAGTTCAGTCAGATCGCCAACAAGACGATCCGGATCAGAAACTTTTCCGGTGTTCCGGACCTGACGGATACTCCGGAGAGTGCCGCGGTCAAGCGAAAGATGGGCTGCGGCGGTGTCATGGAGATCCTGATGGACGCCCGGCGTATTCAGGAACAGTGCGGAACAACGATCCGGTCGATCTTCATTGACTATATCGGTCTGCTGTGCATGCGGCAGGCGAATTACAACAATGACGAGTACTATGGACGGCTGAAGTCCATCGGCGACGAGCTTCGCATGAAGCTGGCCGGGGAACTGAACTGTGCGGTCTGGGTCATGCACCAGCTTTCCGGTGTGGCGAACAGCTACTCACCTCTTCGCAAGCCTTCGCTTGCAGATGGTGAAGGCTGCAAGAGCCTGCCGGTAAACATGCAGCTGTGTCTTGTTCTGGGGGTTCCGGACGGGGCGCAGCGCAGAGGCTGCGGAGGACCCCGGCTTTATTGTGTTGCGGCAAAGCAGCGCAACGCCGGGTGCACAGACATGCGGGACGGGATCATTCTTCAGCATGATGAGGATTTCGTTCGGCTGAATGAAGTTACGTCGCAGTTCCGTCCGAATCCGCGTCTTCGCGGGTTTGAGCGGAGAGGCAATGATCGGGCTGAAATGCTTTAGGAGGACCTATGCAAAATCCCAGACTGTATCTGAAGCTGCAGGAACTTTTTGGTGAGGTTCGTGTAGCCCGGGCGGGAGAGACGGGTGATCCTCCTGAGGTTTATAAAGATCCGGTAACAGGCAAATGGTTTACCCGCTATGTTACGGGAATGAATCATGGGGAGGAGTATCATGTCTGCTGCCCGTTCTGTCAGGATACCGGCTTTCACCTGTATATTAATCACCAGTACGGGCTGAGTGATCCGTATGGCAACGCGATCCGGCTTGCGAACTGCTATCACAAATGTCTTGAGAAACCGGAAAACCGAAACCGGCTTTTTCAGGATGTCGCGGTAGCTTATCGGACACAGCCTGTCAACATGGCGCTTGCGAAGAAACTTCAGAAGACGCCGCCTCCGGCGGTGGTGCGTCCGGTGCCGGTGCTGGAAAATGTTCGGCTTCTGTCGGATCTTCCTCCCGAACATTCGGCAAATCAGTATTTATTGTCCAGGGGTTTTGATCTTTCTATTGCGAAAACGTTTCAGCTTGGTTATTACGAGAATGAGAGGGCGTCGTCTGTCATCGAGAAGATGGCGAACGGACGGCTGATCATTCCGATCTGTCAGGGTCACGTTCAGGTGGGCTGGCAGGCCAGAAAAATTTCAGACAGTGCGAGAGGGCCGAAGTATTTCACTTCACCCGGATTGTCTGTCGGAAGCGTTTTGTACAATTTTGACGCGGCCCGGAAGGGAGCATACGTGGTGCTCACAGAAGGGGTCGCGGATGTATGGCGGATAGGAGATCCTGCCGTATGTCTTTTTGGGAAGGCATTATCCCTTGGTCAGAAAAGTCTGATCCTGAAAGAGTTGAGCGGCAAAAAGATAGTGGTTATGTTAGACCGTGACGCGGAAGCGGACGGGAATCGTATCGTGCAGCAGCTGCGGAATGCAGGTGCGGCAGATGTTCAATTTCTGGGGATACCTGAAGGATATAACGATCCTGGTGAAACTCCGCCATACATGCTGGAAACCTTTATTAAGGAGAAGCTGTATGGAAAATCGAGTGACTCTGGAACAGGTCTATGAAGCGTATCACAAAATGAAGTGGTGCATTTTCAGGCAGGGGATCCCGTATCTTCCGCCGTGGATGGATGCGGAGGACCTCTGGCAGGACATTCTGCTTGACGGCCTGAAACGGGTGCCGGAGCTTTACCGCCCGGAACTCGCGGAATTGACCACCTACGTGACGTATCGGGGCATCTACTTCCTGAGGAACTTCCGAACAAAGCGGAGCCGGAGGAAGATCAGTTTCCTGCCGTTGAATATAGACTATGAACCGGAAGGTGAAGAACCGCTCAACGTGCCGGATTATAAAAAGATGCTCTTTCAGATGTCTGCCGTGCTCAGACCGAACATGCGCATCATTCTTCGCTGTAAATGCAGCGGGATGACAGATGATGCGATCGGTGTGAGGCTGGGCGTCAGCCGTCAGAGGGTCGATCAGTTGTTCCACAGAGCGATCGCGGAGATCCAGAGTCAGTTTGACCAGAAGAAAGTTGACAAATTGGAAGAAGAAGCAACGTTCTGATTCCGTTGACAGGCACCTGTTTCGGCGGGTGCCTTTATTTATGGAGCTATTAATAACATGATATATTGTCTTTCCTTATGGGAAAAAGAGAGAACGCCGGAAGATCTGGCGCGGGAATGGCAGCAGGCAGGAGATTCCGGGTACATTCCGGAAATGGCTGCCGCGGTGCTGGAGCACGGTTACTGCTACCGGCTTCGGGATCCGCCGGTCGTTCATCTATTTCCGACGAAACGTCTTCTGAAAAGGTGGCTGAAAGATAACGGATGCCCGGAAGACACGTTGTTTGAGAAAGTTTATTTTCAGGAAGAAAATGTACCATAGATTCCACATTGATGAGGCTCTGGCGGCGGTTTCCGAGATCACGCCGGAGCTTGAAATGTCTTTGGAGCAGTCGGGTGAGACGCTGCCGGACTTTATTCGCAGGCAGCTGTACACGGAGGAGTCTCCAGACGTAATTGTCAGCAGAAAAGGGAAGTCTCAGCGCCGCGGCTGGAAGCAGGGGCACCATTTGGATCCTGCTTTCGGAAAGCGGATCGTGGAAGCACAGGTCATGGTCCTGCCGTATGCCCCGCTTGAGGCGGATTTCTTCTGTATGCCGCAGACGGAGATCTGGCAGGAGCAGCAGGCAGCCTATTCTCTCTGGGACCGGCTGTCTCCCATGCTGGAGCAGGAAGGATTTACAGATTGGGAAAGCTGGTACCTTACGTTCCTGGTCAAGTACACCGAGTTCGAAGGGGTAGACCGGATGACGGCGAAAGATGAGCGGGCATGCCGGTTTATTTTGGAACAGGAGCTGAAGAGAGTACGTCCGGAGTACATTCTGGCACTGGGGACGCGTTCCCTTTTGTATTTTCTTGGGAAGACTTCTGCCAAAGCGGAGTCGGTCGTGGCGAATCAGTATCGTGTCCAGTACGAATGTGCGGACGGCACACAGCTGTCGTTTACGATCATTTGTGCTCCTTCTCCGAAGCAGATCCTGGATCCGCGTGACGGACGTCTTTACGGGCTGCTTCTTCAGAGACAGCTGAAAGTACTGCACGCCTGTCTGGATCCGTCGGTTGCCGGGGAGGTCCGTAAAACAGACTACCATTTCGTGCGGACGGCGGAGGAGCTTCGACCGCTTGTGAAGGCGATCAAGGACGCGGCTAAGAAAGATCCGAAACGGCGTGTGATCGCGGTTGACCTTGAATGGGAGGGAGAGTATCCGGAGGAAGACGGAGCGTATCTTCTGACGGTCCAGTTCTCTTCCCGGCCGGGTGAAGCAGTCGTTGCGGTCTTTAATGAAGGACCGCCTCTGGGAACTTCCGAAGATGACAAGCGGAAAACGGCGTTGAAGGGGGAGCTGAAGAAGCTGCTCCTTCCCTCGAAGAGCTGGAGACCGCGGGTAGGGGGGCACTTCCTTCGTGCGGACATGCCCTGGCTTCTTCATCTGGGGTTGGTCGAGCGGGATTCCGCGACGAAAAAGATCAAGCGTTCCATTCTGGATTCGTATGCTGCGCCGGATGAGGAGCTGACGCCGGAGGGGGAACCCTTGTGTAAGTATGAAGGCGGCTGGGATACGTCCCTGATGTATCATGCCTTTGATGAAAAGGACTCCTACGGTCTGAAGTATCTCGTCGGGAAAGAGCTTGGATTTCCGCAGTGGGATATTCCTTTGACTGATTACATTGCGGAACTGAAGGCGCGGGATCGAAGTTTCAAACTGAGGGGCTACGGCTGTATCCCTCCGGAGATCCTGCATCCTTATGCGGCGCAGGATGCGGACTACACGAGAACGCTGGCAGAGCTTTGCATGTTCGGACTGGACGGCAGGCCTGCGCTTCTGGATGAAGATGCTTTTGGGAATCCGTCATGGAGACCTTATTGGCTGGCACACAGGGCGAGTCTCGGTTTCTTTGAGATCGAGTACTACGGACTTCTTCTGGACCGCGGACGGTATCGGCAGCTCTCTGAGGACTTCCGGTACGTTGCTGATATTCTTCTGGAAGAGCTTCGCCGCAGGATCAACTGGCCGGAATTTAACCCGGCGAGTACGCTGCACAGGCAGGCGATCCTGTTCAGTGCGCAGGATGTTCCGGCGCTGGCTGGTGTGCTCCCGGAAGGTGCGGTTTGTCAGAATCTGGCTCCGGTCTACGATTCCAAATACAAACAGCTGTGGGAACAGCTTGAGGATCTGGGGGAAGCGAATCCGTCTACGGATAAGAACGTGCTGGATATGCTGGCGCGTATCAATCCGGTCGCGCAGCTTTTGAAAGACATCTGCAAGCTGACGCATACACTTGGGAGTGTCTTGAGTGAGTTCAAACTGGAAGAGGACCTGATCGGCGACCACACGCTCTATAAGAAAGGGCATTTTCAGTTTCTGAGGACAGACGGGCGCATTCATTCGCATATGCGCCAGCTGCTGGCTACTGGGCGTTCTGCTTCCAGTCGTCCGAACCTGCAGAATCTGGGAAAGTCCGCGGAGGTAGAGTACGCCCGGATCCTGGGTACCCAGGAGAAGGACGGCACCTTGTCAGGGGCTTATCTGGATGTACTTGGGGACGCCTGCTACAGGTACCCTGTCCGTACGATCTACAAGGCGGCGGAGGACTATATCCTGATGGAAGCGGACTTGACAGGTGCCGAGCTGGCGACGATGGCGTGGATCTCGCAGGATCCCAACATGATGGAGCACGTGCGAAGAAATATCCTGCCGGAGTCGGATCCGGACTTCTACGATATTCACTCGCACATTGCCGTACAGGCGTTCCGGCTGGACTGTGAACCTACCAAGAAAGGTCTGGCGGCGGTAGGCAAGAAGCATCTGCGGATCGCGGCGAAGGCCGTGGCTTTTGGTATTCCTTATGGGCGCGGTGCGAAAGCGATCGCGTTCCAATGCCGGACACAGGGGATCGACTTGTCCAAAAGTGAGGCGGAGGGGATCATTCAGACCTATTTTGATATGTATCCCAGGACACGCACTTTTCTGGACACCTGCAAGGCTTCGGTACGGAAGCCCGGCTATGTCGAGACGCTGTACGGCAGAAAGCGAAGGTTTCATTATACGTCGGTGACGGATGATGAGACGGAGCACAAGATGGGACGTGAGTTCTGCAATGCTCCCATTCAGGGGACGGTCGCGGACAGTATCAACGTCGCCATCTTCAATCTTCTGAAGGCGCGGAGGGAAGATCCGGCATTGGATTTCCGCATCGTGATGCAGATCCACGACGCGCTTCTTCTGGAGGTGCATAAAGACTCTGTTCTGAAAGTCTACCGGGAGGTTTTTCCCAACGCGATGGTTCGGGATAATCCGGTATTGGTCGGCGGAACGGAGTATCGATTCGGTATCGAGCAGGATCTTTACAAGCACTGGGGCGTTGCGCTTTCGGAAGAGGAAGCGAATGCACTTGGATTTTCACTGGAGGATCTTTGATGAATCTGAGGAAACTTTTGGAGCTGATCGCGTTTCTGCCGGCGATACCGGAGGATCTCGTGCTCATCTCGGAAGAAGGAGACCAGATCTCCATAAAGGACTTTCTGGAGTCTGACTGGAAAGCGGGATTCCGCCGCAAAGATCAGTCTGTAGAGGTTCCCGGCAGCATAGCGGATCTTCAGGCACAGCTGGTCGAAGAGTCCCGGGAGGCGGAAGAGGAGGGGACGAGCGTATCGTCTTTCTCCGCGGATGACCTTCTGGGACTGGACGGCAGGATCTCTGCAATGGGCGTTTTGGTAATAAACCGCACCTTGACAGAAATGGTCCTGGCGTTACAAAACTATAGTGTATCCGCCGAAGCGGAGAATTTTATTAATCAACTTAACAAGGAGAATGAAAATGAGTAGACAATTCGTTTACAGTACGAAAAGATCAACGGTCACTAGCATGGATTCAAACGATCAGAGCAATTCCTTCCTGCTGAAAAGCGGAAGGCTCGTGCGTCCCGGCTGGAACAGTAATAATCCGTCCGTGTTCCGTCTTCTGGACGGTCTGAATGAATCTGACGGCTGTCGTTCGTTCAGTACCTGCACGGTGCAGACGGAAGACGGTTACGATTTTGGAACATGGGTCCAGCAGGCACGGGCGGCGCTGTTCGCTTTTGAGGAAAAAGTATCATTCATTCTCAATACATCTCCGGAAGAGGAGACGCTGACTTATCGGAATGGTCCGTATGTTCGTCTGTATAACGCCATGAAGAAGTACGCCGAGGGCGACAGAGCCATTGGCTACTACATGAAAATGACAGACAAGAACAACAAAGATCGTCTGCTCCCCGATCCTGCGATGGTGACATTTTCACCGGTGATTACATACTATCGCAATGACAAGGAAGTCAGTCTGGACAACCTCTATGGTTTGGACATTCTGATGATCAAACGCTCTCTGTTTGAGCTGATCAGTAACAAGATGAACCAGAGCTGGCGCGGTCCTGTCGAAGAGATCATGGACCTGACGGATCCGGCGGACGGGCATTTCCTCGTGATCTGGAATAAGAGCAAGCGGACGCCGGACGGGATCTCCCCGGAAGAGATCATGTCCCAGCAAGGCAGTTTCGGCTACAATCTGGCCTTGCCGAAACGTCATCCGATCCTTCATTGCTATTACGACGGCATGTCCGCGGCAGTGTCACAGGAACTGCAGGACTGGTACGCGACGCAGATCCGTCCGTGGAAGGACACGATCCACTATATGTCCCACGAGGAACAGATGGGGATCCTGAACCGCTTTGCTCCGGGTCAGCCCATGCTGTATGCCTTCCGGGGCACGGAGTATGAGTCCATGCTGACGGATGATGTGAAGCGCCGCGCGGAATCGGAACCGAAACTGGTTCAGGAGCAGGTCTACCCGACGGCTTCCTATCAGCAGGCTCCGGTCCAGCGTACTCCGATGCCGATCCAGCAGCCTGTTATTAATAACGGGTTTGAGGACCTCGCGGATGATTTCGAGCCGATCCAGGAAGAGGCTCCGGCACCGCGTCTGCGCCGTTCTCCGGTCGGGCCGGCTCCGAGTACGGTGTCCTCGGTGATGGATTCCGCGATGGAAAGGGTTGACAATAATGCCATTCCGTTTTAATACCTAAGCAGCTTTGGGTTCGGCACTGGGCTTCATCAGGCTCAGTGCCTTTTTATTGGAGAGATTTTATGGCAAAAAAGAAGACATTTTCACTGGAATCGGCCAGTGCGATGGATTGCGTAAGTGCACTCCGATCCGCACTTTCGGTGAAGGATTCCGGCAGGTCCGTGATGGATCTGAGCAGTCACCGATCGTTTGTTGGGGTCCCGATCCCGTCGATCGCGGTGCAGTGGGTGCTGAATTCCAATGTGCTGCCGTTAGGGCGCATGGTGGAATTCGCCGGTGCTCCGGAGTGCTGCAAGAGCACCTTTCTGTATGAGGTCATGGGCTGGTTTCTCCGGCAGGGCGGACACGTTGTGCTGGTGGAAACGGAACAAAAAGACAATTCACAGATCCGGCATGCGGTACTTAAGTATGATGCAGACGGTATTTCCCGTGTTGTGGTCAAACAGAGTCTGTCCTATGAGGAATGGGTCGAGGCGTTGAAAGATGCGTCTCTGTTTTATGCGGAATGGCAGAAAACACACGGTGAGCAGTTTCCGGTCCTGTTCTGCATCGACAGTCTGGCGGCTGCTCCGCAGGACAAGCGAATTGCGGAGATGAAGGAAAACGGGCATACCAACGTAGGCTACGGGGGCATCGCCCGTGCTTTGAGTCAGGACCTTCAGACGTTTTCGTCGATCCAGGCGGGTCATCCATTCACCTTCGCCTTCACGAACCACTTGAAACAGTCCATGAATTCGATGGGGCTTCCGACGGAGTATCGCTCTGGTGGAAAAGCTCCGGAATTTTACGAGTCGGTGTCTTTTCGGTTCGCTCCGGCACCGCAGACGAGGTTCACTAAAATGGACTGCGCCGGGAGAAAGCTGCGCCTGAGCACTTCGAAGAACTCGATCGGACCGACGAAGCGCGAGGTAGAGATCCTCGTCTACTTCCGCAACCTTCCGAATCCGAACTATGATCCGACGGACGCGTATTCCGATCGGTATCTGCTGGATGTCTCGTTCGATTGGGGGGAAGTGGACATTAAATTCCTGACGGCTATCTGTAATGGAGGCCGTGACGAATTCAGCGCTCCCAGAAGGAGGTTGTTTTCGGAGCTTCTGGATCTCCATGTGGTTTCCAAAAAGAACTCCCCGACCTGGGTCTGGTCTTCCGTATTGGGGGTTCCGGAGTCGGATCCCGTCTCGTTTAGTGAGGCTGGGAAACTTCTGATGGCGAATGAGGATCTTCTTCGCCGTCTTCAGGAAGAGCTGTATATCCAGCGCCGGCCTGTGTTTGGTGCGGGTGACAATTATGATGAAATGATGGACGCGTTTACTCGTTCCAGTGAGGAACGCGCGATCGCCTTGAATAACAGAAACTATATTGAAAACAGGGAAAATGACAATGAGTAGAATAGACGAAGAAGTACTGAAACTGACCTCTCAGAACAGGGATGAAAACGAAAGCCACCGGCAGGCGTTGGATGACATCCGCGATTATGGCTGGATGCCCGAGTATCAGTCGCTGTTGGCGGACCTTGCGAGTGATGACCTTGCCGCGGTGGCAAAGTTCTATCATGCCGGCGAGACCGTCCGCAGCATTAAGACGAACAATGCGGAACGGGACGCCCGACGCATTCTTAACACATTCAGCGCCACAAAGAAGCTGAATGCCCGGCTTATGACGGCAGCGTACAAGTTTTCTCAGGAGATGGCGGATTACGTGGACCGGATCCAGGACCTCTATAATGAGGAACTGGATTACCGCGTCAATCAGACCCATCTACAGTATGTGATGGTGGATTATCTGGATCCGGATGAACGCTTGTCTTATCTGACCCGTGCGGTCAACGAGGGTTTGTCGCCGATCAAGCTCCAGAAGCTGATCAAGGCGGAGACCGGCAGAGCCGGAGGTTCAGGACGAGCCCATCAGCGCCCGGAGTCGAGGGAGCAGCTGCTTATCCAGATCCAGGAAGTGGCGCAGAAGTTCATCGACAAAGACAGTAAGGTCTGGAGTGCTCCGGAAAATCCTGCACTTCTTCTCCTTCAGAATACAGAGGGTGTTGACGAAGTGCTTCGTTCCGAAGTGACAAATACACTGCATGTACTTACGGAACTGAAGAGTATTTGTACACGAATGATACCGGTGTTTCAGGCGTTGGACAGCAAGTATCTGGACGCCTATCTGAGTCAGGAGCAGACACAGGAGTCTTCTGCCGTCAGCGATCTGCGGAGGGTTTCGCGCCAGACAGTTCTTAATCAGGTAGTCACAGAGGACTGATGAAAAGTATCACATTACAGAAACGCGCCGCGGACCTGACGGATAAGGTTCGCGGCTTTTTTAACGGCGTGCCGGAGGAACGTGTACTGACCGAGGCTGCTTATTCCCGTCTGGCGGAAACGCTGGCGCGGCATATCGGGGCGGAGGCGTACACGGTCTTTCGCACGGGAACCTGCTTTATTGGGAAACCGCAGTCGCGGGAGACAGTGTACAGCTTCGTGTACTATCTTCTGGCGAATCAGGATGCCATGCGGCGCGGAAAGGTTTTGTCGGCGGACGGGTCCATGACGGTTCGGGAGCGGATAGAGGTCCGCTGCGTGAACGTCAGGTACGATGATCCGGATCATGTGATCGTTGTCTGTCAGGCGATGACGGGTGTAGCCGCGAATCGGAGGATCCGCGTTCGTTTGACTCTGAGCGCAGCGTATTTCTGGCTGACGAAGCTGGGGTATTCCAGTAATCCGGAGGATCCGTTTTCCTATCCGTACCCGAGTACTGCATTTCCGGGACTGTATGGGGCGTTATCCATTGAGCAGGATGAGGAAAGCAGATCGCGAATTCCCGTCTGGCTCATTAAAACAGAGGAAGATCTTTCGATAAAGACATTTAATCGAAAGCATATTCTTTCTCTTCGGAATGGCACAGCTGCCTGTCCGTTTGGCAGGGATGATCAGGTGGCGGATAATAATTTCGGGTATTGCGTCCGGGAATGCCCGAACGGCTGGCGTACCTGTTCCGGGTCGGGGCATGAAAGCGCGTACATGGAAGGTGAATGCGTTTTCTGCCGTCGAACGGGACTTTTAGAGGTTGAAGCTCCGGAGCATCGGTGCGTGCAGTGCCAGCTTCAGGAGGACGGGATACTGGAAAACGAATGATAGAAGTAATCTGGTTTTTGCTGGTATGCACTGTCGTTCAGATCGGAGTCCTCCGGCTATGGTTTGACTCCTATCTGTTTCATCCTGTTCAGGAAAGGCTTCCGAAGCTGGAAGCGATGGATTTTCCATGGAACTGGATAGGATACATGCTTCAGTGCTGGCAATGTTTTGGAGTATGGGTCGGCTGCGGTGTCGTCTTCCTGATGACGTATCTGCCTCGTTCGCCGGTAACGTCAAGGAACCCGCTGATCCTGCTCTGTCTTGGTATTGCGGTCGGACTTCTGTCCGAACTGTTCGAGTACTTTGTCCTGAGCAGGATGCCGCTTCGTGATTTTAACAGAAAGGAAAAGGAAGAAGATGATTCTTTATAGCTATACCACACCCGGCGGAATGTGGCTGGGGGTTCCTGAAAAGAATGTAGCGGACAGGATCCGGGACTATCAGGAGCGTAACGGCGTGACAGGCGTTTTCGGGATGCTTGACGAGAATGTTTACGTGCCTCTTCGGCGTGAGAGGGATCTGGACGCGCTGAGATTTGCCGTTATTAATAACGGAGAAGGGGAAACGTTCAGTCTGGTGGGACTGTCGATCCTGACGGAGAAGGAGCTGATCGCGAACTACATCCTTTCTGCGCCGGAAGAGGAAGCGCTGACGGTGCAGGACCTGGGTGCGCCGGCTTCTGTGACGGAGGCGGAGGATGATCATGTCTCGTCGGATGAGGAGGCGGAGGAAGATCTTGAGGAACAGGAGAAAGATTTCGATGAGGAGCTTCCGGAAGGGACGTACCGCTGTGCGTGGTGTCACGCCACGTTTACGGATTGGGATCTGGAGGACCCGAACTGTCCTGCTGTTGTTGATTACGATGGGAAGGATTTCTGCTGTTTTGACCACGTGTCTGAGTTTATGTTTAACGGTTATGCTCCATAGAACTTGCGATTGGCGAAAAGATACTCCGTCCCGGAAAAGACCGCTTCGTGACAGCGGAAAGATCAAGGCGTATCGAGGCGCGAGGTTTCAATTTATTCGTCTTGGAGAGGGATGGGTCGTTACTGACCTGTATCCTTACGACGAGGATTACATTTTCCGAAGAGGCGGGAAGTATATTTATGTGCGGAAGATACTTCTGGAGACGACAGATCGGTCTGTCGCGGAAGGTTATTTGAAACTCGCGCAGCGCTGGGATGCGGACTGGGCTTCCGGGAAGAAGAAAGTTCCGAAAACAGTTGACATCTGAAAGGAAAGGAATATAAAAATAATAAAGGTCCGGGTGGCGGAATTGGCAGACGCAAGGGACTTAAAATCCCTTATCCGACAGGATGTGCGGGTTCAAGTCCCGCTCCGGACAGAACAGCTGGAGTAGCTCAACGGGCAGAGCACCGCTCTTGTAAAGCGGATGTTGCAGGTTCGATTCCTGTCTTCAGCTCTATACTTCGCTGGTCGTGCGCGTAGTTCAGGCTGGATCAGAACAGGTGCTTTACTGCACCAGACGAGGGTTCAAATCCCTCCGTGCATGATTTCTGTCAGGGCAGAAAATCCCGGGACAGAATGATATGTGTAATCTCTCCACCGATAGACAGACGTCGAACGGGTTGGATACCGCGTGGCATGAGCTGGATGTCTGTCAGCCAAAGTTTCCTTCTGTAGCTCAGCGGATAGAGTACCGCGTTTACACCGCGGGTGTCACTGGTTCAAATCCAGTCGGAAGGATTATTAATAACCGGTTCGCAGTCCCGCCGGTTGCGGGAGGGGATCTTATAAGTCCTTTTAAGGAAGGTTCGACTCCTTCGCGAACTACTGGTTTTTCAAGGAAAGGAACGATTATGGATGTGATCCAGAGGTACGACCGGATCGCTGCGGAAATGCGCGAGACGTTCGTAAGAAAAAATCATGACTATGGTAATTCGGTTTTTCAGAGTCCCGAGATGGCTCCGGATATTCAGCCGGAGGAAGCGGTCCGGGTACGGATCTCGGACAAACTCGGGCGGCTGAAAACGCTTCTGTCCGGGGAACAGGCACAGGTGAGTGAATCGATCCGGGATACCTATGCGGATCTGGTCAATTATCTGATCATTCTGCTTATGATACTGGACTCTCCGGAGAGTTGATCCAACTACGCTTGCCCGCGGAACGGTTCCGCGGGTTTTTTATTGGTTTTATTTGAAAGGACAGGAGATATGGAGTTCAAGGAATATCACAAGATCCCGTCTGCCTATAAGCTGGACGCGGCAGCGAAAAAGTACACACGGGAGTTCAGCTCGAAGGAGTATCTGTAATGGGCGCGGTATGGGATCCAGACGCGCCGAATGTCTCGAAGCAGGTGATCTTTGAGCAGTCTTCGGTGCGGCAGATGCACAAGAACTGGTTCAAGACGGTTCATTGGCATGCGGTAAAGAAGCTGTGTCCGGAACCCACGGTAACATGGGACTGGTATTCGCAGCAGATCACGTTCTCTGGGGAAGAGCCGTACCTGACTTTTATCCGGTCGGAGAAGATGTGGTCGTATGACCTGCACCGGCTGCTTTCAACGCACATCGAAAAGCTGCCTTTCCTGAAAGAGTGGGAGGAGCAGCCGTCCGACGCGTTGTTCTTTCCGCTCATTGGGCGGTTTGGTGTTGTGTATAAGCCGCCGATGATCCCGGAGGGGGATTGCTTGGTGAAGTACACAAAAGGAGGAGAGCCTATCGTTGTTTCGACGGTTGAAGTATGGGCTGCCCGGTTTTCGGTAACTGGTTTTGAGGAGCTGGACTATGGCAAACAATAAGGAATTGCTGGATTTTCTTCAGAAGTATCATGCGTCGATCGGTTTTGGAAAAATGCCGAATTACGCCCCGCAGCATGATCTGAAAAATCTCGGGGTCATTTGTATCGAAGAGATGTACGAGGATCTGTCCGCGGAAGAGTATGACGAGTTTGTTCGTCAGTGGGTCAAGACGTTTGGTCTTGAACGGGAGGATATGCTGGACGGGTACAGGAGGTTCATTCAGATGAACAAGTGCATCATCGGAGAGAGCAAAACGGATACGGTGGCACAGGCCGCGGAAGTATCCGGATACGCGGAAGTCCCTATGGAGATCAAGGCGCTTATCGACGCGCTTTTTGGACGCGCTTGTCTTGCCGCATATTGGTATGCAGTCCGCGATGTGACAGTTGAAGGTAAAACGCCGGCATTCATCAACTACCATAAGCTGGAGAATCTTTTCAAAGAGACGCTGAACGCGATCGAGGGTATCGAGAGCAAAAAGGGGAACAAGCTGCGAAAGGAGATGGAGGATGATGAGTGACGAGAAGATCTGTATCGACGGAGGAGGTTTTGTTCAGCTCCTTGACGTGATGGGGTCCGACCATACGATTGCTTCGTCGGCGAGAGTATGCACCGGGAAAGATGAGGTGGATGACGTGCGGGATGAAAAGCTGATCCGCTATCTGTTTCGTCATCGGCACACGTCGCCGTTTGAGATGGCGGAGATGAGGTTCCTCATTCGTTGCCCGATCTATGTCATGCGGCAGTGGGTACGGCATAGGACCGCTTCGATCAACGAGGTATCCCTGCGGTACACGGAGTCGGACTGCGAGTTTGAGTCGATTGCGGAGGATCTGTGGTACCGGCAGTCCCTTGAGAATCGGCAGGGCGGAGGCGCTTTTTTCCCTGCGGAAGACGGGTGCCGTTTTCAGCAGATGGAAGCAGCTGCCTATGAAGAGTCTATACAGGCGTACCGTGCGCTGCTTGACGAGGGAGTGAGCCGCGAGCTGGCGCGCAGAGTATTGCCTGTATCGGTATTTACGACCTTCGTATGGAAGATCGACCTGCATAACCTGCTTCATTTCCTTGACTTGCGTTTGGATCCCTCGGCGCAGCTCGCGATCCGGGAGTACGCGAAGGCAATAAAGGCGCACGTCATGTATTATTTTCCGCAAACCTATTGTGCTTTTGAGGATTACCAGCTGGAGGCGGTTACGCTGAGCAGCCTGGAACAGCAGTGTCTGTTCGAGCTTCTTAAGTATCACGGCAGGATCGACATGGCAGGTGTCATGAAGTACTGGCGGAACGACGTTGGTATACTGGTTGGCGACGCACGCTGTCGGGAACGGGATGAGTTTGCGGCGAAACTTAGAAAAATGAAGTTGTTGGAGGAGCCGGATGGCGGAGAAGGATCCCAGGAAGGTGAAGATCGGACGAAAGTCGAGGAATAAAGGAGCGCGGGGTGAACGCGAAGCGGCAGCGGAGCTGGAAAAGCTCTTTGAAGGCGAAGGGTTCCATCGCGGAAGACAATACCACGGCGGACCCGGTACGCCAGACATATGCACTCCTCTTGAGGGGGTTCATTTTGAAATAAAACGGACGGAATCCCTGAGCCTGTATCCGGCAATGGATCAGGCGAGATCGGATTCCAAGGACACAGAGGTCCCGGTTGTCATGCACCGGCGCAGTCATAAACCGTGGCTCGTTGTTGTGGAGCTGGACCGGCTTCCGGAACTGATCCGGAATCTGTATCCGAAGCTGAAGAATGAGACGTAATGAACAGTTGCCGCCTGGAGTACTTCCGGCGGCTCTTTTTATGGAGGACAATATGAAAATCAATGGTTTTCTGTCGGAATTGGAGAAGACGGTGCTGCGTCACATGATGCGGTACGAGGGCATTCCGGAAGACAGCGTGTGCCTGGACGGGGTGCAGACGGAAATTCCGGAGGATCTGGTGTATGATCTTGAGTGCGCTAAATGGCGTCCTGTACAGGATGGTTCTGTTCGTGCTTTTATGTACTACAAGGATACGCTGAGATTCTTTCAGGAGAATGAGCTGGTGCTGCTGCGCTGGCTCACACGAGAATGCAGGTATGACTCCTGGTATGACCGGCTGCGGTCGTTAGCTCCATGCCTGCATGGTCTCAGCGACGACGAACTGGATCTTGGCTGGGATGGAGAGGATCCTGAGCTGGAGATCGTGGTCCAGAATGCGATCGCGATGGCTGCCGCGCAGGACGCGGTAAATACCTTGCAGGCTAAGTGTTTGGAAAACGATAACGAGGAGGAAAAAGACAATGACTAAGACTCACGCTCACGCATTGATGAATCATATTCTGACCACGCAGACAGGATTTTACCCGGTCATTCTGACCGGTGTGTGGTCTCTGGTTCAGGGCTGGGAGCAGCGGGTGAAAGCACCGGAGGCTCCGGCTAACTATAAAGATCCGGCAAAGATCGAGGAGTACTGCGCGAAAAAGCGCAAAACGCTTTATCAGGATGTTCTGGCGAACTGTCCCAGCCTGTGGCATATTCACGCGCTGCATTTGCACGTTCCGTTTGAGCTTTCTGTAGAGTTGCCTGAAGGACTGGATCTGACAGGCGTGCTGGATTGCCTCTTCGGTCCGGAAGCGCTCTTTGGATTTGACAGGATCGTCGTTTTGGGCGACAATGCAGATAAGCTGCTTCGGGCGGCTTATCTTCGGGAGTCCGAGGACTACGATCATCAGCGTGTCGCAACGCTGGTAGCTGCCAGGAAGATCCCTACGATGACGCCGGAGTCGCTGCTGTTTACGGCAGACGAACGAAAAATGCTGTTGGATACGACACCCGTTCATACTTCGGAGGAAGCGGAATTCCAATACATTCACTCCCTTCTCTGCCGTTATTTTGGAAAACGGTTTGAGACTATGGAGTGTTACGAAAATGCGGGAAGAGAAAACATTTGCTGATCTTGGGAATACGAAATATACCTGGACAGGTCTGACGGCGAAGGAGTATCAGGCGTTTACACCGGCGCTTCTTTACTGGAACACGACGCATGACCGGGACATGGTTCGGGATTTCGCGGCTCGATTGGATAAATCGACCCGCATTAAGGTCAGTATCTCGCCTTTTCCTATTTTTGACATTACGCCTCCGCTTCGGGAATTGACAGTTTCCTGCGGAGGCGCGGCAGGAGACAAGAAGGAGATACTGGACTTGTCTCGAACACTTTACTTCTGTCCAAAGTCAGTATGGCCGGAGCTTCGGAACTATCTGATCAGTTACGGGTCCGTAGATGTGAAGAAACAGCGGGTAATGTTCGCGGCGGAATGTCCTGTTATGCAGATCCCGGATTATGTTCGGATGGCGCAGGGACACATGCCTCCGGGTGTTATTAATATCGCGTCGATCGGGATCTACGCTTCGGACTTTTGCAGTCTGTGGCGCAATGACCCGTCCAATCCGTTCGTCAGACCGAAGGCGATGCAGAAGGATCGCTGCGAAACGGCGTACTACGATGGAATGATGTTTCTGAAAGGGAGAGTATGAAACACTACATCATCCACTATAGATCATCACTGGATGATCCAGAGATCAAGGTCTGCGAATCGCTCGAGGAATTAACGGGATCCGTAACGGCGTTTCTCGCGGAGAAGCGAACTATTGCCGTGATCTCTGGAGAGATGTGGCAGTTCACGACCAACGGGCAGAGAATGACTTGCTCTGGGCAGGACATTTGGCTTTTTGATCGGGATCTGTATACCACAGGTTTTATTAAAGGAAATGAGGAACATGCAAAACTTAAACAGCTACAGGAGACTGATCCTCAAGGAGGACGCTCCGGCGATGGCGGGTCATCTGGCGAATGACGAGACGATCTGGGAAGATCCTCCGGCATCCATGATCCAGTTTATGGACTCCAAAAACCGGGAGCGGGCAGTGTCGGCAGACTGGTTTTCCGGAGAAAAGCTGGAGCGTTTGAAGAAGGAAGCCGTGGTACGGCATGGACGGGAGCTTTCATGGGTAGGCATGGCGGAACTGGCATTGCGGCTGGAGTATGAAGATCAGCAAAAGGAACTGATGTCAGAGGAACCTGCTGCTGAGCCGGAGCCGATCCTGGAGGTTCAGGAAGAGGACTATCAGTCGCTTCTGTCTATTCTTACCCGGCAGGCGGTAAAAGAACAGAAGAAAGCAGAGGAGAGTATTCAGGACTGGTTCTGATGAGACTCTCGGAAGCGATACGGTTTCTATTCCAGCGGAAGGAGTCTGTCCGCAGGCGTTCCTGGGATGCGAGCCGCCGGTTGGAATCGGAACCCATACAGGGTCTGATGTATGATCAGACAGGGAATACACGAAAGATCTTCATTCCCGAACTGGATGACTATCTGGCGCAGGACTGGGTGTCCTGTTCCGGCGAAGAACTTGCGGAAAGCGAGGAAAAAGATACTATAGAGAAGAGTATCTGCTGGATGCTTCTGACGCATGGTTTCGTGCGGAGAAGAGCATGGCACCCGCAGGCGTATGTGCATCTGCCGGAAGGCGGGCGGCTGCCGATGCTCCATAGTCTGACAGCGGGAATGGAAATGGATACGCTCCTGATACCTTCCAGGGAAGATTGCCTTGCGGAGGACTGGGGTTATTGTGACTTTAAGATAAGGAGAAAACATGGAAAAGACGACATTGATTTGCATTGCGGACGTTCTGCGTGAGCAGGTGAAGGCAACGCAGGCAGTTCTGAAGGATAAATCTGCAGACGCCCGGGTATTGCTTTGTCAGATAATGCAGTTCAACTCGGGAATGCTTGCAGCCCTTCAGGCAACCGGACTTCTGGATGAGGATGAGATCATTGAGATGACGGACGAGGAGCTGAAAGCATTTATCGAATCCTGCGGCGAGGAATCTGTGGAGGATCTTGGTGATCCGGCAGAGGAACGGGAGGAAGCCGGTTCGGAAAAGACGGAGCCGGAAGCGGACGCGAAACAGGAAGACATGGAAAGATGTGCCATCGTATTCGAGTTTTCTCCTGATGTTACTGTCGTCATGACGGATGAGCCGCACAAGTCCTGCGGCAAGTGTTGCAAATAATCAAACTTAAGTTTCAGCCCGGTGAGCGATCATCGGGCTTTTTTTTATGGAGGTTTTTATGTTTGTTCAAACATTTACGCTGACGCCTGGGAATACGCGGGTCAGAGGTGTTGCGGCGGTTCCGATGGCAGGCGGGTATGAGGCTTCGGATGGAAACTACGTGCTTATTCTGGATGAGGAGCTGGACTGCACCGGGACCATTCGCGTCATTGGCGAAGATGGTACCGTGTATGAATGCGTGGACTCGTTCTTCGTCGGAAATGGAAGAACGGTCCTGCTCGGAGATCATTGGCGTCTGTTCGAGGCGGACGAGCTGGCGAAAGTCTCTGATAAATTGGAAGATGCGACTCGTATCGTAAATGAAGTGCTTTGGTAAAAGGAGCTCAGGATGAAAACGTTCAAATATAGACATTGGGGCACGCTGGAATCAGTGCTCATGGAGCTGATGGGACTGGAGTTTATAGAAGAGATGTCCGAGGGTCCTGTGTGTCATATCGCTATCCAAGACGAAGCCGCGGGCAAGATCGAGGAGCTGGCGAAGGAGTATGCGGTTCTGTGTTTCTGTAAAGCGGAGACCGCAAAGGTCCGTGAGTTTTTCGAGGAACATCGTCAGCTTCTTCTCGAGTTCATCGACCAGCAGATCGAAGAGGATTACTCTATGACACGGTGGTCCTATATCGGAAGTTTAAGCGAGATAGACCGCTGTCGTATGGACGCGGTATTTTCTATTTTTACAGACGGTCCGGATCATACCCTCGAAGACGTAGAAGCTGTAGCGGTCGCGATCGTAAGGGACGCGGCCGAGAAGTTCTTTAAGGAAGCCGTTGTTTGTTTGGAGCAGGCGTTTGAAAGCTCTTCTGCCTGCGCGGTTATTGAGGAAGCGGTGAAGAGGTTCTGCGGGGAGATCAATGATAAGTCGACGGACATACGGCTGATCGAAGACGTATTGCACTCGGTCCTGTATCCGCTGCTCGGAGAAACATCACGCCGTTATTTTCAGGAACACCGCGATAAGTATTCCGCCGGGTACGCGGATGCAGATGACATGAGCTTCGCGATCGAGGAGCTGAAAACAAAACTCTGGGAACAGTATCAAAAGTTCGTTTGACAGGAGCAGGAGCGATGATCGTTCATGAATTTGATTGGAACGGGTGGCACGTTGAAGTGCATTATGATGATCTGGCAGAGAATCCGCGGAAGTGGGATGGGAACCTTGGTTACATGCGGACGCGGGATCGGCGTGATGCCGGACAGGTCTGGGAGGATATTCCGGAAAAGGAGGCATGATATGAAAAAGGACACCTACCTCGTGGCCAGCTTTGACAGTGCTGAAGGACTTCACCTCTATATCGCGACACCCGAAGACTTCCGTGCAAGCGGTCTGGCGCACCTCGCCGAACTCATCGGCGGCAGGCAGCATCTTGTGAGGCGGCGCGGGCACTATTACGACGCTGTTGCGTGGTCAGACTCGGAAGATCGCGATGAGCTTGGCTACTACACGACGACCCGCCACACCTGGCGCTATGTGGCGGACCACGCCAGAGATTGTGCGTTCGGTGGTTGCATGACGGCCAGCGATGTCCTCTGGGAGATGTCGCGCCATGACGTAACAGACCTGCGCATGTACGCAGATGGTGAGTATGGCGTCTACGGCGACGATGACGCAATCGAGATCCTGCGAGCAGCCGCAGCCGAGTTGCTGCATACCCGGGACGCATGATGCGGAAGTGAACCGCGGTCGGAACCGCGGCCGCTTCAGCCGGATCCCCGGTTCCGCTTAAAAAGACTTTACAAAAAAGACAAAGAAAAGGAATAAGTTATGAGATCATTTTTGTATCAGCGCTGGGGCGCTCTGGAAGACGCCTATATGCGGACATTCGGTATCAGCTTCCTGAACGAGGAAGTGGGTACCAGGGAGCCGATTACATTTTGTATCACCTTCACGGACAAAGCCGTGGAGGAGCTCGAAGACATTGATGAACCGCTGCTCAAGCGATTGACGGACGAGCTGTGCGAGGAGTTCTTTGACAGGCACCGCGAAGAGATCTTCGAGTACATCGACTGGACGAACGAGGATGATAAATACGCCACGCGGCTGTCGTATATCCTTAACCTGACGGACGCGGATAGTGACACTGTGTTCGATTTTATTACGAACGGTCCTCATTGCTGCAGGGAGGAACGGCGGGAGATCGCGTCGGCCGTCGTTAAGCACAGCGCCGGAGAGATCCTTAGAGAGATCCGGGAATGCCTCGAACAATTCCGGACGGCATCTCTGGAATGCCAGGCGATGGACTATGCAGCAAGAAAGCTGTGTACCGCCGTCAAGGAGAAGTCCGACCGGATCGAAGAGCTGGTTGACACCCTGACGGCGGTTCTTTACCCCTGGCTCGGCATTACGCCTGAACGAATCTTCAAGGAACATCTGCAGAAGTACTCTAAGGGGTATGCGGATGACGGCGACGCGGAACTGGCGTGCCTGGAGTTGCAGGAAAAACTGCGTGATCAGTATAAGAAACTTTCGTAAGGAGAGAATGATGAAACACGAACACGAACATGAAATCGAATTCCGAAACTGGCGGTTTGAAGTGGATTACGATCAGTGGTCTGAGAGCCCCCGAAGCTGGGATAACATCGGGTACCTGATCACCCACGAAAGCCGCTATGTCGGCGGATATAATGAACGGGTGCCGGAAGGCGAAAAGGTCGTCCTGACTCTGCCGGTCTATCTCTACGTTCACAGCGGAGCGACGATCAGTACGGCTCCGTTTGGCTGCCCGTGGGACTCCGGGCAGTGGGGCGTCATCCGTGCGACGAAGGAGCGGTGCCGGGAAATCCTCGGCTGGGATGAGATCACGCCGGAACGTAAAGAGAAACTTAAGACGTATCTCGAAGGGGAGATCGACATCCTGGACACATACATACGCGGTGAGGTGTATCGTGTCATCGCCTATAAAGACGGCGACGTTTACGACTCCTGCTGTGGATTTCTGGGTGAAGAATGGAAGGACTACGTGCTGGACCTGTATCACGACCCGCAGCTTACGTTTGACTGGTACGGGAACCCAAGAGAGCAGCTGAAAGAGCTGCTCGCTGCGTGTTAAGAACTTGACGCGGCGTACAGACTGCATAGTATACTTTCATAGGAGGTATGCTTATGCAGATCAAAATTCAGTTGATCGGGGACGGCAAGGTTCCCGAGAAAGCTCCAGGCGGAGCGTGGTACGATGTCAGTGCCGGTAAAGACATTGAGTATAAAGCGGGAGAACGGGTCATGATCCCGCTGGGGTTTGCGTGCAGGCTGCCGGATGGGTATGAAGCCTGTCTGGTAGCGAGATCCAGTACTTATAAAAAGTACGGTCTTTTGCAGGCAAACGCCTTTGGAGTGATCGATCCTGCGTTTTGTGGTCCCGGGGATCAGTGGCACTTTCAGTGTCATGCGGTCCGTGACGGGGTTGTGAAAGCAGGTGAGAGGGTGGCGCAGTTTCGTATTCAGGCGGTACAGCCGGATGCCGAGATCGTGCTGGGTGAACTGGACTCTCCGGACAGGGGAGGATTCGGGTCTACAGGTTGAATTTGGATCGCCGCGCAGTGAAGAGCTGTGCGGTTTTTTTGGTGGAGAGACGACATGAAAATCGCAGGATTTACGTGGATCGGGGAAGAAAAGTACGGAATCATTACACCGGAACAGACATCCGGCGAGTATCGGGGCGGGGACATCACGGCACTGGCATACCTGTCGGATGCAGGTCCCTGTTTTATCGGAAGTCAGGAATTTCAGGACTGTAAGCAGCTGCGCGAGATCCTGTTTCAGCCTGGTCTGATCTCGATCGGCGCGGATGCTTTTCAGGGCTGTTCCAGTCTGACCGCTGTTACGTTTCCATACACACTGAGGTGTGTTCATACAAATGCCTTCGGGGATGTGAAACTTCGTATGGCCCGCTTTGAGGAAGGTGTCCAGATGCTCTGTGCTCTGGCATTTCGAAACGGGATCAAAAGCGGGTGTGTGCATCTTCCTGTATCTCTGAAATACATTCATGAGTCTGCTTTTGACATGTGCCGGGATGTGGTCTTTCACGTGGTGAAGGGGACGTATGCCTGCGACCGTATGCGGGAGCTGGCGAAGCAGCATTCGGACTGGATCATCGACGAGTTTTAGGGGGAGTTATGTGCCGGATCAAAAACTGCGGATGCGGCGGGTCGGTTTATTATGAATGTTCCGGTTACGACCCGGTTCATTGGGAGAAAGACATTCTTCGAGGCGACGCGGATTTTGGCTGTCCTGATCCGACGTTTCGGCTGAGGTGCACGGCATGCGGACGCGAAGTCTGCGGAAGGCACTATAGTCCGACGGTCCATGAATGGAATACGGGCGAGTCCGACCTCGAAGGCTATTATCGGCTGCGCCGGGAGTGTATCAGGAAAGCTGGAGACAGTGCCGTTACGTGTCTGCTTCCTGTGGTCCATTCGATACAGGACCGTCTCTATGCGTTTTTTGATGCAGAGACGGAGATCGAAAAGTACGTTGCGTGGCGGGTCGCAGAAGTCGAGGCTATCTGTCTGATCCTGCCTTATATCGGATCCGACTCGGTCATCGATGTGGTTCGAAGAGCCATGTCGGATTATATTCAGGGTCCAAAATTCGATGCGGTCGCGGATAATGTTTTCGTAAAGAACTTTCTGGGAGATCTTCTGGAAGAAAAATACTGGTACGACCTGGAAAAGGCGTGACTTTATTAAAAGTTTTGAGTCTTTCCTTTAATAAGGAAATTCTTATTAAACGTTTTGAGCGTTTCCTTTAATAAGAAGACTTTTCGAGCCGGAGCGGTTCGGGAGGTCTGCTTTTGTGGAGAAAGAAATGGAAAAGAAATACTATTTTCTGAAAGATTCGGAAATTGGACTTAGATGTCTTCCGGCAGAAATGGCGGAAAAGGACATGCAGGAGATCTTCGGCTATCGGTTTCTTCTGCCGCGTGACCTGCGGGCTGAGGCGGAACGCCTGCAGGCTTTCAGTACCGCGGAAGGAGACTTGACTGCATTCTGTCCGGAGAACGCGGCGTACCGCCGCGTGACGGAAGAATATTCTCTTGAACTGAAACGTAACTACTTTGCATTTTTCGGCGGAAACGGGCGTGGTGACATCTGGTACTATTACGGGTGGCTTTGCACGCCGACGGAGTTCGCGGTCGCGTACCGGGAGATCTGGGATCGTTACCCGGCTCCGGAAGATTTTCTGGAAGACACCCGCGGAGCGGCAGATGAGGCTGCTGTGAGTCTGGATACGCTGCGGAACTCCGACACGCTGACGGAGCCGGATCTTTGCCAGCGGCTGACCGGGGGCGTTTTATATCTGCCGGAGGGGTTCAGGCGCGTGGGTCCCGGATTGCTTCAGGGAGATTTCTCGGTTGATGTACTTATCATTCCGGAAGGGTATGAAAGTATCGAGATGTCGGCATTTCGGAGGTGCGGCAATTTGCGTACGGTGATGTTTCCGTACTCGCTGCGGCATATTCGGGAACATGCGTTTGACGGATGCCGCCAGCTGCACTCGGTCCTTTCCTGGGGCGGTATTGAAACCATCGGAGAGGAAGCGTTCTATGGAAATGACTTCTGGTCCATTGAACTCCCGAACTCGGTACGGAGTATCGGGAAGCAGGCGTTTTACTCTTCCCACTTCGCGTACGTGCATCTCGGCGAGGGAGTGGAAGTGGAAGAGGATTCGTTTCATAGCGATACCCTGTGTTATGCGCCGATGGATTCGGATACGATGCGGCGGCTTTTGATCGCGGGGTGTAGAGTCAGGAGCTCAGGAGAAAATAAGAAATGAAACAGCATTTGGTATTAAAAGACAGTGTTCTGAATGTTTACTGTGATACGATCCGGGACAAACAGTTTGCAGGATGGCGCGACATCCAGGAGATCGTGTTTCACTCGGAAGTGAAACGCATTGGAGAATCGGCGTTTGCGGGCTGTACCTGCCCAAGGGTTCATTTCAAGGAGGGGGTCGAATTTATTGAGGAGTGTGCCTTTTACGGTTCGACTCTGGAGGAGCTTTGTTTCGACAGGACCGTTTATTCGATCGGAGCGTTTGCCTTTGAAAATACGAATGTTGAAAAAGTGACTTTCGGAGGAGGTGTAGGTGCCCTAGGGAAGGGTGCGTTCAAGGGAAACTACTGGCTGGAGAAGTTCCATAATCCAGGTCCGCTGCTCAGGCTCGGAGACGGTGTTTTTCAGGATTGCGAAAAGCTGGAGGATGTTTCTCTTGGAAGCAGTATGGCTGCCCGGATGGGGGAGCGTATGTTCCAGAACTGTTCTCGGCTGCGGGATGTGATCCTGCCTCCGCGTTTGGAAAGTATTCCGTTGAACACCTTTGACGGCTGTTTCAGTCTGGAAGAGGTGACGATGCCGAATGTTCTGACACGGGATGAACGGGAGCAGCTGTTTAAGGACAGTTACTCGTATCCTGTTATTAATAAATAATCGTGATTTCCGGAGGGGTCGAAAGGCTCCGCCTGTTTTGTTTTGAGGAGGAAAAGTATGTCAAAACTGTATCTGGATAAAAAGGTTATTTGTGAAAAGGACATTATAGACAAAGACGTTGAGGTGGTCGAACTTGGCTACGATGTCAAAAAGATCGAGGATGATGCCTTTCGGGAGCTGGGATCTCTTCGGGAAGTTACCTGTTACAGCAAGTGGGTAACACTGGGGAAGAGAGCGTTTGAGAACTGCACTTCTCTTGAGAAAGTGAAACTGCACACAGAATGTATTCCGCCGGCATGTTTCAGGCATTGCGGCTCACTGCGGGAGTTCGACTTCACAGGAGTGAGACATATTCTGGTTGATGCTTTCGTGTGTTGTTTTTCTCTCGAAAAAGTAGACCGTCCAGAAGTGGAAGCGATCGAGTCTTTTGCATTTGACGGCTGTACGGGCCTCAAGGAGTTTGAAAGTGCGTTCCCTGAAGCATACATTTCACCTTGTGCCTTCGACGACCACGTTAAAGTGTATCGTGCTGAGGAGAATGCAGGTGTCCGCCTGCTGCGGGACGGCGAGGTCCTTTGTTCGGGACACCGCTGTACAGTAGACGCGTATGTCGTTCCGGACACTGTGAAGACGATCCAGCGGGCGGCATTCAAAGGCGCGACGATCGCATCTTTGACGGTTTCTGTGGAAGAGATACCAAGCAGCATGTGTGAGGAGTGCATTTGGCTCTCCTCTCTGGATCTGCAGGAGGGTGTGCGGCATATCCGGGACTATGCCTTTGCTGGCTGCCAGCGGCTGCATAGGCTGGTACTTCCAGAGGGGCTGGAGTCTATCGGGCCGTATGCTTTTTCCGGTTCGGGAGTTGAGACCGTGCAGTGGCCCTCGACGCTAAGGGTCATCGAAGAAGCGGCTTTCTTAGACATAAAACTGAAAGAGACGTCACTTCCGGATTCGGTAGTGTACATCGGCGACGCGGCATTCGATGGACTTCGGCGTGTCAGCGTGAGTAAAAACACGTACTGTCATCCGAATGCGTTTCCGGAGAACTGTATCGTAGAGTATCGTGATTAAACAGAATTAAGTTGTTGGGCGGGGTCGAGAGGCTCCGCCGGTTTTGTTTATAAGGAGAAAGAGATGGCTTTTACGGCAGTACTGGAAAAGTATACCAAACGTGCACTGATGTTAGCGGCAGGAGAACACAGGTTTCTGTTTTACGATGATAACGGTGATCACGAGTTGCGGGATCTTCCGGAGGGGAAGACAGCTTGGGATTGCGCGAAAGAGATCTGTGGAGAGCGCTGGGAAGAAGAAAAGCAGTTCTGGGACGGATACAGGCCTGACCTGTGCCGAATGAATGACGGTGCAGGAGGCATGTGTACGGTCCGGTGCGCAACGCTGACGGAATTGAAGAAGCTGCGTGTGAGCATCGACAGCTTTCGCGACTCCGAGGACTGGACGAAAGCTGCGTGGGAAGGACTTCAGAAGGAGCAGTACACATGCGACGGCTTTCGCGTCTGGCGGTTCTTTCGCAATTTCGGTACGGGATGGCGTCCGTGGTTCATTTTGAGTACGCTCCTTGGGGATGAGCCGGAGATAATGGAAGATTTTATCAAATCGGAACTTTACAGGGTCCTTCCTTTTGATGAGTATGCTCGTCACACCAGTTCCTGCGATACGGAATGGGCTGTTGTTTACAATGACACGTTCAGTGACAGAAGAATTGAGGAGGATCCGGAATGATCATTATCGAAAGACCATCACTTCATATTGAAGTGGAAAAGACGGACCGTCCGGAACTGCATAGGGAGTACCGGCTGTGTACGTTCCTCTCGGATCGGGAGGATCTGCCGTCGGATACGCTGGATCCGGAAGCGGAAGTGATCTTCCGGACGCCTGTCTATCTGTTTGAGGTGGACGGGGAAAAGGTGTTGAGCGTCTTTGAGGATGCCTGCGCTGCAGAAAGTACGTTCTGCGGAGAAGCGTGTGTTACGAAGGAGACGCTTAAAAAGCGCGGATATGACAACGATAACGCGCTGTGCTATATCCGCGGACTGCTGGAAGCGGATCTGGCGTTCTTCACACACGGTCTGAATGACAGACTGTATCGTGTGGGTGTCACGGTAAACGGTGAGGATTACATGCGGGATGCTGTGTTTCACCAGAACCACATTGAGACGGTCTTGAATGTGGTTTGTATCAAGCATGGTGAAAACCCGTTGTCTCTTGAAGAAAGGAATAAGTTGCGATGAGTTACGCGGACCAGAAATTGATGTACGTTGTGGACGGGGAAAGCCACTGGGTGAACGCGTGGCGAGAATCGGATGATGAGCTGACCTCTGAAGAGCTCTATCAGGAGGTGTATCCTGATGGAGACGGTCCCCGGAATCTTCCCGGCTTCCGGTTCACAGACTACGGCTGGTACGTGATCGGCAAGCCGTGTTACAGGGCGTATGTCTGTACGTTTCGGGAGCTGGCGGAGCAGCTCCTTCGGGAAGGCCGAAGTGCTGAGGACATCCTGAAGGATGACTTCCAGGGGCCGCTTCACTGGGACAAGGCTATGTGGGAGATCCTCAAGGAGAAGGGTTTGATACCGAAGAGAAGGTTCCGGGTGAAAGTCAATTGGAAGATCGTGCAGTACAAAGAGGAGGAATACGATGTCGAGGCGTATACCCGGGAAGAAGCCGAAAGGCTGGCGTATGATCTCTGGGATAACACAGAGGAAGAGCCGCAGGACGGTCGGCTGATGGATTATGACGTAACTCAGATATATGAGGTGGAGCCATGAAAAAATTTGAAGTTGAGATCCGCTGGACAAGATGTGAACAAATGCAGCGTACCTACGAGGTCGCGGCGGAGACAGAAGAAGAGGCGATCCGCAAGGCATGGGAAGAGTGGGACTACGATGTCGTCGGAGACAGTACACGGGATGAAGATGTGTATTCCTGCGACCTGGTAGAAGAATATGAGGAGGAAGAGGATGAGGACAGGATGAGGACTAAGAGAGTTTTCGTACATGAACGTTCCAGTACCGGTTTCTGGCTGTCTCCCTGGACGGAGGAAGACATGAAGAAGACCGGACGGCAGCTCTATGAGGAACATTGCGAGCCTGTCGACGTCTCCGAAGAGTGCGGAGCGGAGCTAACGTTTGACAGGCACGGCTGGCTCGCGCAGTATCCGGACGGTGAGTATGACGCTGGTGTGGTCATGCGACTGGATTGTATATTCGAGGAGTTGTTCAAGTATGTGGATACACTCGAGGAGCTGCTTACTTGTCCTATGAATCCCAGCGACATCCCGGAATGGGAAGCTGCTATGCGGGAGCTGTGGGAAGAAAAACAAAGAGCTTGAGAATTGTAGAAGAGTGAGGCAGGACGGAAGGTCCTGCTTCGCTTTTTATTCAAACATTTTTAGAGAAGGAGTTTATCATGGGAAACCGTGCTTTGGTTACTTTCAGGAATGCCCGTGCGTCGGTGTATCTTCATTGGAACGGAGGACCGGAGTCAATATGTAATTTCGTGGAGGCGATGAAGCGGCAGGGTGCTTTCGGATCGGATGTGCCGCCGTCCGCGTTTCCTGCCCGCCTGTGTCAGGTGGTTGGAAATTTTCTCAGAGGATCACTCAGCCTGGGTGTTCAGTACGGTGTGAGCGATCCCGGTGACAATGGGATCTATGAATTGGATATTTATGGAGACCTTGCGGCACATTATGCGTTTCGATATGGAGACGACGCCCGTTACGAGATCTTAGACCGAAATTACGAAGTCGATCCGGAATGGCAATCCGAGCTGGCATTCCACCGGGAGCAGCTTGAGACGCCGCGGGAAGAGAGACTTACGGAAGAAGCGAAGCCGATGTATGTCTGGCTCGGCCCGGATACCGCGCTGTTTGAAGTATGGACGGCAAAACCGGTCCCGGCGGAAAGCATTGCGGAGATCTGCAAGAGAGTCCGTTATCGGGATTGCGGCGACACGATGTACAGCTCGGCGCGGATGGCGCAGCTGCTGTGCAATTTGTACGCGGACCCCAAAGCGGTTAGGATCCTTGACATCGAGGTCCCGCATGAAGAGCATTATGCTGCTATGGTCCGGTTCGGTAAGGACTGGGCTATCGAGGAGGCGTCCGCCGAGATCGGTGAGGAGCTTTCGGAAGAGAGTATTGTGGGTTGGATCCGCTACTTGAAGGAGCAGCGATGAAATAGAGACAGGGGCCGCGATCGCGGTGTGGTTTGAGTATTTGAGAGAGAGCTGAAAGGAGAATAACGAATGAAAACCAGAAGCGTTCTTGACGCGCTGATCGAGTTTTCGAATCTGGAGAAAGGGGAATGCCCGGATAAGCTGAGAGCTACTTTTCGAGACGGTGAAAGGGAATACTACGTGACTTTCTGTAACGAGCGGCTGATGTTTGAATGCTACGGCTGGGAAGGCATGTTATTGTGTGCCTTTGTGTCCGCGCATTTTCCGGAACATTGGACATTTGCCGGCTGGAGATTCGCGTTTGATTCTTTCGCGGATCTAACGGATCGGGTCTTGCTAGGCGCACGGGCACAGGATCTTACAGACGCGTTTAAGTTAAAAACGGAAGAGCTTGAGGCTCGGCTGAATAAAATTACAGACATTATTAAGAAGCACGAACAAAAGGAGTGAGTGATGGCTGGGTCTTATAAATGCCCGCTTTGCGAGGCATGGATACTTGTTCGGACGGACGGTATTGGAAGAACGAAGTATCGCGTTAGCTGCAAGTGTGAAGATGTGTCTTACTGCGGAGAAACCGTCGAAGAGGCGGTTACCAAATGGCGAGAATGCGGCAGGCTAGTGTGTAAGATATGGAGAAAGGAATACAGAGAGGAAAGCAGATGAGATACTTTGTTGAAGTCGTGGAAACCAGAGCGAAGATCGTAGGGATCAGCGCGGAGACGTTGGCTCAGGCACAGGAGATCGCCAGAGGGAAAATGGAGACGATCCGGAATGGGTTGTCTGCCGAAGACTGGCTCAGCACCGAACTGCGCGTCCTGGACGAGGAGTACAGCCCGTTGAGTGCAGAGGAGTATAACTGATGAGAGACAAATTCCTGTTCAGACTCGTGTTTTACGGGGATAATCTTGTCGGCGGGATGTGGGAGACCTATATTTTTACTCGCATCAGGGACGCAGGACGTCTGGTACGAAAGGACGGCGACAGGATCGAGGGACCGGCGGCACCGCCGGATTCGGCATACCGCGGTCCAAAAGACCGTGTCTCGATGTCTGCGACGCGGGAGGAGGCACCGCCGCTTCCACCATGGCGTGTGACGCTGCAGATCACGGAGATCCGGCTGGATGACAAAGAGCCGGTGTATAACGGTCAGCAGGAGTTCGTGATCTTCGCGCTGGATGACGCGGACGATCAGCTTGCCGCTGCGATCGCACGTTGGAAGGGCTTCGGGGGCACGCTGCCGGACAGCGCGTCCTACTCGCTGGGGAAAGTGGTTCCTCTGCATTGGACAAAGGAAGGAGTACTGACCGAATGAGTTCAAACTATGAGATCTATTGTCATTTTCGAATGATGGATCCGGCGCTCTCCAGAGACATTGACTGGTATTGCAGTCAATACGAACCGCCGACCCCGGAATGGGAGATCTGCGTGGGGCTGACGCCTCTCGATCTGACGTGGTACACGATCGAGTCGGACAGCATGGATGATGCTGTTGATGAAGCGGCATCGCTCTGGGTGCACACAAATGGCGAGCCACTCGGTCCGGATGAGGACCTGATCTGGCAGGCATACCTGGATGGTGAGTTGATCGACGAAGAGATGCTCGGCGTTTATCCGGAAAAGGTGAACCGGCTGTAATAGAATCTGCGGGTGAGGGGCGTACGGCCCCTCTCCGGCTTTTATTAATAAAAGGAGAAAATATGTTTGAAGAGATGGTTTGGTATCAGCATAATCTCGACATTTTCCCCGGCTTCTACTGCACCATCCTCGAAGGAGATGACGCGATCGATCTGGTGTCAGAGTACGAGGGGTCGCCGATGACCTTCAAGCCGGGGGTCTTCCCGGACTACATGAGGGCGGTCTCGAAGAGGTACGTCAAACGGCTGGAATACGAGGTGACAAAGGACATGGGGCAAATGATCCGGGATCTGAAACTGGAAGAGGTCCGTTCGCCGAAGTATTACAACTTCGAGACGGACAAGCTGTCGATTCGGCTGAAGGTTAATAAATGGAATGTTCTCCGGGAACTTGTGAAAAACAAGGAGGACTTCAACCAGTACTTGCGAGAACATTATACAAGTCGTTCAGGATTCATCAGCTTCGTGGAGACGGAGATCCACGAGCTGTGGCGGCAGAAAAAGTATTTCTGGGACGTCGCTCTTGACTACCTGATCCTGAAACAGAAGTTCTTTGATGACGTGAACGATGAGGATGGGTCCAAGAGCTATTGGGCACTTGCCCAGATCGTGGATGACGTCATCCCGGAGTTTCTGGAACCGGTAAAGTGAGTTTTGAAACAGGATCGGATCTGAGAGCGGACGGCTTTCAGGTCCGGTTTTTTATTTCAGGAGAAGGAATTATGAAAACAGTGTGTGTGAATGGAATGCGTTTCGAACTTCACGAGGATCATGCGGAACTTTGCTCCGCGGAAGCGGGGCTGGAAAGGGCGGTGATCCCTGACGAGGTGGAAGGGCTGCCGGTCACGGTCTTGAAAAGCAGAGTATTCGCCCGCAGCAAAGCACTTCAGGAAGTTGTGTTTCCGAAGTATCTGGAGCGGATCGACCTCCACTGTTTTGAACAGTGCTTCCTGCTGGACAGACTGGAGTTTCCAGAGTCGCTGAAATGGATCTGCCAGGGAGCATTTGAGTACTGCTGGGGTCTTCAGAGTATTCATATCAATTCCCGGTGCAGTCTGGGTGACTTCGCATTTTCGAACTGTACGTCTCTGCGGGTGGTACAGCTCGAAGATGTTACGGACCTGGGTCTCTACGTGTTCCACGGGTGCAAGAAGCTGGAGTACATTACAGGAGACATGTACCTGAGTGAGATCGGATTCGGCGCCTTCTGGGGGTGTGCCTCTCTTCAGAGGCTGGACACCTGCGCGAAGCGTGTTCGTACTTATGCCCTCGAAGGGTGTGACTCACTGACACACTTCATGTGTGCTGCAAACTGCGTGCTGGATCCTGCCTGCGGTCTGTCGGATCTTATGAATCTCCAGAGGGTGGACGGTGCCGGGCTGGACAGCGATGGACTTTTTGTGTATACGCCAGACGGGCGTATGGTCGCACATTATGTCACCTCTATGACCGGAACCATGGAGCTGCCGGATACCATTACGCGGCTGTGTGAGAACGCATTTCGGGATTCTAAGCTGCGCAGAGTCGTCTTGCCGGAGACGATCACGAGCCTGCCTCCGAGCTGCTTCAAGAATGCCGTTCAGCTTCAGGAGGTCATTGCACCGGGAGTTACGAAAGTCGCGGAAGGGTGCTTTTCGGGCTGTATCTCTCTGGAAAAGGTGGTGACAAAGCCGCTGAAGGAAGTGCACCCAGACGCGTTTAAGTACTGCCACCATCTGCAGGAGATCCGCCTGTCGCCAGAGTGTTCCTGCATCGGTTCCCGCGCGTTCATGAATTGCTTCCGCCTGCGGTCGGTTGAGGCGAAAGGGGTGGAACAAGTTTATCCCCGCGCGTTTGCATCCTGCGTCAATCTTCGCGAAATGCCGGATATGCCGTATCTGCAAGCTGTGGGCTTCGGTGCGTTTTCCGGCTGTCCGAAGCTGACGCATCTGGAGTTTCCGGAGACGCTTCAGGTGATCAAGGAATACGCATTTGAAGATTGTTCTGGACTGAAGTCGATCAGTTTTCGCGGAGACGCATCGGGTAAGGTGCATGAGACGGCTTTTGATGAGAACTTCAAAAACGCGCTTTTTCTCGATCCTGAGCTGTTTTACACGGATGACGATCTTTGGCAAATGGACGAAGACGAGTACGAAGAAGACGGTGAGTGACCGGCTTGAGTTAAACAGTTGAGATGGGACCTGAGAGCGGACGGCTTTCAGGTCCGGTTTTTATTTGGAGGAGGTGTTTAATGGAACCTGTATTTTCAGAAGACGGCAAGGTATTGATCCGGTATCCGGTGGAGAGCCGGAGGCGAAAATATAAAGTTCCGGAAGGCGTGGAGGAGATCGCGGAAGGCGCTTTCCGTAACGGCCGCTATCTCTGGAGCGTTTCCCTGCCTGAAAGCATTAAACGCATCGGAAACTTTGCGTTTGAGAACTGCTGGAGACTGCGGGAGATAGATTTCCCGGAGGGATTGAGCTGCATCGGTCGTCATGCGTTTTCACGATGCGAGCAGCTGAAAAAAGTGGACCTTCCTCACAGTCTGGAAAGTCTGGGTCCTGGGGCCTTTTCCTTTTGCTATGAGCTGACAGAGGTGAATGTGCACGGAAAGCTGTGGAACGTCCCCATCGGTGCCTTTAGCGACTGTTATGAGCTTGAAAAAGTCACTTTGGCAGCATCGGTGCACACGCTGGAGTGCTGCGCCTTTGCACATTGTCCCCGCTTAATAGCCGTCGTGGTGAAGGGAAGACTGCGTCACATTGAGTATGGCGCGTTTGACTACTGTGCGCAACTGAATGTGTCGTCTATCGATCTATGCGGTGTGTATATCAGCAGTGGGGCGTTCTACGGCGTACTTGGCTGGACGCATGAGATCGGACGAGACAAGTCCGGACGTTTGTAGAAAATTTTACAGGAGGATGAATATGAAATTATACTGTCTTTTGTTGTTTGTCGTTGTGTTTGCCGGTTGTGCCGGCGTTCGTGAGAAAGCGCACACTCCAAAACCGCAGTTTGTTGTGGAGCCGGTGTTCCGGGATTTTCCGCCGGTCGAGGAGGAGTATCCTGCGGATGAGGAGCAGGATCCGAGCAAGGATCCGTACTACAACAATATCTCGATCCTGTCAGCGGAGGAGCGCGGGGTCTATATCCGGTAGTTAGGCGAGGAATAACACACCGGTCCGCTGTCATAGGTTTTGATAGTGGACCACTACTCTTATATGAAAGGAAGATAAAATGGAAAGTCTGAACTTTATAATTGAAAAAGGCGTTCTTACGAGTGTCGAGGGGGAAGCCGTGTCGGTAGTGATCCCCGTCGGCGTGACGAGCATTGGAGATTCCGCGTTCCGCTGGTGCGACAGCCTCGAGTCGGTAGTGATCCCCAACAGCGTGACGCGCATTGGAGATTCCGCGTTCCGCTGGTGCGGCAGCCTCACCTCGGTGACGATCCCCGACAGCGTGACGAGCATTGGAGATTCCGCGTTCTGGTACTGCTATCGCCTCACCTCGGTGACGATCCCCGACAGCGTGACGAGCATTGGGGATAATGCGTTCAGCGGCTGCGAGAGCCTCACGTCGGTGACGATCCCCGACAGCGTGACGAGCATTGGAAATTCCGCGTTCCGCTGGTGCAAGAGCCTCACGTCGGTGACGATCCCCGGCAGCGTGACGAGCATTGGGGATAATGCGTTCAGCGGCTGCGAGAGCCTCCGGTCCGTGACGATCCTCGATGGCGTGAAGAGCATTGGGTATCGGGCGTTCGACGATTGCTCCAGCCTCGAGTCGGTGACGATCCCGGAGAGCGTGACGCGCATTGGTGCGTGTACGCTGAAATAATAATAACATCGGTCTGCTGTTGGGTATTCCAATGGCGGGCCGGCTACTTTTAAGAAAGGAGCTAAACATGAAGAAGTGTGATGCGATTCGGTTCTCCGCTGACGGCAAAACGCTCATTCAGGTCCCGAAAGGCAAGGACCTTACCGAATACACCATCCCCGACGGCGTGACGAGCATTGGAGATTCCGCGTTCTACGAGTGCAAGAGCCTCACGTCGGTGACGATCCCCAACAGCGTGACGAGCATTGGAAATGAAGCGTTCTACTGGTGCACGAGCCTCACGTCGGTGACGATCCCCAACAGCGTGACGCGCATTGGAAATTCCGCGTTCTGGCACTGCGAGAGCCTCAAGTCGGTGACGATCCCCGGCAGTGTGGCGAGCATTGGAGACCGCGCGTTCTACGGGTGCAAGAAACTCACGTCGGTGACGATCCTCGACGGTGTGACAAGTATCGGGGATGAGGCGTTCGTCAAATGCTCCAGCCTTGGGTCGGTGTCGCTTCCCGAAAGCATTACACGAATTGGGAGGTATCAGCTGCGGTAAAACGTACGCCGGTCCGCTGTCAGATCTTTGATGGCGGACTGGTTATTTTTAGTGGGAGCATAGACTGCATGAAAAATATACCATTTTACAGGAGGACCACAGCACACCGCAAACTGCATCTGGTGTACTGGACCAGAAAGCTGAACTACTGGACCTGGAGGGTCTACGATGTTGGCGACGATCTGCATCTGGTTGACAGACTTCCGGTCTGGCTTAAAAGAGTATTGACCGGGGAAGTTTCACCGGAGGTCCAGCCGTATCAGCAGATGGACCCGGGCCGAATCAACTTCTGGCTGCAGCACGCGGCGGTTCGGGAGGGGCTCGTTTATTCCAGCTCGGACTACAGGTGGACCTACACGCCGGAAACTTCATTTTGCAAGGGTGCTGAGATGCCGACGTTGTGGTATGATGACTACAACGAACTGATCAAGTGTGGTAAGGATTATTACGGCGAATGTCAGGTCCTGACCACACGCGAGTACGGCGAGATGTCAGACGATGACGTTACTGCCTGGGCAAATCTGAGAGCTGTAGAGGAACGTTCAAGGCGCCGTTCTGAACAGGTTGATATTTTAAGACAAAGGAGAGCCTATGATCGATAGTGAAAACAATCCGTTTGAAGAGGGAGATGTCCGTAAGGAGATCGTAGACATAATGACGACTCTGTCGGAAAGACAGCTGACCGAGGAGGAAGCGAAGCATGCTGCGGAGCTGTATCTGCAGCTGATTGACTGCTGCTTCGAGAAGTTCAATACGCTTCTGGACGAGAAGAATTTGTTTGCCATGCTGCTGACGCCGCTGCTGACCCAAAAGACGCTGCTGACCGATGCCGAGCTGGCATTGAGGACCACGAATGAGCACTGGAACGGCTTTATGGACACACTGCTGTCCCTCTATCTGCTTCGAACGATGGAAGCTGCCGGGAAGGTGCAGACACCGTTTACCATTACGATCACAATGGATGAGGAGGAAAAGGATGATCATTAACTGGCTCACGGAAACTTTAAGGACTGTTCTGTCCGCGCAGCTGCCGTATCTGTGGATGATACTGCTGTCTCTGGGGCTGTTCTGTATGTTGTTCGCCGTCATGTTTGTGAACATTAAGAATGGTGCTGTCGGATGGCTGGCGTTTGTCATGACGGCAGGGGTGATGATCTTCGGCTTGTGCAGTCTTCAGTACAAGAACCATGAGCTCCCGGAGGACGGGGAGCTGGATGGGAAGGCGGTGATGGTACGCCGGATCACGCAGAAAGGTCTGAAGCTGGAAACAGGCGATACGGTCATGCCGGCCGGGATCGAGTTTCTGGCTCGACGGGATAAGCAGTATCGGGAGATGGTCGAGGAGCTGGAAACGGTTATTAATAACAAGCCGGTGACGCTTGACAGGCTGCGGGTGCCGGAAGGGTATCTGATCTGTACCTATGACGGAACGGATCTGGCGGAGCACCTTCTCAGGAAGGGACTGGCGCGTGCGGGAGCAGGTGCGTCGGACATGCAGCGGCGTTTACAGTTTGAGGCGCAGGAATCCCGGGTCGGGATCTGGAAGCAGGCATGGCAGGGCAGGGCATCCAGTCCGTTCATGACCGCGTTTCGCGCGTTTGGGAACGCCTGTCTGGTATCGGTTCTGTTCTGGGGCTTCCTGTTATGGAGGCTGGATGCTGTTTCGGCATGGCGGGAAGACAGGGAATTGACACGGTTGTGTGAGAAGTTGGATCTGATGGAGAAGAATCATGACGAAGAAAGCAAAGCAGGATGCGGGAACATCTGAAAATCAGGCAGCTGGAAAAACACGTGCTGCTTTTTGGGTCGGCGCAGCGGCTGCGGTCATTGCGGCTGCTGCCGGATCCGTGCTGTTTCTGTTCGGAAACCACGTAGAGGATCATGAGCTTGAGCTGAAGACCTCCGCCCTTGGCGAGGTCGTGACCTACCAGTTTGATCAGAGGGTCCACTATTATATTTCAGGTAAGCACATGGCGCTCTGTACGGAGGATGGACTGCTTCAGGTCTATCCGCTGGAATGCGGACGTTTTGAGCTGTTCTGCGTCATTCCGGGAAGGAAGACGCAGGTCTGGCACGGGGTGCTGACCTGCGAGTTTGAGGACAATCTGATCATTCCGCAGCCGGACAACTCGGATGCCCTTGCGAAGAAGGTAGCCGAGCTGGTGCAGAAGGTGCCGCAGGAGTATCGGACGATCCTGCCGGAGCTTGCGGAAAACTATCGCAAGGTAGCGAAGCTGGGTCTCACCGACGAGGGTGAGATCCTTCAGGCGGTGATGTTTAAGAACCGGAAGACGCTGGGCTTTGACGACCCGGCTGGGGACCCGAAGTTTGAAGCGGCGTGGCAGGCAGTACTGGGTGCCGGAGGGACACTGAGTCAGCTGCTTGAGAAGGAGTTTCCGGAGGGTATCAAGGACTGGACTCCTGTACTTAATTCCATTGCGAAAGGGTTTGAAGCGAAATGATCGGATATTCTTCAGACGCGGCTGCCGAGGCGGCAAGACTTTATAAAGAGGGTTCCATTCGTGTTCCGGATGGGATGGAGCCGCTTCTTCGGGATGTCATGGAACATTGCGGCAATGACCCATGGTCGGCGTATCTCGGATTTATCAAGTACGCCGGGATGGCTGCCCTGGATCAGGGGCTGGATGCGACGACGCTCTACGAGATCCTCCTGAAGTCCTGTTACGTTTTGAATTATCTTCGTTCCGAGCAGGAGGCGAAGGAGTTTGACGAGTGGATGTCCGCTCCGGCTTATCGGAAGGAGGGGGAATGAAACCGATCCGAGTACTTGCCAGTGCTGCCGTGGAGAATCCGGAAGGGCTTCTTGCGTTGGCAAAGGAGGTCTGCGCAAGGGCGCAGGAGTGTGATTTCGACCGCGGTTATCTGGTGGAGATGCTCATGCAGAAGATGCTCCGGACGGGAGATTTTGCAGAGTATGCTCTGATCTACTACCTGACTGCTCTGATCCTGGACGCAATGAATGCCGCATCCACTCTCAGGGAGCCGGAAAGGTTTCAGTGGGAGTCTTTTCTGCATGAGCTGAAACGGAGTGTTCCAGCTTATAAATAGCCCGTTTTGAGGCATATATATTGATACACCATCGCCGGTGTGCTATTGGGAGGTCCAATGGTACACCGGCTGTTTTTTTATAGAAAAGGAATTTGTATGAAGAGTTATCTTATTTCAGATGTCAGTTCATTCGCCTTCAAAGAAGGCGAGAAAAAGGTGTTCGTCCAGGGTGGCTTGGGACTGCACGGGGTGTGCAGTCTCCGGGACTGCAACTGGTTCCTCGCGGTGGAAACCGAGCAGGAGCCGGTGTTCATCCGGGCGAAGTTGAGCCTGGGGTCGAAAGACTCCAGGCGGATGGAGGTCCGCCTCCACACCCGCATGGACGCGCTCCGGCGGGAAGAGGCAGAGGCCAGCAGGGACCTGTATGGTCCCGTGCTGGAGGCATTTGACCGCCGGTTGGAGGCTGAATATCCAGTCCTGGATTGTGCGATCCAGGAACGACGGGGTAAGTTCCATGTCCGCGAACTGGCGGACATCTGGGACGATGTCCCCATGTTAGTTTCTTCCGAAAATGTATTTCGGAAGGAAAAGACCGAATACCGGATCGCCAACCCGATCCGGTCGAAACAACATAAGTACCGGGACACGCTGCGTCCCGGTGAGGAAAGCCGAGAGGCTTTCCAGAGCTGGCGCCGCCATCTGCTGGGGCAGTTCTCCGCTGCCCTGCAGATGGCGGGCGGCGAACCGCTCTCCTCTTCGGAAGAGGAGAAAGCCTTTGCGCTGTGCGTGAATTACGCCGAGCGCAGGGAGCTTTTCTTCAAGCGGGAGAAGGTCTCCCCGGCTATCCTGAAGCTGGGGGAGAGCCAGCTGTCCTTTGACGGCAAAGCCGTCATTGGAAATACGGACGGCGGGTTCAGCGTGATGCTGAAGGACAGACGTCCTGAGAAGATGCGGGAGCTTTGCGAGAAGCTCCACATCTAATAAAATAGACGTACACTCCGGGTGGGGGTGTGCGTCTGTTTTTTTTACATATGGGAGCTGACAGCCTATGCCTATACACAGGAAGGAGCCGCATCCGGTTCCGGTCACTAATGAGGTTCATCCTGACCGTACTTTTCAGGACGACACTGTACTTCGCACCAGACTTCGAGCGTTCACGGTCAGTGCAGCCTCGGAGCTTTTATTTGAGTTTCAGAATCAGGAGGGGGTACCTTATGAACTGGAAGACGACGGCAGCGTATTTAAGGCGCATGTTCGCGAGATGGTGGTGGGTGGTAAACCCTGTACCCTTCCTGTTACTGTGAAGGACTACAGCAAGGGACAGTTATTAATATCAGTACCTGCCAACTTTCGTCCGGGCGGCTATCGCGGCACAGTCACCATGTATCGGAACGACACGCCCATACTCACCAATGACTTTCGTCTTTATGTTTCCACGGATTCTCCCAAAGGTCCGCCTTCCTTACAGGAGATAAGACTATACCTCAGGGACACATCCCGTCATGAGAGTCTTCTTCTGGAGGACAGAGCCTTTGAGGATTCAGAGATCATGGCGGCTATGGAGCGTGCCTTAAGATACTGGAACGAGACGCCTCCTGATCTTGGCAGACCTGCTTCTACGCATAACTTTCCCTATCGGCATCATCTCATCGAGGGCACCTTGGGACAGCTCTTCATGATCGCTGCCGAGGACTACAGGAAGAACTCGCTTCAGTATCAGGCTGGAGGACTCAGTGTTGCCGACAAGGACAAGGAGATGAACTATCTCAAGGCGGCGCAGTATCACTGGGACACTTACAGACAGTTTGTGGACTCCAAAAAGTCGGAGTTGAATGCTTCGATGGCATGGGGCGTCATCCCGTCACCTTATTCGTACATCTGGTAGGAGGAAAAATGAAAGCTGGCTGGTTAGGTTTAGACGCAGCAGAAAAAGCCTATTCTGTTTTACGTGACAAATTTGTCCCTCTTCGCAAGAGAGACAACAATTCCACGGAGGAATATCTGTGGAGGTATACCAAGAGGCTCAACAACGGAGAGAACCTGGAACCCCTGACGCAGGAGACCGGTGACTGTGTTTCCTTTGCTACGGCGCAGGCGGGTAAGTATCTCACTGCCGTAGCCATCTGTGAGCATGGCGAGAACTTCCAGTTCAAAGACTGGTTTCCTCCCTTTATTTACGGTGTCTCCCGTACTGCTCCGGAGTGCGGCAACGGGGAGCTTGGGCGTTCTGCCGGGTCGGTAGGGTCGTGGGCGGTCATTGGACTTCAGAAGCACGGCGTCCTTTTCTCGGACGACGAGGGAGTACCTGCCTATTCCGGTGCTCTTGCGGACCGGTGGGGTTATCGGGGAGTACCGCAGGAGTTCTATGATCTGGCGAAGGATAATCCCTGCAAATCCGCCTCAAAGATCACCAGCGTGGAGCAGCTTCGGGAGGCACTGCTTAACAAATGTCCCGTAATTATCGGGTCGCAGTGGGGTTTCAAGGTCGTGGAGAAGGATCATCATCTGGTCTATGTTCCGGAGGGGCAGTGGGGTCATGAGATGTGCTTCATTGGCTGGCATGACGATCCGTTCCCTGGAGCTTTCCGACTGAACAGCTGGGGCAGGCAGGGGATCCGTCCTTCTCTCAACGGCGAGCCGGACGGCGGTGCGTGGTGTACTGCCGAGCAGCTGGAGCGGGAAATACCGCAGTCGGAACTGTTCGCGCTGGATTGTTTTCAGGGCGACCGGACGGCGGGAAAGTACTCTTTTGTTTAGGAGCTGGAAGTGATGTGGATGCTGTTGCTGTGCTCACTTGCCGGGAGCTATGACATGGTAGGTCCCGTGCGGTCGGAGCGGGAGTTTCCGAAGGTTTACGTTTATGTCACGCCGGATGACGGAGACAGCTGGGAGCTGCTTGACCGTTTTGAAGAGTATTCGGACTGGAATCTCTTCTGGTCGGAGTATCAGGACCGGGTGCCCGCGTTTGAGACGATGCCTACCGTGACGGCGATGCGGTCGGCGGAGGATCATCGGACGTGGATCGGTCCGGTAACTCCGGAGGAAGTGCAGGCGTATCTTGACAAGCCGGAGGAGGAGCCTATCATAGAGCCGGAGGAGGAGCCTATCATAGAGCCGGAGGAGACTGTCGAGGAGACGGCTTCGGAGGAGCTTGTTGAGGAGACTGTCCCGGTAGAGGATCTTCTTCCGGAGGAGGAGCGGGTGGCGCCTCCGAAGGCGGAAGCGGAGCCTGTAGATCCGATCCCCTCGGAGGAGCTTGAAACGCTTCTTCCGGAGGCTGCTCTTCTTGAGAAGGAGCTGGAAGTTCAGGAGGAGTCGGAGGCTCTGCCGGCGGAGTCGAAGAAGGTTTACACATTGTATGTCTATACTTTGCCGGGCTGCGCTCCGTGTCATCTCCTGAAGCAGGAGCTGGACGCGCAGACGGAACTGCGTGTGGAGTACTATTCCTATCCGGTCTGTTTCACGGACGGGACACGTGTCCAGAAGTTTCCTTCCATGGAGTTATTCTGCGGTTCTGAGAAGATCCACAGATACATTGGTTATGTTCCGGTCAGTGTGATAAAAGGAGATGTGGCTTTGCATGAAGCTGGATCAGTACGATAAGTGTCTGAGTATGATCCGGGAGGGTCTTTCAGCGGAGGAAATACAGAAGGAAACACAGGTTCCTGCCTCGGAGCTTTCAATGATGCAGAATGGAGCGCGGATGGCGGAGTATGTCCTGCTTCAGATGACGGGGATGATGGAACGATGTCCGAAATGCGGTGCGAAGGTCCAGCTGCCCTGTTATTACTGCTTTCTGAAGGACCATCCGGACGTGATGTGCGTGGAAGTGGTCGCGAGACCTTTGCGGAATCAGTTGATGCCCTTGCATATCACTTTGGATGAACAGCTTTTGGACGGAGAAGACGAGGAAGGATATGATGACGAAGACTGGGAAAGCGAGTACCACGACAACTGGGGCTGAAAACTTCCGCAGGTTTGATATTAATAAAAAGGAATGGGTCGCCTGTGACCGGGACGGGTTCCATGACGGCGTTCCGGTCTTCACGGCTGGGTTAGCCAGAAGACTGAGAGGCTGTCCGCCGGCAAAAGCGGTGAAAGAGTTTGGCATCCCGGAAGAACATGCCGCGGAATTCTGCAAAATGGCAGGAGAAGCCTACCTGCCGATGTTCGATACGCGCGGCAGATACCGGAATACCAACATGTCCGGACTGGAAGCACAGGAAGAACTGCGGGCGGTCCAGTATAAAGAACTGAATCTGCCTCCGGAGGCGTTGCAGCGGCTGCTGGCACTGCGAAGAAAAAAGGGTTTGGATTAGTTTCTCCTGCAGGAGGGAGCGAGCTTCGGTCTGCTCCCTTTTTTTGCTTAAAAATGCGGGTTTTGGGGCATATAGCATGAATAAAAAGGAGTTAAGTGTTTTAACTCCGCGAATTTTTTTTAAGAAAGGAATAGAAAAATGAAAAAAGAAAACATGAAAGACGTGAATGGTGTACTGCTGTCGGGCGACGGCAGTACTCTTGTGAGAGTTGCACAGGAGAAGACGAGTTACACCATCCCGGACGGTGTGACAAGTATCCAGAGCCAGGCATTCTGGCTCTGCGAGGACCTCGAGTTGGTAGTGATCCCCAACAGCGTGACGAGCATTGGAGATCGCGCGTTCGACGGGTGTAAGAGTCTCACGTCTGTGACGATCCCTGCTAGCGTGACGAGTGTTGGGAAGGATTTGTTTCCGCACTGTTGGAAACTGACCGAGATCCAAGTCTCCGCGGGCAATACGCATTTCAAGAGCGTGGATGGAGTCCTGTTTTCCGCAGACGGGAAAACGCTCATTCAGGTCCCGCCCGGGAAACCGGGTGACGAATATGTGATCCCGGAAGGGGTTACGCATATCGGAGATGAAGCGTTCAGCGGCTGCCGTAGCCTCACGTCGGTGACGATCCCCGACAGTGTGACGAGCATTGGGGCGGGGGCATTCAGCTGCTGCGCCAACCTCACGTCCGTGAAGATCCCCGCCGGCGTGACGAGCATTGGAGCTCGGGCGTTCTTCTTCTGTGAGAGCCTCACGTCGGTGACGATTCCCGTGGGCGTTACGCGGATCAGCAGCTTCGCGTTCCAAGACTGCCGTAGCCTCACGTCGGTGACGATCCCCGACGGCGTGACGAGCATCGGCATGGCCGCGTTCGCCGGCTGTACGAGGCTCACGTCTGTGACGATCCCCGACAGTGTGACGAGGATCAAGGGTGTAGCCTTCTACAGCTGTTTCCGTCTCACGGACGTGAGACTCCCCGCCGGCGTGAAACTCGAATACGGGGCATTTTCGGATTGTCCCGCATTCGAGTAGGACCGAGAGACCGCCAGTATCCGGGGCGGTATAGAAGTTCCGGTTTTTGTTTTCAAATAGGAGGGAGCGGGCTTTGGTCTGCTCCCTTTTTTTGCTTAAAAATGCGGGTTTTGGGGGCATATATCGTGAGTAAAAGGAGTTAAGTGTTTTAACTCCGCTGATTTTTACTGAAAGGAAATAAAATGTTTGAGGTGCGAGATTATCTGCTGGCTACCGAATGCACACCGAACCTGAAAACGCTGGACGACTGGTGGCAGTCGGACCAGGAATATCAGAGCGACCGCCGGATGGCAGGGTATCTCCAGACAGGAGATACGCCGTACCAGGCGGAACAGAGGGGTGCATTGAATGCCTGGGAACAGGCACATCAGGCGTACCGCCGTTGCGCAGAGCGGTGGCATCGGGAGAATCCCGGTGATGCCGGGGAGGCGGAATTGCGCCGTCTGTCGCTTCGAGTGATACGCCGGTATGTGCGGCATCCCAAGTGTAACGAACCGGAGGAGTAACAATGAAAGAGATGCTTGTATCCAGCCTGTGCTGGGTCGGTTCCACGCTGTGGACCTTGTTTTGGGTCAGCAGCGTGTTGTTGGCTATGTGGCTTTTGTTCGGGCTGCTGCTTATTGTTATAGCGGCGACCCGAAACCGCCCAGGGCTTCGGGCCGCCTTGTGCTATCCGCTGACCGGCGGCATAGCGCGAGGAGTTCGTGTTCTGGGCTGGAATGACAGCCCGCTGAAGTAAAAGAGACCGCCTGTCCCCGGGGCGGTATAGAAGTTCCGGTTTTTGTTTTCAGAGAAGGCAGTCCGCGCGGGCTGCCTGTTTTTTATAAGGAGAGAAACATGAACAAAAATAACAATAATTTCAATCTTTCAGTCCTCGACGAGGAGTGGATCGAAGAAATCCGTCAGGGTGATTTTACCCTGACGGTGGAGGCGGAGAAGGAGGCGGAAGACTCTTTCGACGTCGCGTCATGGGATACGTTTGAGTTGTCAGAAGACTGGGTCGAGGAACTCCGCCAGGAGGACCTCGACCTGACAGCGCAGGGAAACAGTCTGAAGTGGAAAGACACTTTGGACTGAGGAAAAAAGACTCGCACCGTATGGTCCGCGGGTCTTTTTTTTAGCTGTTGGAACTTCAAAAACTTGCGCTCCCGCTGGAAGAAACTTGCACTCTATTTCTCGGAAGTATCGTAGAACAGGGAACATAGTCGGAAACGGGCGCAAGTTTTTATTTGCGCCGGCGCAAGTTTCTACCCCCTTGTAATTTATTGTCTTCCCGCTATAATCAGGAAGGGAGGGGATCATGTTTGATGTAAAGGAATTTCAGGATTTTGAGTTGTTTCGGCGGGTGTCGGAACTGTTGTCTTATCGGTCGGAGGTTCAGGATCTGGATCCGATCGCGGCGCAGCTGCATGAGATGTTTTTTATGGCGGAGTGTGTCGCTTCCGCCCGGATAGAGGGAAATCATACGACCATCACAGATTATCTTTTGAGGGACAGGACCCTAGAGGATACGGACCTGCACAAGCAGATCACGAATATTCTCTCCGCGATCCGGTTCGTACAGGATACGGCGGATGTAAGGCTGGACGTAGGCTACATTCGGGAGCTTCATCGGCGGGTGACGGAGGGACTTCAGGAGGAAGGGGACAGGAATCCGGGCTGTTTCAGAAGCGCGGAAGTTCGTATTCAGGGCGCGGATGTGTGTCCGCCTTCTGCGGGGGATGTACCGGACAGGATCCATCAGCTGGTACAGGAGATCAACGCTCCCTGCGAGCCGCTGGTTTATCTGTTGAAGACGCTTTGGGCGCACCATGCTTTTACGGTCATTCATCCGTTTGAGAACGGGAACGGCAGGACAGCCAGGCTCCTGACTTACGCCATGCTTGCGCGGGCGGGGCTGACGACGGTCAACGGCTGGGCGCTTCATCCGTCGGTGATCTTCAGTTACGACCGGGAAGCGTACTATCATCATCTGACTTTGGCGGACAGGGGAGACATATCCGCGTGGATGAGGTACATGGCGGACGGGCTGGTCCAGAATATCCGGGGACTGGTGTCTCTGGGCACACAGCAGGAAGTCGCGCGGAAGAATCTGGCTCCGCTTCTGCGGAAACTGGCTCCGGGAGACTGCGCTCCCATACTGGTATTGGCTCTGTGTGTTCCAGGAGGGATACGTCCGGCGGATGTCAAGAAGATATTGCCGGACTGGTCGGAGTTTGCGGTCAGCCGAAGGCTTCGTTCTCTGCGGGAGTCCGGATGGCTGAAGCGCGATATTAATAACAGGAGGATCCATCACCTCCAGCTTTTGGGCTGCAAGCCGCTGCTTCGGGCGATGATGGAGTTCTTTAACCGGAAAGGACTGCTTCTGGACGATCAGGTCATGCGGTGAACATGGGCGTAGGTGCCTAATCCTGTGGAAGAGACTTCGGTTTCTTCTTCCGGACCTTCCGGCGTGACGGTTTCCAGTTTCACGTTGAGTATTTCCTGAATACGGGCAAGCTCGCAGGGGTCGGTAATGGGGCGGGCATTGAGGATTCCCTGCCGGTGGATATGGTCCAACATTTCTTTCGGGAGTGTTTCGATGTCCGCGCGGGTGAGATCGTCTTCGGTACGGACCGTGACGGCGCAGGGACGGTTCAGGAACGTTACCGGGCAGCACAGTCCGGTGTATCCCCGGTCCAGAACCAGTGCAGGGACATCCCAGGTGAGGTCCTTTTCACTGACTTCCGTTCCGGTCATGGCACTTAGTCCCCGAAACAGTGTTCCTGCGGACGGTCCGTTGACCAGGGCATCCAGCAGAGCATTCAGGAATGCCTTGCTTTGCTCGCTGGAGGGTGTTTTCAGTCCGAGCAGGTAGCCGAACTGCCGGTAGAGGTCCTCCTTATCGAGCCGGGCATTCTTCAGCCAGACTCTTTTCAGACCGGCCGGGACAGAAAACGAGCGTGTATCCGGGTGCAGTTCCCACGATGGGTCGGTAATGCGGTCGGTCACTGCCTCAAAGGAGACGATCTCTTCCGGTATCGTGACGCTGACGGTCCCGAGAGCCTGATCAAAGAGTCCGGCTTCATCGAAAACCGCTCCGGAATCCCAGGTCTGGACAGTTTCGGACTCGGCAATATCGAGCGGATACCAGAATTTCAGCCGATACACATCGATCGTATGTCTTGAGAGCGCATTTTCCAGCTCCCGGACTTCCTGATCGGTCTGTTTCTGGACTTCTGCCAGCGCGTAAACGAGTTGACGGACAGCCGGAACTTCATTCCAGAAGCCTCCGAGTGCCTGAAAGAGCTGATTTTTCATTGGATCCTCCATGATTTACAGAGACTGTGGTGCAGATAGACGCCGGTCTGTCCCAGTTCGGTAACAGGGACCGTCAAAGAGCCTGCCAGAGTGCGTCCGGCGAAGAGTTCTCCGGTGAGCTGATGGTTTTCAACAGCTAAAATAAAAGTCAGTTCCGGCTGCCGGGTACTCAGAGGCAGTGTTTTGGAGCCCAACCGCAGGGTCTCTCCGTCGTAGGAGAAGAGCGAGAAGCGATCCGGATTCAGGATCCCGTAGACGATACCGCACGTTCCGTCCTGAGAGCGGGTGAACGAGGCGGAAACATAGCTGCCGTGCGTATCCGTGACAGCGACAGCCGGTTCAATGCTCTCGCTTTGGAGTCCGACGCCGGAAAGATAGCTCAGACCGGTCCCGGTCAGGGGATAGAAGTCCTCCGGGAGCACGCCGGGGCGGTTCAGGCGGTAGGGGATGACGTCTTCCGAGGTTTCTTCACAGGGATCCTGCCCGCAGCGTCCGAAATTCATCGGTTCCCGCTCCTGCTTTTCATCCTGAATGGTGAGCTGGACGCCCTGACAGAGGTTATCCTGACATCTTTCCTTCTCTTCCGTACTTCCGAAGAACTGGAGTGCGGTGTAGGCGTAGAGATCAGAGGCAGAGGCGTCCGTCACCAGCCGGATCTGGACGTTTCCGGTCTCATCCGGCACAGCGCCTCCCAGTGAAGTGATGCAGTTGCAGTCGCCGTTCTCAGGACGCTGGTCACATTCTCCCCGGTAAGGTCCTGTCGGGTCTCCGTCTCCGGTGTCGGAGGGGGACAGATGAAAGACCAGCGCCTGTACTTCTTCCAGACCTTCTCCGGAGATGCCCTGTGCGCGGGTCTCGCCGAGGTAAACCGTCTCTTTTCGTATGGTGACTGCCGTTCCTGCCTCAAAAACGATGTCGCCGGTCAGACGATGGTTCCGGATGCCGAGGGAGGGGACAGGCCACGGCTTCAGGCGGACGATACAGGAGGGGGAGATTCCGCTTTGAGAGGGGGAATCGAAGCGCCATTGCCCCTTTTCCTGAGTATGCCCGAACGCGATGACCCCCTGCAGGCTGTCGTGGAAGCATTCCAGCGGGTAATGGGTCAACGGAGCGACCGGCTGCGGCAGCGCGACGGCTGCTTCGGTACCGAACTGGGAGGCGATGACGACGCTGATCAGGTATTCCGAGCAGGTGACGCCTGAAATGTAGAATATTTTCTCGTTTTCAGCGGACATCAGCCGAATATCGGTGATCAGCGCGGTCGGGAGCGCGTTTCCGGACAGGTCATAGCCGGAAGCATTGCTGTCCAGCGGGTATTTTACTTCTTCATTGCCTGCATACCAGGCTGCATTATAGATTTCCTGCATTTTTTATGCCTCTTCTTCTCCTTTGCAGGGCCAGTAGCGCTGCTTGATCTCGAAGATCTTCTTTCGGATGGTCTCTGCGTCTTCTTTTCGGGGTGCCGGGTCCATGATGGAGTCTTCATCGATGACACAGTTCAGGTTTACGGTAGTTTTCTGGGTACCGGAGAGGTACGGACCGCCCAGCTGCCGGTATTCCAGCGGTATTTCCGAGCCGTGAGCGAAGAAATCGATGTGTCCGGAGTCCAGCGTGAACTGGATACGGTAGTTTTCCGAGAATGTTTCCTCTTTATCGTCGAGAATGATCTGGTAGATGCCGTGCCAGTAGACGGTCTCGCCTGCCGGGACGCAGTACCACTCCATGAACGGGCTGTTTTTGAACCATTTCTCGAAAAGGTCCGGTGTTTTGGTGTCTCCTTCCGCGATCAGGTTCCCGTTTTCGTCCGTCAGGGTGCGATTTGCCTCCGTGACGGCTTCTCTTTCGTTTGTTTCCTCGTCATAGTGCCCCTGCCAGAGCAGGTAGACTTCGCTGTCGGCAGAAACGTCGCTGAATGTCTTGGTTCCTTCGGACGCGAAGACTGCTTTCAGCCTCCGGACCAGCTTTTTCTGCTCCGGGTCATAGTGCGTGACCCACTGCGGTACCTGATTTCCCTCAAACTGGTAGTTGGAGATGATCTGCCGGACGAGTTTCAGGCTTCCTTCTCCTTCCAGTATCTCCGCATGACTGTTTATCTTGATGAAAGAGGCTGCCTGAGAGTGCAGGTTGGTGATGGCCGCCCGGACTTCGATCAGGGGACAGCTTTGCGCCAGTCCAATGACGCTGGCAGCCGCCGTGCCGGTACAATCGGGGATACTCTGCCACAGTTTTACGAGTTTATCGTGCTGTTCCCGCAGCCAGCGTGCTTTTCCGCCTATCTCACGGTAGGCGTCGGCTACCTTATTGAGGTATTCCGCGAAAGCCGTCATGTCTTCGCAGGTACAGCAGGGTTCATTGGTGTTTGCGAGCTGAAGATGCCCGCATCCGACCGCTAACGTCTGTCCGTTGACAGTAGGCAGGAAGACAGCTCCGTCTGCATTGGGCTTTACTCCGTTGATGCTGCGCAGAAGGAACTTTTTTTCGACCTCTTCACAGGGGACCGTGACTTTTCCTGTTCCGGCACCGGGTACAGCATCCAGTGTGAGCTGATTCTCGCTGCGGAAGTCTTCTCTGGGAGTGCTTCCGAGCTGGATATTGGTTCCGGCAGCGATCTCTATCCTGCCGGAATGTCCATTGACCGTGCGGATCCTCGGCGGGACGCAGTAAACGGCTCGCAGGTCCAGAACGGCGTGTTCCGGGAGGAGAACGTCCGGGAAATTCCGCTGATTATTAATAACCATCTTGACCTGAACCGTAGCGGAAGTCCAGGTATAGAGCGTGTAGGCGCCGAAGGGAAGGATCTCCGCTTCTTCGGAGTCCAGAACCGGCTGTCCGCTGCAGGTTTCCAGCCGGAGATGTCCTTTGGGCGTGATGCGGGCTATCCGCAGGGGAAGGTCATACTCAAAGCGCGGATCTTCATGACTGACGGTCATGTCGGCGATGAGGAACTGAATATCCGGCGACGGATCCACAAGCGGATAGTGGTCGCCGTACTGAATATGAGAAATACCGACCGGCATAAAATCCTCCTTTATTTTAGATTCTGAAGATTTTAGCATAATTCTGCATTTTCTGCTTGCTTTCGGAAATGGTTTCTTTATCAGATAAGTAAAGAGGTCGAACGCGGTCTCTCAGGTTAGGCGATGTAAGACCTGCTTCGGCAGGCAGACGCCGTTTGAGCCTGGAAGCGCCCTTGAGGCGCGTGCGGGTCCCAAAAAAGGGACCGCCCCAATATACTGCGTGACGCAAAGGGTAAAGATACAATATACTGGTGTGAAGCCCGCGCGTGAGTTGGGGTTTCCAAGGCTGGTATTCATGAAGAGAGCCAGAGCGGGTGAAGCCCGCGCGTGAGTTGGGGTTTCTGGATCCGTTTTTCTCTTCCCCCTTTGGTCGAGGTGAAGCCCGCGCGTGAGTTGGGGTTTCTGTAGAGCCGTGGCCCTCGTCGATACCCTGCGGGTGAAGCCCGCGCGTGAGTTGGGGTTTCTACACCCTTTTTGAAGGACAGCCACGCCAATGTGTGAAGCCCGCGCGTGAGTTGGGGTTTCTAACCATAAGAGGAAAAGAAAAGTGTAACGAAAGTGAAGCCCGTGCGGGAGTTGGTTTTTTTGGGGGAAGTGACGCAAGACGCGCCGCCTCCCAAATGAAGTCTGTGCCCGGGCCGAGGTCTCCGCTGTCTGCCGTAAGCTGGCGGAGCCAATACGCGGGCATGGTTTCCGTTTTCTTTCAGTTATCCAGGATCCTCGGATAACTGCCTGAGTCCTGATGGACTGTTTTTTTTGAGAGACATGGCGCGGAAGCGCTTATTTTTTTTAGGAGATGTGACAATGCGCGGTTATCGATTCAAGCTCTATACCAAGGCGAAGGAGCGGAGGCAGCTGTCGGATATGATGTATTTGTGCGGAAAGTACTATAACCGCTGTATCAGGATCTGCCGGCTTTATTACCGCAGGACCGGCAGGAACATTTTTGTGGACCATAAGCAGTACGCGCTGTCTTATTATTTGACGGAAACCCGGAAACGCGCGAAGGCGAGGGGGAACGGGAATATTCGGAAGTATGACGCGATACCTCGCGACACCCTGTGTAACATTCACAAGCGCATCCGTCTTTCCTACAATCAGTTTTTCAGAAACCTGAAGCAGAAGCGCAGAGCGTCGCCTCCGAAGTTCCAGCGTGTTCGCGAGTACGGCACGCTCTTTTTTCAGCCGGGCAAAGGCGCGGCTGTACTTCCTGACGATCAGATCCGGGTAGGAAAGACAAGGTATCGCTACTTCCGTAATCAGCAGTGGACAGGACAGGTGAAGACGATGACAGTCACACGGGACGCCTGCGGTGATTTCTGGGTATCCCTGACGGTAGACGAGACACGGACGGAGCAGATGCCAAACTATGGGCGTTCCGTCGGTTTTGACTTCGGGATCAAGACTTTCCTGACAGGCAGTGATGGTTCTTCCTTTGAGGCGCCGCAGTATTTCAGGGAGTCGCTCAAGGAGCTGGCGAAGCTCCAGAAGCAGTTTGCCGGAAAGGAGCGGAGATCTAATAAGCGGGAGGCAATGAGGCTTAAAATAGCGAGACTTCACCGCAAGATCCGGCATCAGCGGGAGCATTTTCAGTGGGAGCTGAGTAACCGTCTTTTGGAGAAGTATGATATAATCTGTTTCGAGACGCTGAACCTTCAGGGGATGAGCCGCAGTTTCGGCAGGAAGATCGGCGAATATGCTCTGTACAGCTTTATTCAGAAGCTGACGTACCTTGCGGAAGCCGCGGGAAAGACCATCATACAGATAGACAGGATGTTCCCGTCTTCGAAACTCTGTTCCTGCTGCGGGTTTAAGAATACGGAGCTGACATTAAGCGACAGGGAGTGGACCTGCCCGCAGTGCGGCAGAAAGCACGACCGGGACATCAATGCCGCTATTAATATACATAACGAAGGAATGGCCCTTTACCATAATCAGGAGAAAGCATGTCCAAAGACAGAGTAGAAGAGTATCTCGGAAAGAGAGACTGGCGCATTCAGGAGAATGCCAATTCCAATTACTGTTATCAGAGTCTGATCAGCCACGTTGCCGGGGCGGCGATCGCGGAGCATACCCTGGAGAATGTATATCCGAAAGAGATAGCGGACCTGCATCGGGACGGCAGTATGCACATCCACGACCTTTCCAACGGCATTGTTCCCTACTGTGCGGGCTGGTCGTTCATGGATATTCTCCTGAAGGGTTTTGAGGGCGGACCGGGACGCTTGAGGAGTGCGCCTGCGAAGCATCTGGATTCCATACTTGCCCAGCTGATGAACTTCCTGATCACATTGCAGGGTGAGTGGGCGGGAGCGCAGGCGATCAACTCCTTCGATACCTTTCTGGCTCCGTTCGTCCGTGCGGACAACCTGACGTATGAGCAGGTCCGGCAGGATATTCAGCGGTTCGTGTTCATGCTTAACACCGGAATGCGTCTTGGGCAGGCGAGTTTCACCAACGTAACGCTGGACTGGAACTGTCCGAAGGACCTGAAGGACACGCCGGTCATTATTGGCGGGGAACCTCACGACGAGTGGACGTATGGGGATTTCCCGGAAGAGATGGCGATGATCAACCGCGCTTTTCTGGAAGTGATGCTTGAAGGGGACGCCGACGGGCGCATCTTTTCCTTCCCCATCCCGACGTACAGCATGACGCCTGATTTTGACTGGAAGGATGAGAATGCCCGGCTTTTATTTTTAGCTACGGGCAAGTACGGGCTGCCGTATTTCCAGAATTTCATCAGTTCCGACCGGGACCCCAGTGAAGTGCGCAGCATGTGCTGCCGTCTTCAGCTTTCCCTCAAGGATCTTCGCCATAAGGGAGGCGGACTGTTCGGCTCCGGCGACAAGACAGGAAGCATTGGCGTAGTGACGCTGAACCTGCCGCGGATCGGGTATCTCGCGAAGGATAAGGAGGACTTCAGGGCACGGCTGGGATCCCTGCTGGACAGTGCCATGCAGGCTCTGGAACTTAAGCGCGGGGAAGTGTCGAAGAACTTCGAGAACGGGCTGATGCCTTATTCCAAGATCTACCTTGGTACGCTGGATAATCACTTCCATACCATCGGCACGATCGGGATGCACGAGATGTGCATGAACTTCCTGGGAAAGGGGATCGAGACAGAAGAAGGACGCGCTTTTGCACTGGAGGTCCTGGAAATGATCCGGGAACGCCTCCAGGAATTTCAGGAAAAAACAGGGCACCTGTATAATCTGGAAGGTGTCCCGGGCGAGGGAACTTCGTATCGTCTTGCGAAGGAAGACAGAGACCGGTATCCGGAAATGTACACATCGGGAACGGAGGTGCCGTACTACACGAATTCCTCTCAGCTTCCGGTCGGCTACACGGATGACTTGTTTGAGGCATTGCGGCATCAGGATGAACTCCAGTGCGCCTATACCGGCGGAACGGTCTTTCATGCCTATATAGGCGAGCAGGTCGAGGATCCGGAGACAGTGGGCAATCTGGTCCGCAAGGTCTTTGAGCACTTCCGTATGCCGTATTTCTCCCTGACGCCGACATTCAGTATTTGTCCCGTGCACGGCTACATCCCGGGTGATCACGAGACGTGTCCTTACGATACCTGAGGTATTCAATGATCAATTTTCATTTATTGTATAAGGCCGCGCAGGCGGAGCGGATGCTGAAAGAAGCAGGTCCTGCTCCGGGTCCTGCACAGCGGGCAGCGGGTCCTGTGAAGAATCCGGCGGCAGTGCCGGCTCCGAGGATGAGCACTCTGGATGTTTTGGCGCGGCAGAACGCCAGACCGACGGCGGCGGGTCCTCCGCCGGGATGGGTCCCGCCTTCCATGCGAAATATCGGACCCGTACCGGTCCCGCGCAGTCCGCAGGGCGGTCCGGCTCCGAAAAGGGTGTACATTCCGCCTGTGCGTCAGGTTCCTGGATCTGTTACAGGTCCGGGCCGCAAGTTTGCGGCGCTTATAACAAAGGAGACGGAGGCGCAGAACAGGTATCTACGGGATCCTGCTTCTTTAGTGGAGGGGACACAGCAGGCAGAAGAGGCGTGGCGGGCTGCAGCAGAGAGGGCACAGCGGGAGTATTATCGGAAGCTGTGGGCGGAGGATAAGAAACTGGATCCGACACGGCCGCGCTGGTATCACGGCACTCCGCAGACCGGCTTGTATCCTGTACCGCGTTCGGAGAGAGCTTATCTGGATCGGACGTTTCCTTCGGGCGGCGGATGGACAGGTGAAGGTATCCACGGTACCCACGAGTTTGTGCTGCGTACTACACCGGATGAGCTGCCGTATGCGTTGGGAGTTATAGAGCGGTATTCGAAGCATCACGGGGTACGGGTGGCACCCACAACACCGCGGGCTATAAGCGATGGAGCGGAGCAGACAGCGCTCTCGCTGCTTAAGTGGTGTCCGCGTGGCTTTATTATGCCTTCTCCTCTCAATACTGGTGCCGTGTGGTCAGGCCCGGGTGATCGCGATATGGACTCGTTTTATAAAGAAGACGACGGCAAGAAGATTGAGCGTTGGGACGGAACCGCGTACGACTATGGAACACGAAGGCGCAGGGCAGATCAGGCTGACGACGACAATTTTTATAATATAGGGACACCGACCCGGTACTCGGATAATGTTAGTCTTGGTGGCAAACAGTGGGAGCCTGTGCGGGGAAATGTCAAGCCTCCGGCGGCTAAGCGGTAGATTTAAGACCCGATTCCTGTCGGGTCTTTTTTTATCTCTTGCAGACAGGCGGTTTTTACATAACATAGAGAGGAGTTATTAATAAAAGGAGGTTTTTATGGACACGAAACGAAGCACGGTCGAGGAGCTGCTTGCCCGGTTGGCTATTGCGGCGGACACGATCGACGACTGTCTGGTCTTCTTGAGGAGAGCGCAGCTGCGCTCAGATGAGCAGATAATGGCGGAAGCAAACCTGGGCATGGGGCTGCATTGCCTGTGGGAGACGCTTTCACACGCACAGACAAAGGAACAGGGGAGGATTAAAGATGACACTGTCAGCGGATGAGTACAGGAGCAGTCCCTCGCGGATATTCAACGGGTATGCCTGCGGGATGCCGTGCAAGGAACAGGAACAGGTGCAGGCGATCCTGAAATACATGTCGAAAAAGAAGAACTTCACCGTGGGAGGGGAACGGATGCACTTTTTGGCATGGGCAGTCAGGGAGCTTATCGAGAGCCGGGCGGTCTATGCGAAAGGGTCGCCGTTTAAGAGATGGCTTCGGGAATGGGCTTCGAAGATGCGCCCGTCCTGGTATGTCACGCCGCAGGACGGGGGTCCGCTGGGGAACGATTCCTACGAGCGGGCGATAGCGGAGACAGTCGCGGATCTGGTCAGGCTCCTTTATCCGGAAGAGCTGGAGGACTGGCTGCCGAAAGAGGCATGGAAGCGTTGAACAGCAAGGGCAGGGATGCCCTTCTTTTTTTTACTTAAAAACATAGGTTTTTGAGGCATATACCATGAGCAACTTATGGTGAGCTGTAAATGATCGCTTTTTTGAAGGAGAAAGTATGAAAAGAGTAGTTGTGTTTATGGGTATTCTTTTGGCGTCTACTGTTACTGTTACTGCTGGCGAGTTTCCTAAGGGTATTGGGCGGATTATTGCTGGCAACCCGCCGCGGGAGAAGCCGGTAAAAAAAGAAAAAGTTCTGCCCGATGATCTCGGGCGGATCGTCGCTGGCAACCCGCCGCGGGAGGAGCCGGCAAAGAAAAATAAGGAGGCGAGAGTTGTGACGGACGAATTGGTCCGCACAATGCTCGGGCTGCCTCCAGCGCCGGAGAAAGAGAGCCCGGTGCGGAAGATGGATCCGGAAGAACGGATCCAAATTCTGATTGGACCCCCTCCGGCGCCGCAGCCGGATCCGTGGCATCCTGAGTGGAAAGGAGGTCTGGGGTGATCCGGTCCTTCTTTTTCCATCTGATGCTGTTAGTGGCTCTGCCGTTCTTCTGGACGGCGGAGCCGCAGCCGGTTCAAGCCACGGTGCCGGCTGTTACGGACGAGGTATGGCAGTTAAATTGGTTCGTAGCCTGTCTGAATAGGGTGGGGCTGGAATACTCCGCAGAGGAGGATGACCGGCTCCGGGACAGGGTGCTGAATTATACACTCTGGCTGCTGGAAACGCGGCCGGAAAGCTACTATTGGGTCTACGACTCTAAGACGGGAGTTTTAGAGAAGTTTGACCCGATGACAGGAACTCTGTGCTTGTCGTCGCTTTGCCGCGACGCGGGCACGCTGCGCCTCTTTCCTCTGGAGGCGCAGATCGTATGGGATATGTATAAGGTCCCGTATGATCATCGGCAATACAGTACAGCCTGGGTCCTCTTGAAGGCTCAGACTGAATACTGTGTTGCCCGTGAGCCGGGGCGGTTCCGGCTTTGGATACTCGCGACGGAGGAACAACTCCGGAACGAGTACCCGGGTATTTTCCGGCATGAACCGGAGATCCGGGATAGAACAGAAGAATAAGGATAAGGATAAGTAGACCCGGCAGTGTGCCGGGTTTTTTTCGTTTTCATTTAGCGGAGGCGCGTAGGGCGCTCCGTGTAATTTTAAGGAGAAAAATATGTTGTATTCTGAATTCGCTAAGAGTTTTAATAAGAAAGCCATTATGTACATTCATAATGGCGGATTCCATGCTGATGACGTTCTGGCTGTAGCACTGGTGAAGGCGGTGCTGCCCAGCGTTTGCTGGAAGCGGACCCGGCACGTCCCGGACGGTGCCTTCGCGGTGGATGTTGGTGGTGGTCCATACGACCACCACTCCGTGCCGCGCCCGCGGTGGGAGGAGTATGACGCCCCGCATTGCGGGGCATCCCGTTTGTGGGTCGACCCCTTCTTTCAGGAGGTCTTCACTCGCCGGTTCGGCGTCGGACCGGCGGGAAGGCGGTGGATGGAAGAGACCCTCTTCCTTCCGATTTGTCGGGAGGACAATGGACTGCCCAGCCAGGGCACCAATTTATTGGGTGTAGTCAGGCATATGAACCCTGGCTGGGACGCGGTCCCGGACCAGGATTTCGAAGATACTTGCTTCGCCGAGGCCGTGGCCTTGGCGGAGAAGGTGCTGGAGGCTTGTATCAATCAAGCTCGGTGCGTCGACAGGGCCCAGTACGTCCTGGAGGATATTCCGGACGAGGAGATCGTCCGGATCCCCGCCGGGTTGTCCGGCTGGAAGGACCGTTTGTCCGGTAAGATCACGAAATTCGTGATCTATCCGGCTTTATCCGGTGGATGGTCGGTGCAAGCCGTACCACCCGCGGCGGACCGGGTGACGGAACAAAAGATTCCGCACCCGGCGTCCTGGCGAGGACTTCGCAACGAAGCCCTCTCGGAAGCCTCCGGACTTCCTGGCGGTATATTTTGCCACGCGTCTGGCTTCCTGTCTATCTGGCTGACGGAAGCGGACGCGTGGCGGGCAGCCCGTTGGATGGTACACAACTCCGGTTCGATTTATGAACCGGAATTGTTTACGGAGGATGCCCTTGCGGATCTTCGGGACGACGACGTCCAGAAAATTCCCCCGGGACTTAAGGGCTGGGAGCCAATCCTGGCAAACTTCGCGAAGGCGAAGTTCGTGATCGATTGGTATCTTGGCGCCTGGCGGATCCGCGGTGTACCGTCAAGCCCGGAGCCAGGGGCGCCGGTTAAAGTGCCGTTCCCGAAAGAATGGCACAACAAGATAGAAGGGGAGCTGGTCCGGGAGACCGGTCTACCCGCCGCGATAGAGTGTCAAGAGGATTATGCCCTCTGGGGTACGATTCTTGACGCGCTGGATGCCGCGCGCCTGGCGATCAAGTTGTTTGAGGGTGACTCGAAAGAGTAACCTTCGCGAGACCCCAGTCCTCCGGGGGTGTAATAAATACGGAGTTTTTGTTTTTCTATTTTTTTCAGGAGAGAAACATGAACGAACAAGACGTTCTGAAGGTCCATGGGTCCCTGTCGACACTGCGTCAGCAGTTTCACGAGTTGGAAGATAAAATCGCCGAGTTGCTGGCGAATTTTTATGTCTCCCTCAAGTGGACTCAGCTGGACCTCGACGAAGAGTTGGGGCTGCGGGACGCACTGGAGCTGTTGACAGCCGAGCAGGCTGAAGAGCTGTAGTCTGTTCATAGCCGTGGTGAGGAGTCGTAGGGACCCTCGCCGCGTTTCTCTTTTTTTACCTATTGGAACTCTTTACAGGTTTGGTTTTTCTTTTATCATAGAAGGAGACACGATACTTTACAGAAAGGGAATGAGATGGGAGTTGGGAATTTACATGGCTTAGAGAAATGCAGTCTGGTAGACTATCCGGGAAAGATCTCGGCAGTTCTTTTTTTCGGAGGCTGCAATCTGCGGTGCCCGTTCTGTCACAATCCGGCGCTGGTGCTGGATCCGGACAGTCAGCCGCAGGTGTCGTTTAATGAGTACATCCGGTTCCTGAACGGGCGTAAGGGATTACTGGACATGATCGTCTTTTCCGGAGGCGAACCGACATTGTGTCCAGATCTTGGGGAGTGGATCTCCGCCGCGAAGACACGGCATTTTGACACGAAGTTGGACACGAACGGAACAAGACCGGAGATCGTGCGGAAGGTGCTGGATGAGCTGAGCCACCTGTCGCTGGACTTTAAGACCGCTCCGGATCGGATGAGCGAGCTGGGAATGGATTTTCAGGAGAAGTGGCTGGAGACGCTGGATCTGGCGTGCTCCGCCCCGAACATCCAGCTGGAAGTCCGCACGACGATCCATCCGCAGATCCAGACGGCGGAAGACTTGAAGGCAATGGGCGTGCTTCTGAAAGAGCGCGGCATTACCCACTGGGTCTGGCAGCAGTTCCGCCGGATCGAGACGGTCGCGGCGGGTTTTGAGACATTGCCGATCTACACGCCGGATAACCTGTTCGATATGGCGGAAGAGATCCATTGTGATGAACTTCAAATCAAGATTCGCGGTATATAAAAGAAGGGATCTGAAAAGGATCCCTTTTTTTTCGGGTGTGCTATTTACGAGGAAGGCGGTCTTTGTTGGCAAAGTAGTAACACACAAAGGGTAACTCGAGCAGGAAACCGATGACAGAGAGCAGGTTAGGAATGAGGCAAATAAAAAACATCCAGGTAAACATACGCAGTGCGGCGTAGGGGTTTCGATAGAACGCTGTCCTGTTACAGTTCTTGTTATTTTTTCAGGAATTTGTTAAACTTTTCTTCTGTGAGGGAAGTTTATGGATCATGAAAGGCTTAAATCGGCACTGGAGTTATTGTGGGACATTCCCGGGGAATGGACCTGCGGGGAACTGATGTCCCGGTATCCGTCCTTTATCGATGCGCTGGCGGATGTGCTTCACGCGGCGGGCTACCGGTTTCCGCGGGTATTCTCGTGGGTGCATGAGATCGCGTCCTGGGCAGTGACCGCGGAGAAGGACAGGAAGTATTATCATATCTACCGGGCAATGGATCATCTTCCGGCGATGGACTCTGAATCGCTTTCGGAGGAGGAGTTTCGGCGGCGGATCGTTCGGTTATTAATAACCTTCGCGGAGCGTCCCGTACCGGGACAGGATCTTCGGGAGACACACCGGAGGACAGCCTACTTCTCCGCTCTGGTGCGGATACTGGATCACCTGAAGCTCTGGGACAGCTCTCTGGCGGAGACGCAGGCATTGATCCGGGATATGAGATGGGGGCGGGTCACAAAAGACGGCATGGACAGGATCGAAGGACAGCTGAATGGATAACTTGAAGGATTTTCGGGAAGTCGGGGATATTGAAGCTACCCGGCAGGCGATCTGGGATCAGGCATTGGAAGCGGCATCCTCGCTGGAGCCGGTGAGCAACAGCCGATACACACTGGGGCTGACGGACGTCCGCTGGCAGGGAAAGGACGTCTTCCCGAAGGCGGAGCATAAAAAGGCTCTGATGAACGGGACCTATCTGACCCGAAAACTCTCCGGAACGTGGACGCTTACAGACAACGCTACCGGACAGCAGGTCGCCAAACGCCGTACGGTCATTGCGCACGTGCCGTATATGACAGATATGGGGACCTTTGTACGCGGCGGGAATGACTACACGCTGGCGCACCAGCTGCGTCTGAAGCCGGGGGTCTACACCCGCTGGCTGGATAACGGTGAGCTGGAAGCGCATGTGAACGTTTCCAGGGGGCTGGGGCACAAGATCTATCTGGATCCGGCGTCCGGTATCTTCAAGCTCAAGATGGGGCAGGCTTCTGTTCCGGTAGCCGATGCACTGGAGATCCTCGGTGCTCCGCAGGATAAAATGCGCAAGGCGTGGGGCGAGGAGCTTTACCGGCAAAATACATTCAAGCGCGATCCGAAAGCGCTCAACAAGCTCTACGAAAAACTGACTTACGGCAAGGGTGAGGCGCAGACGCAGGAAGAGAAGAAGCTCGCCATTCAGCAGGCATTCGCAAAGATGGGGCTGGATCCGCAGGTCTCGCAGGTGACGCTCGGTAAGCCGTACTCGGTCGTAGATCCGGATGTTATTCTGGATACGACCGCCAAGCTCCTGCGCATCAACAAGGGGCTTCAGGATACGGATTCCCGCGACGACATGGCTTTTCAGCGTCTGTTTGGTCCGGAGGATCTCATCGCGGATAAAATACGCTCTTCCGGTAATCTGATGCGGCAGTATCTCTGGCGGGCATCTCAGCGAAATGCACTGGATAAGATACCTGCGGGAGCTTTTGACGCGAATGTGGACAGTGTACTTATCGGCACGGGGCTGGGAATGCCTATCGAAGGGATCAACCCGATCGAAACGTTCGATAACCAGTTCCGCGTAACGCGCCTTGGCGAGGGCGGTATCGCTTCGCTGGACGCGATCCCGGCTTCTGCCAGAAACGTGCATCCTTCCCAGATGGGACTGATCGACCCGATCCGTACGCCGGAATCGCTGAAAGTCGGTGTGGATGCCCGTCTTGCCGGAAACGTCCGCAAGGGAAAGGACGGGCAGATCTACACACGGCTTCTGGATAAGAAAGGAAACAGTCAGTGGCGGTCTGCTACGGATATTGCGCAGTATGCCGTAGCGTTTCCGGGAGCGATGCAGTCGCCGTATAACTTCGTTCCGTGCGTGAAGGCCGGACGGATGCTGATGCTTCCGAAGGCGGAGATCGACTTTGCCTATCCGAATATGCAGTCGGCGCAGCATGCTACCGGGCGGCTGGTGCCGATGACTGCCAACGTAAAAGGGCAGCGTGCCGTGATGGCCGCCAGAATGCTGACGCAGGCGCTTCCGCTTCAGAACGCGGAGGCTCCGCTGGTCCAGACCGGGATGCCGGATGAGGAAGACAAGAGCTACGAGGAGCACTACGGCTCCCGCTTTGGGGCGATCCGAGCTACGGAACCGTGTCAGGTCATTGACGCGGGTCCGGATAAGGTGACGGTACGCACGAGGTCAGGAGAGACCAAAGATATTGAACTCTATCGGGATCTGGTATTCAACCGAAAGACGGGACTGTCTCAGCAGGCGGTAGTCCAGCCCGGCACGGTCCTGAAGCCGGGGGACCTGATCGCGCGTTCCAACTTCACGGACGACAAGGGTGCGATGGCTGTCGGGATGAATGCCAGGATCGCGTTCCTGCCGTATCAGGGACTGAACTTTGAAGATGCTATCGTGGTGAGCGAGAGCTTTGCGAAGCGGATGGCGTCGGAGCACTACTACAAGAACCGGCTTGCCGGAGGCTCGGACACGACAGTCGATACCCAGAAATTCCTTGCCATGAAGCCGGGAATGTACACGAAAGAGCAGACGGCGAACTTTACGGAGGATGGTTTGATCAAGCCGGGCACGGTAGTGCGTCCTGGCGATCCGCTTATCCTCGCCGTCACGAAGATCGAACCGACAGAGGCGCAGCGAAAGCTCGGAAGAAAGGCGCATTGGCGGGATTCTTCCGTGAAATGGGAGCACCATGACGACGGGATCGTGACGGATGTCTATCAGGACGCCAAGGGTGCGCAGGTCATCGTAAAATCCCGGCAGGAACTGCAGGTCGCGGATAAGATCTCCGGGCGGTACGGCAATAAGGGAGTCGTTTCCGCCATCGTTCCGGATGCTGAACTGCCTTCTTTGCCGGATGGAAGCAAGCCGGAGGTGCTTATGTCCCCTCTGGCGATCGTTGGACGCGTGAATCCAGGCTTTGTTTTGGAGACTCTGCTCGGAAAAATAGCGAAAGTGACCGGCAAACGCTATGCTCTGAAGGATTTTGGAGGCAGTACGGAGGATGTTGCGCGTTTTGTGGCGGAGGAAGCGAAGAAATACGGCATCAAAGACGTGGAAGACATGATCGATGACTCGGATCCGGACCATCCGAGGGTCATTCCGCAGGTCCTTAACGGCTACACCTACATGATGAAGCTCCATCACTCTGCGGAATCGAAGGCGCAGGGACGCGGAATAGGCTCCTACACCAACGATCTTCAGCCTGCGAAGGGCGGAGATGACGGCGCGAAGAAGATCGGGATGCTGGAACTCTCCGCGCTGCTCAGTCACGGTGCTCTGAGCAACGTCGCGGACATGAAATACGTCAAAGGGCAGGAAAATCTGGACTATTGGCGGCAGTATACCGCCGGATACAACCCGCCGACACCCCGGATCCCTTACGTTTACCACAAGTTCGTGAATTTTTTGAAGGGTTCCGGCATTCACGTGCAGCGGGAAGGCTCCAGAGTCCACATTATGGCGCTGACCGCGAAGGATGTGGACCAGATGACCGGCGATAGAGAGCTGAAAGGGGTCAAAGACCCGCGGACGGGACTCATGACGCTGCCTACAGTCGCCTGGGATGACAATTTGAAGGCACTTCCGGGCGGACTTTTTGATCCGAAGACCACCGGAGGTCACGCAGGGAACCAGTGGTCGTACATTCAGCTCGATCAGCCGTATCCGAACCCTGTCATGGAGCAGCCTTTGCGCTTGATGCTCGGTTTGACAGAGAAAGAATTCCGCGATACACTGGCAGGGAAGCATAAATTATCCACAGGGACAGGTCCGGAAGCGCTTTACGCCGCTGCGAAGGCGCTGAATATCGAAAATGAGCTGATCCGAGCCAGAAATGACATAAAATCGGGCAGAAAAACGTATCGGGACGCTGCGGTCAAGCGGCTGGGCTACCTTAAATCCGCTCAGAGACTCAAACAGGAGCCGAAAGACTGGTTCCTGACGAAAGTTCCGGTCATTCCGCCCTATTTTCGTCCGGTTTCCCAGATGGGCGATAAAAAAATGCCGCTTGTTGCGGATGCGAACTACCTCTACAAACAGCTATTTGAAGCAAATCAGGCTTACAGGTATAATAGGCGCGTGTTTGGTGATGCAGAGTCCGGTGATCTGAGCTTGAACGTCTACGACTCATTCAAAGCGGTAACTGGGCTTGGTGAACCCACTACCTCGGAGCTTCAGCAGAAGGAAGTGAAGGGACTTTTGAAGTCGATATTCGGTTCCGGACCGAAATATTCGATGATGCAGACCCGTTTGCTCGGAACGCCGGTCGATATGGCGGGAAGAGGCGTCGTGGTGCCCAATCCGGACTACGATATGGATACGGTAGGCATTCCGGAGAACATCGCATGGGATACTTACAAGCCGTTTGTGATCCGGGAGCTTCGCAGACACGGCAGAGCGGGCATTCAGGCGATCAATGACGTGGAAAACCGCACGCCGGCAGCCCGTGAGATGCTTCAGAAGGTCATGGCATCACGTCCCGTGCTTGTAAACCGTGCTCCAACGCTCCACAAGTTCGGGATCATGGCTCTAATGCCGAAATTGATCAAAGGGGACGCCATCCGGGTGAATCCATTTGTTTATCCGGGCGCTGCGATGGATAATGACGGCGATACGATGGTTTTTCACGTCCCGTCTACGGATGAAGCGGCGCAGGAAGCGATCGAACGGATGCTTCCATCCAGAAACCTCCTTTCGCCGTCGGATTTTACCGTCATGCCGAAGATCACCAAGGAACATTTGATAGGACTCTACGAATCCACACGCCCCAGACCCGGAACGCCGACCCGAACCTTCCGAAATTCAGCCGATGTCGTCGCCGCCTGGCGCCGGGGCGATCTGGATCCGCATGAGAAAATAAGAGTAATGGAGTAAATAGGGATGAGTCAGTTTACGATGCAGAAGCAGGCACACGTCCGCCTGATCAAGCTGGCGAACGCGGCTGCGGTTATCCGTAGGACGCGCAGGCAGGTGAAATGGGCAAGCGGGACAACACCTGATACCGAGGCTGCTGCACCCAGCGGGGAGGCTACTGCGGCGGCTACGCCCGCGGGACCGCCATCGGAGCCAGTTGTGCCGAACTCGGATACCGGGGGAGACACCAGCTGGCTTGACTGGGCGAAGACGCCGGCGGGTATTGGTACTTTGGCGGGTGTCGGGATCGGCGGAGCGCTGGGTGCTTCTCAGTTCGGTCCTTTAGGCGGACTGGTTGGTGCTGCGGCCGGTGGTTTTGTCGGCAATTATGCTGCGCCGTGGTTTACGTCGGAAGATGAGGAGGGACTTGGTGGTTTGTATATACCGTACACTGCTAACCTGAACTGGTACCCGCAGTCTCCGCCGATCGCCGCTCAGTATGACTGGTCCCGTAAGTGGGATGCCGCGAGGGGCGCAGACCTGGGGTAGATTCCTGATAACATATCACTCTAGGAAGCTGCTTCAGGCGCAGTTGCCAATGTAGAAGAGAGGGCAATACTGATGCAGCCGCCGAACTCTAATGAATTACAGCAGGTCCCGCCAGGGGATGTTCTGACTCTGGAGAGTGCCGGATGGCAGCGTATCCAGTGATTACTTTTTTTTTAGGAGACTAACATGACTACATACATCAAACAGGCTGCAAGCCGAATCAAATTGCACAAGTACGCCAGCGCCGCGAAATGTATCCGCCGGCAGCGTGCCATGGAGAAGTATGCTTACTTCCTGAAGCAGGCCGAAGAAGAGGACAAGAAAGAGGATTCGAAAAGTGACAAGAAGGACGACAAGAAAGACGGTAAAAAGGGACCCGGTTTCTTTAAGACGGTAGGCGGCTATGCGGGTGCTGCTGCTCCGACAGTTGGCGGTGTCGGTCTGGGGTCTCTTTCTGGCTATGGTCTTGCCAAGCTGTTTGGAGCTAAACATCCGTTGCTGTGGAGCCTAGGCGGGGGTGCTGTAGGAGGACTTGCGGTCAATAAAGATCCGATTCTGGATTTGGCAACACTCGGTCTGGGCGCACGTGAGCTTAGTCGGCGCGCTAAAGGGAAGTCTGCGCTGTCGAAAACGACGGGGCTCCTTCCAGCGGAGCAGGAGGCTAACGTTAATGCCGGGTTGGCCAACTTACTCAACTAAAGTCAGACGTGTATGATAAAGGGCAGCGCAGCAATACTTTTCTACGAGGCGTATGATGCGGCAACCGGCTTGCGAAAGCCGGGTGACGCGGCGCAGCATACCGTATTCTATTCCGCGGGAGGCGGTCTGGAGCCGCTCTCTGTAGTGCCGGAGGAACTTTCTTCTTCGGGCGTATATACGTTTACACTTCCTGCGGAGTATACATGGAAGGATACGGCGGTGTGCCTTATCATTTCGGCTTCGGTTGACGTTGTGATTCCACTGATTACGCTTTCGTTTGAGGAGCAGACGGAAAGGGTACCGGATATAACGGCGCTCTGTGCGGAGCTTCCTGCACGCACTGCGGAAGCAGTACATGCCCGCACGCTGTCCTCTGGGCAGTCACTTGCAGAGGCTGTGACAGGGGTCAGTACTAAACTGGCGTCTTATCCCGCAGGAGACGACATTGCCTGTAAGCGGGATATTCCGACGGTGGAATCTTTGTCGGAGGCATTATTAATAACAGACGTAGGTGCTTTGACACCGGCAGCGTATTCCCTCGGTTCCATGGTCCTGGCGGGTTTCTGCTCTACGATGGACCCGCAGACGGGCATTTGGGAGATACGCAAGCCGAACGGTACTCTGGTCGCTTCCAGAAGGTTTTTAACTTCAGATAAGCTGGCACCCGTTGTTGAGGTATACTGAGCGTCTTCGGAACGAAGGGCACGGCCGCTGCTGTCGTGCCTTTTTTTTAGCTGTTGAGGTAATCATGCAAGAGTATTTACAGGCTGCAGAAGATATTGCACAGCTGATACATAAAGGTCGAAAGTATCAGGAGAAGCTGGCAGGTGCGAATCTGGCGGGGGCTTTTGTTTACTGGAAGCCGGAGACCGGTGAATTTTCAGTGAGAGTCACAGGCAGGCGGCAGAGAGAGAAAAGGGCGTTTTATAGTCAGGAACTCTATGCCAGTGGAAATCTGCCGTTTTCCAGTTTTCGTGATGATACGAATGAAGAGAACGGCTGGGTACTGCTTCAGCATCCGTATAGCTATCGCCCGGCAGAGCAGTTGAAGAAATACGCTTCGTTTATCGATACGCCAGCTAAACTTTCGTTGACAGGAGCTTTGCTGGGAGGCGGAGCTTTATTTGGGAAGAGCCTGTATGATACCTGGGATCTTCCGGTTCCTTTCAAGTATAAGCTGCGTCATGCACTAAAGCCTACATTGATTGCAGGCGGGGTTGGGCTTTTGCCCGGGCTAGCGGCGGGTGCGCTTCATAGTTACCAGACGCGTCCTGTATTGGAGGATGGTACCCGCGCTCGAAGACCGGAGGTGGGTTTTTTTCGCGCGATGGGGATGACAGAAGACGAGCTTAAAGACGCCTCGCCAACTTATGCAGTCAAAAAGGAAGTAGAGGAAGCCAGACGACAGGCTTTTGGTAAACGGGCGGAAGTTAATGCCTTTGGGGCTCTGGAGAGAGACGCTTCTTTAATCAATGTAGACACGTTTAATCGTGCGATCTGGGACGACACCCAGAGCGGCTGGATCCAGCCGGACAACGCCCTGCTGGTATCCAGTACGCTGGAGGCTTCCCGCCCGAATAACAGTCCGTTTACTACACCTACTGCCGTAATGGGGACACTGGTAAATGCCGGCATCGGCTGGGCGACATCGGCAGTTGTTGGTAAAACGTTAGGAGCCTTGAGTATACTGTCTCCTGCTGGAGAACAGAAATTACGCGAGATCGGCACATGGGGAGGGATCATCGACGGACTGGGCGGTTCCTTACATTAATTTTGCTTATTGTCATTCGGTTTAGAAGCGGGATTCATGGATTCCGCTTTTTCTTTTTTAGGTGTTTCAGGAGTTTTGCTGGAAAACAGTCCGTTGAATGAATCGGCGGCACTGTTGATCGGCTCCCAGCCTTTCCAGCCGTTTTGTCTTGCGGCACCGTAACCTGCGCCGGCAGCGCCGATAACGGCGGCTCCGGTAAGACCCAGGAGCGGTTTTCCTGCCAGTATTCCGCCCAATGCTACAGGTGCACCCAGTGCCATTGCAGGCGCGGTGTAGTGCATGATGTCAGGTGTGTATGCTTTCGGTTTATGCCTGAAGCTGCCCTGTGCAGGATCCGCGGAATCCTTTGTAAGAATTCCCTCTCGGATAGCATCGGCCAGGGGTCCTCGATACCAACTGTCCGGCAGCATATAATATCCGGCACGCAGTCCGAACCAACCGCCGAGGGTAGCATCCATATCCCGCAGAGCGTTTAACGCGGAGCTGCGTATATTCTGCATACCTGGTGCGGAGAAAAGGCCTGTACGTTTCCCGGCCCACTCATCGACGGCATTTGAGGCAATCATACCCCAGAGGTGCCGGTTTGGCTCGCCGGATGCTCCTGCGCGCATAAGTAGCTGGAGGGCATTGATCTTTCCTCCATGCTGACTCCGCCAGTCGTTAATGTACTCTCGTGTTTTGGGATCAGAAGCCAGGTACAGCTGTTGGATACTGGTGGCGTCTGTCCAGTTGTCGTCCCTACCGGTCAGGTGTATCGGGTCTAGAGAAGGCTGCTGTCCAGCCGTCTTGCATCTTTGCATGGTTTGGGCGTATCTGTTATACTCCGAGAGTTGTTGATAGTAAGTGGTCATAATTTTGGATTCTAAACATGGCTAAGGACACGGGACATTACACTGCACTTGATCATATTATCAAGTTTATCAAAAATGACCAAGCCTCTCCATTACTTCCAGTCGCTGGATTAGGTGCAGGGGCCTTGACCGGGCTGCTGACCAGAAAGCAGCTTCCACAGGAAGAGGTCGGCAAGTATCTGTTACGCTGTACCCTGATGGGCGGATTGACCGGGACAGGTGCGGAACTAGCACGTGTAGGAAGTGCAAAGGGATGGAAACATCTAACACAGGCAAATAATATTCCGGACGGTGTAGGCGGTGTTATTGTGGATAAGCCGCTCGGGAGAGGGTAAAAGGACAAAGCTATGTTAAAAGTCATATCCAGCGATGCCTGGAAGGATAGTTTATGGAGCGACGAGACGCCGCGGTCGGCACTGATCAAGTGTTCGTCGCGCGGGGTGGTGGACCGGAAGTCGTTTGTGAAGCGGGCATGTGCTTCGTCAGACGAACTGCTCGACAAGTTCGCGTCCATGGAGAAGAAGCCGGGTGAAGAATATGTGCATTTGATCGGGCTGGGATCCACGGAAGCATATGGCCCGAACCGGAATGGCGACGGCTTTTCGGAGGAAGCGTGCCGGAAGTATCATCCTACTTTCGTAAAGGATGCGCGGGTCTATCGCGATCACAAAAACACGGATAAGTCCAAGAGCTACGGACTTGTGAAGGCGTCCGCGTTCAATGAGGCCATGTCCCGTGTGGAGCTGATCGTGGCGCTGAACGCTACCGAAGCCGCGGCGCGGGCTAATAACGGCTTGCTGGCGGATAAGGAGATGGAGAAACTGGCAGCCGGGAAGGATCTCCCGGTATCGATGGCCTGTCTTACAAATCCGGACTACCCGATCCTGACGCGTGATAAGGGTTACGTGCCGATCAAGGATATTCAGGTCGGTGATCTTGTGTGGACAAAAGACTCGGGTTGGAAACCAGTAACGGCGTTGAACCGCCGGAGATATACCGGGCAACTTTGCGAACTGCACATAACAGGGCTTCCCTTTCCGCTGGAGCTGACGGCGGATCATCTTATGTGGGCGAAGTGTCTGCGCAGTGACAATCCGCGAAAAGAGATCACACGTTTCTTTGCGGGGGACTCGGCGGAGGCAGGTCCGGAGTGGGTGCCGGCAGAGAAGCTGCAGATCGGTGATTACTTGTTTTATCGCGCTGTATCCAGACACACGGCTTTTGGTGCACTGGATGACACAGAGCTGGCAGCGGTTCTGGGATACTACATGGCGGAAGGCTATGTCAGTTTTTGCAAAGGGAATCCTAACACGGTAGCTTTCGCGTGTAACGTGAGCGACTCGCTCCCCAGAAAGGTTCCGAAGTATCTACACGAAATGTGGCCGGAGATTACAGTAAGTATCAGACCGCATCGCAGTTCAGTGCAGGGGCTGGTAGTTTCTGTGTACTCAGCGGAGCTTGCCCGATTTGTGAATAAGCTGATACGCACGGGCAGTCACGACAAGATTGTCCCGCCGGAAATCAGTAATGCCCGGCGGGAAGTACAGCTTGCGTTCCTCGGTGCATGGATCGACGGCGACGGCTACGTTGATGACAAAGGGGCGCATATCTCGACTTGCAGCCGGAGTCTTGCGCTGCAGGCTCGCGATTTGGGCATGCAATTGGGTTACGCGGTGTCTATTTACTGCATAGATCATACCCGCTGTGCGACCAGTGGAATGAAGAACAGCGGAGTTGAGTTCCAGATCAATTTCGCGAAACCTGATCTCGCGGAGCTGGCAGCTTATTCGGACAAGATCAGCAGCAGGATACCCGAAGTTACAGATCGAGAGCGAGGCAGCAAGATACGTACGTATCAGGACGGATTCTTTGCTTACAAGATTAAGGAGATCCGGTACCGCGCGGTTACGGATATTCAGACGTATAACTTTGAGGTCGCCGATGACCCTTCTTACTCCGCGGCGGGATTGATCAGTCATAACTGCAGTGTCCCCTATGATATTTGTTCGTTTTGTGGAAATAAGGCGCAGACCACGGCGGAGTACTGCACCGGGACACATGAAGGCGGGAAGTGCCGGGCTGGCGGACTGAAGCACCATATGGGAAAGATCGCCAGTGTGGATGGGAAACTGGTCCAGCTTTATGCGGATAACACAAGACCGTCCTTTTTTGACATCTCGCATGTCTTCGTACCGGCCGATCGTATCGCGTACTCTTCCGGCAGACTCACGAAGCAGGCTTCCGCAGGTACACCAGTAACTTACGGAGGGGCAGAACTTGCCCGTCAGCTGTGCGTGACCGGGGGCGGACACTATATGGAGGATCCGGAGCAGGTCCACGCACTCCAGCTGCTGAAGAGAGCTGTTGCGGACTTCCATGCCAGACGGCTCTGGGAAAAGCGTGCTTCTTTCCTTTCCGTGCTGAACCACATTCCGCTGAAGAAGGTCGCCGAGGCGAAGCGGTATTCTTTTGACGCGGTACAGAAAGCATTTCAGGACCTCCATGTCTGCCTGACGCCCAGCCAGTTTGTGCAGTTGACCGGGGATCTTCCGCTGGAAAAGGCGGCACAGCTCGGAGAGATCATCGCTCCGCTTTCCAATGACTTCTTGGAGAAGTGCGCTGCAGCGCAGGCGCTTCCGAAACCGGCGGTCCACGCTCCGGAACCGCTTTTCCATTGGGCTGCTTCCCAGAATCTTCCGTCCATTCATCCGGACAGGTTCTTTAAGCAGGCTGCACTGGCGGCGGTTTCTCCGGCACCTGATTTTACGCTGAGTCCTGAAGAAGTCTACGCTCTGGGCGAGGATCCTTCGATCCGGAAACTGGCGGCTCAGTATGCTCTGTATAAAGCGGCGTTTGTTGCCAATCTTCCGTCTTCGCTGCGGGAGACGGCAGCGGAGCTTTTGGTAGGGCGCGACTACACGGGGTTCTGACATGCAGCCGTTTGATAGTATTTCCGGCCCCTCCTACTATTCAGAAGCAGGCATCCCGAATCAGCTGGTTGCGGAGGTTTCTGCCGAGCAGCTGGGCGTGACGCCTGCGTCGCTCATCTGGTCAGATCCGGGACGGGCAGCCAACATGATCCTTCAGAATCTGGTACGGGATGGACAGCAAAAAAGAAACACTTCGGCGGGTAGGCTTCCGAACGACAAAAACATCAATGACCGTGCCCAAGGCTGCCAAACAGCTGGGTGTGTCCGCCGAGTTCCTCCGCGAGGAAATTAAGCGCGGGCACCTGCATACGACGCGCGGTTTTTACCGTTACGGGCACGTGGTTCGAGTCAGTTTTCTGGAACTGCGCGAGTACTTTCGGTATCTGGGTCTTGAGCCGTGGCATCTTCGCGGCGCGGAGACCGCGGCGTATCTTGGCGGTTCCATGAAGGAAGCCGCACGGCGGGACGGTGCTTTGTGGGATCAGTCTCTGCGGCGGTTCCTTACGTTTTTCATTGGGTTTGACGGATCCTTTATTTTAGGTCCTGACGCGATCCGGTGTCTTCAGGAGGAAGAGCTGGAATTTGCCTGTCGGGACCTGTTCCATTATAATCAGATCGTCTTGAGGCACCGTCCGTTTTGTTCCCTGCGGTACATAAAGCTGGGCTACGATCGGAAGACACATGAGAAGTCGCGGGAGCTTCAGGAGCAAATGCAGGTTCTGTATCCTGGGGTGGTCCAGCGGGTTCCTGCCGATCATTTACTGCGTATGACCTGCATTTCCTGGAGAGACGATAATGGCTGAGCATTGGCCTGCAATACACAGTATGCTGCTTTACGGGCTGTTCGGACTGATAGGCGGGGTTATGAAACTTCTTGAACCGGGGCGCCCTTTTACGTCCCGTCTGGTAGTCTACCGCCTGTTCAGCAGTTTTGCGGCGGCGATGGCGATCTCCGGCATGATGGCGCTGGTTACGGACAAGGAGAATGTTCTTCTGGCAGCCGGCGTTGTTGGCGGTTTCGCTGGAAAAACGACGTTTGAGTTTCTTTGCGCGGCAGGCAGAAACGTGATCAAACGCAAGACGGAGGAATTTTAATGCACAAGATACGGAAGCTGCTGGTCGTCGTAGGGAAGGAAGAAGATACGCTCCATCCTGAATTGGACTGGGACCGGATCAAGGAAAGCCTTTCCGTGGATATGTACCACATTTGTGATGAAGCCGTCTGTATTCAGGAAGATCTTCCGGATGCCGCCGCAGTGATCCAGTTTGCGGGCTTTGAAAAGCCGTATTCGTGGACTTCCGAACTTGCTGCTGCACAGTGGGGTGCTCCTCCGGTATTTTACATTGAGCCGGGAGGAGCTGGTTTTTGTATTCGCTACGGTAAACGCAAAGAAGAGGGGCTGGCAGCACGCGCTGTTCCGGACGCACTTCGGATGCTTTATCAGGAAGGCTTGCAGGAGTACTATGCCCGGCACGCTGCCTTCCTTCTTGCCGCGTTTCTGGCGATGTTATGCGTGATCCTGATCCACGGTGTAAAGCATACACTGGCACAGGATCCGCCAATGATCGAGGTTTCAGAATGAATTCGGATTTCGCGGCTTCCTTTAACCGGTCTCCGGACTGGAAGTGGAAGCGTGCTCAAAGCATTGTGTCCGGAAGCGGTCCGGCAGCAACGCCGTTCTGGGATACTGAGAACGGCTGTCAGTGGATCCGCCGGGCGGAAGCGTTCCTTCAGTCGCTGGCGCGGGAAGAAGACCCTGTTATTAATAATGAGCTGATCATTATGTACGGGGACATTTACACAGCGTGGTCCATTTATACGGACACATCCAGCAATTACCGATTTGAGCTGGAGGGGATGATCCTGGCTCGTGTGGAGCGGGAAGAGCTGGCAGTCCGGATCGATATTCCGATTGCGGCCATTACCGCTTTTGAGGAGCTTTTCTTTGATGTCCGCGGGAAACTGGAATCCGAATCCTATATTTTGAATTACGTCATTGGTCCGGATATTCAGCGTTTGAAGGAGAGCAATGTCGGCGCACTATGGAAGCTGTTCGGCTACTATCAGGGTCCGGAAGTCCTTCGCGCGGTCATTTCCAGAACAGTGAATCCGACATTCGCCATGACGCCGGATGCGGTAGGTGCCCGGCTGAACGAGGATATTGCCGGTTCCTTCAAGATCTCCTGCGCCATTGCCGCCAAGAAAGCAGGCGGGGGAAACATGGCGGACAGACAGCTTCTTCAGCTGTTTGCCAAAGTTATGGAAGTGGACAAGATGGAAGACCTTTCCTCCGGATCCTCCAAAGGGCAGATCGCGGAACATATTCAGGCGATGCTCGGTACGCTGGGACTTTCCGTCGGCGGGATCCCGAAGACCAACCCGCTTTCCGACTACAAGCATAAACCGGTCGAGCCTCAGTTTCATGAGCTTGTCAGCCTGACTCTGACAGGTGAAGCGGAATCGCTGAAAGAGGCCGCCGACTTCAAGTTTCCGATCCCGACCAATCGGGGTCTTCCAACAGCAAAGGATTAATCATGCCGTCGATCAATACTCAGGAAAGAGAACAGCTCAGTGCAGCGGTCGAGAAGATCAGCGATTACTGTGCGGAGGGCTGTTCCCCCAATACCGCTATTATTAAGACTGCGAAGGAGATGAATTTGACTCCGGACCGTCTTCCGATACTCGTCAACGCCTACAATGCAGGCGCAACCGCAGATCATTGGGCACAGCACGATTCGGTGCGCTCAAAGACTGCTTCGTTCCCCATTGCCAATCTTGCGAAGATTCGGAGCGAGCTCTACCCGGATCAGGTCAAGAAAGCGGCGGCACGGCAGCGTCCCATGCGGGCGGACAATACGTTCAGTCTGTCAGCTGGTGCCCTTTTTCAGAAGGATCCGCTGGATTGCTACCGCGGACAGGTTCCTATGCAGAAGACCGCTTCTGTTCCTTCTGCGGATCAGCTCTCCAATACGAACCGGGATCTCCGGCTTCAGCTTCGTTTTACGCAGGAGCAGACGGATGCCGCGATGGAGCTGGCGAACGCCGAGCTTTATGACCGGATGGATAAACTGGCCGGGATCCTTCGCCGTCCGGAAATGCCTTCGTTTGGCGATATGTGCAAGACCGCGGCGGCAGTCTACGGCAAAAAGGGCGGGGAGGTCATGCAGTATATTGCGGAAACGTATCCAACGGTCAAGGTAGCAAAATACTCTCCCAGTACGGAACTGCTTCCGGCGACGCATGACTTCTTCAAGCAGTTCGAGGAGGTCCTCAACTCGCTGGATACCTGCGGAAAACTGAAGAACACGCAGGTCATCGTCCGTTCCAAATGTGCTGCTGTCGAGCAGGAGATGGACGAGGCGTGGAAGTCCGAGATCCACGGTTCTGAGATGCACCGCGCCCTTCTGACTCCGATCCAGGTCAAGAAAGCTGCTCTGGAAATGAGAAAGGAGGCCTTCCGTGAGGAGCTGGATGCTACGCGCCCTTTCTCGCGTCTGGAAACGATGCTCCATCCTGAATGGCAGGGGGCTACGGAGCGGGAATACGGTATTCTGAATACGCTGAACGATCCGCTTCACGAAGCGCGTATGCGTAAGATCATGAATGAGTCGCTGTTCATAGACATCATGAACTCGGATGAGTTCTTGAAGGAGCAGGATCCGGAGGAAGTTCTGGAAGCGTACAACGACCTTCTGGAGGTAGCTCCGCATCTTCGCGGCAAGAAGATCCTTGTCCGTCAGGCGCTCAAGGAATATCTTGCTTCAGGCACTCTGGATCTTCCGACAGCGGGACAGCTCACCAAGATGGACGCGGAGGAAGCAGCAAAGCAGGATCGCCGGTCGCAGGCACAGGCGGACCAGGCTGCCCGGTATGCCGATCAGCGTCAGCGTAAGGAACAATCTGAAAAAGAACTGGCTCAGCGCGAGCAGTTTGAAAAAGCACGCTGGGAGGCGCAGAAAGAACAGGCTGCCGAGGATCGTGCATTACGCCGAAGTGAGGCGAAACAGCGTCAGAGCAACTGGGAAGCGGAGCAGCGGACTCGTAAAGAAGAAGCGGAGCAGCGGCAGCGGAACTGGAAGAGGGAACAGAAACTGCGTAAAGCCGAGGCAGCCCAGCGTCAGGTGAACTGGCAGGCAGATTTCGATGCGCGTCAACGCGAGGCAAACCAGCGTCAGAGCAACTGGAAGGCGGAACAGCAGACGCGCAAAGATGAGGCAGCTCAGCGTCAAAAGAACTGGGAAGCCGATCAGCTGCTGCGTAGGGATATTGCGCGGAGCGATTATGAGCCTAAGCGGGAAGCACAGGATTATCGACGTGCGTATGATGAGTATAAGGAGCAGCGGCGTAAATGGGAACGGAGGCAGGAGGATACTGCCAGAAGAGTTTCATTGGCACGGCAGATGGCTGAAAAAGATTCGCAGTTTGAGCAGTTCTATCGCGACGCATTAGCGGCGCAGCATAAAGGGTATGTATGGGAACAGGGTGACACCAACGAACCTTTCAACGGCAACTGGGTGGCTGATACGGAGCCGACGTTTTCACCTCCAAGTGTGCCCGCGAGTCCGACCTTTTAACGGTCTTCACTCCGCATAAACTAACAAAAAAGGCGCTTTTCAGCGCCTTTTTGTTATTAATAATTGTTACTTACTGTTATCACTCAGATCCAGCGGTTCCAGTGTTTCGTAATCTGCCTGATTCAGCCGGTTGCGTTTCAGGAAGAGGACGACATCGCCGAGGATCTCGAAGAGTTTTTTGAGGTTGGCTTCCAGTTCCGGCAGGTTCTTGGGACCATAGATCTCCTTGAACTGATCGCCTTTCCAGTAAAAGCGGAAGAGGAGGTCTCCTGCTTCCGTCATGGCGCGAGTCAGTTCTGCGGTCTGCTCGTCGATCATGGAGTCTGTATCACCGGAGGTGTAGAGACTCTTGAGCATGGAGACATCGAAGATGTCTTTCTGTCCGCTCTGGATCGCCTTATTGACCGCCGCGACATCCTGCGACGCATAGTCGGAGTCGATCGAAATGTAAGGATCAGCTGAGACATCGTGAGATTTTGTAGTGGAGTATTCCTGCCCGGAAGGGCCTGCTGCCAGACGGTCAGTCAGGATGCCGACAGGGGAATCGTTGACCTGCGGGATCGGCGGCGTGACCAGTTCCGCCCGCTTCAGGAAGACTTTACAGGCGCGGGTCGGTTCTGCTCCCGCTTTTTTTAGCAGAGCCTTTGCGGTTTTTTCGCGAAGTCCGTAATCCTCGACCAGCGATTTGAAACCTTCAAAAGTACTGATCCGGGGACCCTGGTTCAGGCGGCATTCGTCGCCCCAGACGGAGACTTTCAGCGGTTCCAGTCCGGCATAGGCGGATTCCTTGATCTTCTGTGCTTTTACTGCCTGAGGAAGCTGGTCCAGACCGTTACTTTTCTGGATCAGATCCGAATTCAGGTGCAGGTCCAGCAGTTTCATATCCTTGGGAAGTTCCATTGTGTGCTTTGAGACACGGAAGTCGCTTCCTTTCGGAGTTCTGCGTATCGTCCATTCCATAGAGCGGCAATTATGCCGGTAGCCGTCGTTATACCCGTAGCCGTAGCGCAGCGGAGGTTCTTCCTGTGTTTCGGTTTTGCAGATGATACCTCTTGTGTAATTATTGAACGGACCATGTACTTCACAGCATCCGCGAAGGACCGCGAAGCAGTCGCTGGGACTGCCGAACGGAAGATTATCGACCCATTTCACATAGTCGGCTGTCGGATATTCTTTCGTGCACCAGATCTCGGTCCCGGCGCACTCGCAGTATTCATGACTGGACGGGTTCACGACCAGCATAAAGGGACCTTCCGCATCGGAAGAGCGCAGAACGACCATACGGCGGGATTTGCCGGGTTCTACCAACACGTCGTAGATGCCGGTGCCTCTCGGGTTGAAAATGTTTGCCTTGTTTCCGGAAGCGTCGATGACTTTGGTAACTTCCTCGTCACGGCGGTCATCCTGAACAAGGTATCCTTCCCGCAGCAGCTTTTCTTTTTCTTTATCGGAGAGTCCGAAGGGGAGAGACGAACCAGAGATGGAAACGGAATAAGAAATGACCTGTACGGAGTTGGCGTATTTGACGTTCGGCTCCGGGAGCGGTTTTACTCTCAGCGCAGCGGATTTCCGAAGAATATCACGTTCCGTGAATTCCCGCCGAAGAGCATCGGTTCCTCCGGGGTGGACCTGTTCAAAGGCGGCTTTGATCAGCGGATAGGTATCCAGCATTTCCAGTGTGCGCTTCAGCCCGCCGTAGGACGCATATTTGATATGACGAAGCGGATTCAGCTTTTGATGAAGCGAAAAGGCTTTCTTAGCGAGACTGAATTTGGAATTCCGGGCAATATCCCGGTAGACCGCGTGCCATTCGCGCGGAATGGCAGAGGCGTACTTGGTCGGGATGTCTACCAGATCGGTCAGATCCGGTGTGGAAGAACCGGGTGTGGATTTCGGAGCACTGTCGCCGATCATCATCGGCTTTCGGCGAAAGATCTCATTAAGCCACGCTTCTTTCAGCGGCACCCACAAGTTCTGATCTGCCAGCCGCAGAAGTTCGTGTCCCTTGATCTCTCCGTTGATGCAGAAGGTCGGCGAGAAGAGCTGCATACCGTTTACTTTGAATCCGGTCACGCCCAGCACTTTTGTGTCGTCCTCATTTCTCTCCACGACCTGAAAGCCTTGTTCGTACGGCATCAGTGACGGTGCTTTATCCTGTAGATAGGTATGAGTGAGCTGCCCGAACATTTCTTCCAGCGGAACATCGTTTCCATCACCTCCGAGGGCGGCAGTTTTGTTCAGTACGCGGTTCCGGATCGATGTTTTCAGTGTATAAGTATCCTTTGTTCGCATAATTTCTTCCGTATTACAGATGCCTGATTTGCGCGGCATGAAGCCTACAGCACGACGTATAATTGCGCAGTATACCTGTTTTCCGGGAAAAGGACAAAATCAGTCCTCAAACAGGTCACGCAGGTTATTTACCCGGATCTCCGGATCCAGAGAAAAGTAAAGGCTTGGCTTCGGCAGCGTGCGCTGGACACGTTTCTGGAGTACCCACGAATTTACAATATCCGCGCAGTCCATCCACTTGTCCAGAGCACGCTGGGACCAGCCTGTGAAGATCTTGAGCTCTTTCAGAAGCCAGGCCAGTTCATAAAGCTGATCCGGAGTAATGTGGCGGACGCGAATATCCTCGGTCAGGGACAGGATCGACGACAGCACTCGGCATAGCGCGGCTATTTTTACGACGTCGGTCCCCTGTGCCAGCTGGTTTGTGTAGCGGGGGATACGCTGATCCGACGGCATGCGCATATCCGGGTTCAGAATGAGTGCGGCGCCTGCGACTTCGATATGTGACCGCAGCATGACTGTTTCAAACGGGAGTCCGGTGTATTGCTGCGCCAGTGAAAGGAGTGCGGTATGCCATGTGACCTCTGCCAGTTCGGAGACTTCCGGATGCAGTATTTCATAGCCCGGACGGTAGCGGGAACGAAAAACCTCTTCCGTGAGGTCAGCAGTATCGATCACGAAAGAGGCGAGAGGTTTCCCGCAGTCCGCGATCCTTGAGTTGAGGAGCTCGCGGACAAAACGGGTATTTTCGGAACGGGACAACCGGGGACGTGTGTTTTTGTTTTCCATATATCACTCTTTCAGGCAAAAGCCCGCCAGAGCGTATCAGGCACGTTCCAGCCAGGCGTTCAGTTCTTCTTCAATGATTTTGGCGCTCTTGGCACCGACCTTATCCAGAGCTTCGAGCGTCGCGCCGGTGTTGAGATAAGCGGTCAGCTGTTCGATCGTCTGGATGCTGTTAGCACCAAGGTTCCGGATGGAGGCAGCCGAAAAGCCGGCGGATTCCAGTGTTGTGCCGGCGGCTGCTTCCTGTTTCACTTCTTCGGCAGCTGGTACTTCGATAACTGCTTCCTGTTTGACTTCTTCCACAGCAGGGGCTTCGATGACCGGCTCCTGTTTGACTTCTTCGGCAGCCGCCGGAGTTTTCGAAGCGTCCGTTGTGTTGACTTCCAGCAGGTTCAGGTCTTTGCGCTTCAGGAAGCGGATCCCGTACCGGAAAGGGGCTTTGGCTTTGCAGCTCTGAATCATAATATTAATCCTTTTGAATAAATGACTTGCCCTGCAAAGCCTTTACCTTTATTATGGAAGGATAGACTTCTCTGTCAAGGGCGTGAATAAATTCCGATTTGTCAGAATTTTCAGGATACGTTAAAGTATCAATGTAACGTAAGGTTTCACTATTTGCAAACAGGAGCCGGAATGTCTCAGATTTCCTATATTCGACCGGGCGAGCCGGTCAGTGCGAGTGTCGCGAACCGACCGGTCAAAGGACTGGCGAATCAGGTCGAGGCGCTGGATCAGGCAATGTCTTCCGCGTCTTTAGGGGAATTGCTGATCCTCCGGGATATGCCGGTGTCGGAAGATGTCCGCACAGGGATGCCAGTCTATTGGGACGCACTGGAAAGCCGGTTCTGTCCCGCGAGATCCGGAGCGCGGATGAACTGCCGGACGGGCGAGTTTGAGTCAGAAGCCTGCACGGACTGCATGGGGCTGGTAAAGGCCAAGCATACCGAGTCCTCCGGAGACATTCTTCTGTTCGGAGTGACGGACCTTCCTCAGATCCGCGATTTTCTTCCGGAAGGGACAGGGCGGTTCTATCTCGGGACCGACGCGGGAAGTTTGACGTTCACTCCAGGAACGATCCAGGCACCGATCGGTGTTTTAATGGGACCTTCCGATCCCTGTGACGAACGGACCCGTGTTTACGTCAACCCGGAGTTTGCCGGCAAACTGACCGGGCATCATCATTACCGTCATGTTTTGAAACCGGAGAACTGGAAAGCCGCTTCGGAGTTTGCGAATGCTCCCTCAACTGCTGTCTATGCTTACGACATCGAGAGCGACCCAGACCTGAAGCGTGTCTTTCCCCCGGTCCCTCTTCAGGCGTGCTCCTGCACGATCGACTGGAACGGCAAGACCGATGATGCCTCTGCAATTGAAGAAACATTTGGCGGACGCGAGATCCCGGTCAATGAGGAGAATTCTTTGATCCGCATCGACTGCTCCGGGATATGGTGGATGTCCTCCGAAATAAGTCCCTTCGCGCCAGAGACCATGCTGAATGACGAGTCTTGGCGGGGCTTTCGGATCACCCTCCATTTCTCGCGCACCGCCTTTGAGAATTCCAAAGTCTATGTGACCTCTCTCCAGCCGGACGAGGATCAGCCGTTTGAGTTTGTGGACTGTCACGGCGACATTGCTTCTACCGGCGAGCTTTTCATTCGATTTACGCTTGGGCACCGGTTCCGGAACGCGGAACTTCTTTCCGGTTCAGCTTTAAGCCGGATCAGTGAGGACTGGTATCAGGAACAGGTACCGGTCATTCACGGGATCCGTTCGACTTCCCGGAATCTGCTCGTTAAGGGAAGTCTTGAGTTTGAGCAGGATCAGAAAGTCTGGCAGCGGGGTCTTCTTGAAGTGACCGCCAGCCCCTATTCCGAAGACTTTGAACTTCAGCCGCAGATCGTAAAATTGTCTGAGGCGCTTGAAAGTGAGTATTACCAGATACAATATCTTGCACTTCCGTACTCCAGAACCAGCGCGGTATCCATGAAGATGGAGATACCCGGTAAATTTGGTACGGATCTGAATGTGAGGATGCGGCTGACCTGTCTGGCAAAGCTGGCAGGTCTTTATCCGGAGATGCAGCTTCACTGCATCCGGCTTCCGCGTCCCGCCGGTGAGACGGTCTCCCTCCCGGCGCACATTACGCCTCAACAGGTCGGGCTGGAGAGTTCCGTCTCCGTAGAAGCCGACACCCTTTTCGAACTTGAGAGTCAGTCCATACGTGTCAGCGAGGGTGACACTCTGATATGGATCCTGCGCCGTCCGGCTTCCGCCTCCTATGCTTCGGATGTTGGGCTGGTCCGTATGACAGGCATTTTGAATTCAGGAGATATTTCATGATAGGCTTATGGAATGTCAACTGGCTGAACCAGAACTCGCAGCGTTCCTACCCGCTCTCGGACGCAGGCGATAAATGCTCCAGCCTGAGTCCGGATGTCCGTATCCCGGATGACTTTCTTCTGGCGCTTCGGCTTTCGGTGCATACCGGGCACGATGTCCGCCCGGAGAAGTTTTTTCTGAAGTCGCTGGTCGTTTCTCCTGCCGGATGCACAGTTGCTTTTGGTTATGACGACGGGACCGAGTTCGGTCAGGATGCTGCGGTGTGCAGCCTTTCCGCTTCGGAAGAGATCCAGAACTGCCGCCTTTCCGGAGTAGGAAACTTCGAGGATGCCGTTGGCTATGCGGCATTTAACGGGCAGTGTCCTCTTCTGCGTTCTTTGTCCGGTTACTACTCTTTCTATCCAGCCTCTTCTTATGTCGAGCAGGATTGTGTCGTGCCGATGCTTCGCGGGGTCTCTTCCGTGCGGGTCAGTGACGGGACTTCCGTTTCGGAGCGGTACTACGGCGACATTGAGATTGTTGAGGGGAGTAATGTGCAGATACTTACCGAGCCGACTTCAGACGGCGCGAAGATCATCATTAACGCGCTGGATACTTCCGGATTCAGTACGACGGATGATAAAGACTGTATTTGCGATCTGAACAAAGAAGATATTCCGATCACCAGTATCGGAGGCGCCTATCCGGGCGCGGACGGTTCGGTGAATTTTGTCGGTTCCGGCTGTCTGGCGATCACCGGCTCTGGAAATACGCTGACCTTCTCGGACACCTGCGCGGAACCGGACTGCGGCTGTACGGAATTGGAATCGCTGGCGGCTTCCATAAAGGAGATGGAAGACGGCATTGCCGGACTGAACCGCTTTCTGGAATCGCTGTATGAAGTCCTCTTAAGTACCAACGCTGCGGTAACGAGCAGCAATAAAGGCGGCGGCTGTTCGACCACTTTGACAGACCCCGCATCCCTTCCCGAGATCATACCCTACTGATCTGTTATTAATAGCGTAAGTTATACCGCCGGCATATTCGGCGGTTTTTTATTATAAAATCAGATTCTCATCTGCCGACCTCTTGAAACTTTTGTTAAATGTATTATAATGATTATATATGTTTGAAAATAGTCGAGGTGTATCATGCTTAAGTCGATTCGACTGGAAAATGTGGGTCCGACGCCCGCGTTAGCACTGGAATTTGGCTCCAGATTAAATATATTTACAGGGGATAATGGGCTGGGGAAATCCTTCCTTTTGGATATAGTATGGTTTACTCTGACCCGTTCCTGGCCGGCGGAAGTAAATCCGCGCATAACATCTGGCTTTCCGGCGAGGCTGCACACTCCAGGGGAGCCGGCAAAGATACATTTTTCAATGAAGTCGGATCGCATTCGCAGCGGAGAATACACTTATCGTGAAGATGCCTGGGTACCCAAGACCGGACGTCCTCATATGCCTGGACTGGTTGTCTATGCACACGTAGACGGTAGTTTCTCTGTATGGGATCCCATGAAAAATTACTGGCAGGATGACGACAGAGAGCGCAGGCTTCTGCGAACGCGTGCCTTCGTTTTTTCCCCAAGAGACGTGTGGCAGGGGTTAGGTACCAAAACTGTACGATACTGTAATGGCCTGCTGCAGGACGTTTACGATTGGCAAAAAGACGCAGACTGGAAGATCAGCATTTTTAATGAGATTCTGGAGATCCTTTCTCCGGCGGACTGTATCTTGAGACTGGGGACTCCTGCGAAAATGTCCGTGATGGATACACGCAACATCCCCACACTCGTAATGCCGTATGGCGAGGTTTCCGTACAGCTGGCATCTGCGGGGATTCGACGAATTCTATCCTTGGCATATCTTCTGACGTGGACTTTGACGGAGCATGACAGGAACAGCAAACTTCTCGGAAAGGACCCAGTGAGACAGGTCACTTTTCTTATGGATGAAGTCGAAGCGCACTTACACCCGCAGTGGCAGAGAAAGATCCTGAATGGACTGCTGGCGGTCTCCGCAAAGACTCTCTCGTCTCCGCTTCAGATCCAATACTTTTTGGCTACGCACTCTCCGCTGGTCATGACGTCCTTGGAACCCGTGTTCGACGCCGCAGCCGACAAGTGGTTTGATTTTGAATTAGGAGCAGATGGCGCAGTATACGTTACAGCAGAGACTTTTGAGAAAAAAGGGGACGCGAATCAGTGGCTTCAGAGTGAGGCGTTTGATCTGGATTCCACGTACTCACTTGAAACGTCTGCAGTCATGTCCCGTATGCGGGAATTGATCAACGCGCCTTTAGTAGACCCGTCCGCAGTCAAGGAGCAGTATCAGGAGCTTCTTCGCGTGCTGCCGGTAAACGATACGTTTCTACTTCGGCTTCAGGCTGTTTGTGCTGCGAAAGGAATTGCTTTGATATGATACCTGTACATCCCCAGCCGGAACCTGTTCATTTTGATACGGAAGTACGCAAGAAAGGAAGTTTGTGGCTGCTGGAAAATCCGGACGCAAAGTCCGAGAAATTGCCTCCGTACTGGCGGAAGGTCAACGAAGCGTTGTGGAGTGCGTACGGAGGGGTGTGTGCCTACCTCGCGGTATATTTTGAATTCGTGACCGGTGCCTCTACAACAGACCATTTTATCCCTAAGTCGGTAGAGCCGTCATTGGCTTATGAGTGGAGTAATTACCGGCTATCCTCTTTGGGGGCAAACAGGCGAAAGGGTGTGTCTGTAATATTGGACCCGTTTGACCTGGAATCAGAATCCTTCTTTCTGGATATTCTGACGGGAGCAGTGTACCCCAATCCTGAAAAGGCACCGGACTATAAACATAGATGTGAGGAGACGATCCAGACATTAGGACTGAACGATGCGAGGTGCATCAGTATGCGGTTGGAACATATCCAACAGTATCTTACTTGCGTAGTCTCCGAGGCGTACCTTCAGGCAAAGTCGCCTTTTGTCTATTACGAGCTTCGACGACAGCGGGTGGTACCTGTCGCCGCGGTACCTCCGGAAGTGTTTACATTATGATTTAGTATTGTACTTTACCGTCACATTCCGCGTATAGAAGACGGTCGTGCGGGAAGTGATCCCTTGTTCCGGGACGTAGGGTACGGAGAGCTTTTGAGAGGCAGCGTCGCGGTAGTTTTGTCCGGCGGGTCCCCAGGTTTCTGAGGTAAGGTGGATGCTGTCGATCTGCTGTCCGTCCGCGAGCAAAGGATGAAGAACGCGAATGAGTTCTGAGGTCAAAATGTATCCCGTAAAGCCGGTGCTGTCGATGTAGTTGGCTGCCGCGTGCTGAAGTTCCTCTTCGTTTCCAGCGTCTTTGGACAGTTGAAGCGTGACGGAGACCCAACAAGGGTAGGCGGATCGAACAAGCGCGTCTTCCGAGACCGGCATCAGAGCGCGGTCGTCAAAGATCTCCTGCGCGGTATGGACGTCCTTCTGTCCGGCGAAGGTAATATCGAAAGTTTTTGTGTCACCGACGTTTCCGGTAAGTGCTTCATCTTCGGTCTGAAAGCGCAGGTGGAGGATCTGTCCGGCAGTGAATCCGATCCCGCCGATGACCGTCTGTTCTGAGATCGGCCATGTGCGGTTTTCCAATGATGCCTGCACGGCTCGATAGCAGCCCGGACAGACTTCTGCAGGAACGGTGACTTCCCACTGTTCCAGACCGTTTCGGATACCGGTAAACATGGCCGGCAAAGGTACTGTTTGATATTCCAGCGCCGTTTTGACGTAAAGGTCCGCTTTTCCGCCGACGGAGACAGGGAAGATCGTAAGCTGATCCCGTGTCATCTCCTCATCGCCGAATCCGATCACGGACAGGCCGGTTAGTGTGTCGATCTTCTGTCGCAGCAGCGCGGCTATCTGGAACCGGTTTCCCCAGCAGGGGGTAGCCATTCCTTCTGCCAGACGGCTGATCATGGCGGTGTTGCTTTCCTCATCTCTTCCCGGTGTGAAGTCCTCTGCGGCCCACGCAGCCGTGACGGTTCCCAGATCAGTCAACAGCGTATCCCCTGCGGTAACAGGAGTCAGTATACCGGCGGTCTCTGCGGTCACAGAGACATTGTACAAAAAAGTACCGTCTTTTGCCGGTGTCAGCCGCGGTGTCTGATTCGATGTTGTGCTGCACACGACGACTGCTTCATTGACACGGTAGGTATCCGTTCCGAAAGTGAAGCGGGTGTCGCTGGGGATCAGGATCGCCAGATCGCGCTCGAACTGGAGCGTTACGGTTCCGGCCGTGAACATGGACCCTTTGCGGGAGACATTGTAGTTGGAGAGGATCTTATCAACGACGCTCTCATCAGCCAGCGTCGGGTCCTGCGTTACGGCAAGCAGACTTTGAGCGGACTTGTAGCGGTCCAGTTCTGCGGAGGTCTTGGCTGACAGGATGGCGTGCAGGTAGAGCACGATGTCATGCAGTGCGCCTTTAGACACATCCAGCTCCGGCAGAGCCTCCTGCAGCAGCTGTGCCAGAAGCGTCTGTTTCTGTGCCACTGCTTCCGGAGTGAGTGTGTCCAGATTCTTCAGTTCGATACTCATACTCGCTTGATCTCCAATCCGCTTTCTGTTGTGTTGATCTGTACTCTTGTCCCTGCTGCGGTTCCCGGACGCATTCCAAAGACCAGATGACCATAGGCATCTGAATGAACGTGGTTGATACTTTTCAGGCAGACCTGCGGTTCCAGTTCTCCTGCGCAGTTTGCTCTTTTATGAAGTACTTCTCCCATCATATCGATCCGGATCACATTGTTTCCCATATGCCGCAGGTAGAGCCCGTCCGCCCCGACCAGCCAGACATCGCCGTGCATGGAGTCCTGTCCGGTCCCCAGCGAGGATGCGCCAATGACGCGGGAAGGTGTGTTGCACCGGGCTGCAAAGGATGCGGCTTCAGGATAAAAGGTGTATTCTCCCGTCTCGATGGAGGCCAGCCAGTTGAGCCGTACCTTTTCCGAAACGAGGCAGCCCATTCTTCTTTTGCGGTCATTCTGAAAGTAAAGCACATCCGGTATTGCCGTGCGGTCCAGTTCGCAGGAGGCGCTGTCAGCCTCCGACGTAACGGTCAGGACGATACGATTGTTCTGTACCTGGATCCTGGAAAGGTACGGCATTCCTTCCGGGAAACAAAGCCCCGCATCCAAAAAAATATTCTCCGGAATCACCAGCGTTCCGGTTACATCAGTCAGGGTCGCCGTATCCATGAACGGATACCGGGTCTTCTCATACTGGTCCCTGAATTCCTGAAAAATTACTCTTGGCATAAGATCTCCTTCAGGCTGCAGTATACGCAACTTTTTCCGCATCTCCAACTTTTGGACGAAAGGCTTTTCGGAGGTAGGATACGGCAAAGGAGAGCATATGAAAAACACATTCAGAATACGGGATGACCAGAGCATCTGGAACAAAAGCACGCTGGCGCACTTTCTGGACAATCGCCCGATCAGCTTTGGAGAGCCGTCTCAGGACGATCTTCCGGAAACGGTCGTACCGCTGGAACTTTTGCGCGGACTGACGGGGCAGCATCTTTCGATCGTGCGCATAAAGGATTCTGCCGAAACGCAGGACCTCTTCGCATTTCTGCCTTTGCTGAAGCATCTGGTGCCGGCCGGAAAGCAGCTGATCGTGTTCCGGGAGCTGGAACCCTCGGAAGACCGGACGGAGCTCTCCTTCTTTGAAACGGACTTCATTGCGGAAGTCCTTGATGCAGAAGACAGACTTTCAGGAGCGGTGCACGAATGATCGAACGCTGTATTAAAACGAATCTCGGAAATAACCTGCTGAATATTGATGTGGTGGAGTACACCACGATGTTTCCGGGTGAGAGCAAGGCGGTCAACGTACCCAAAGGCGATTACCGGAATTTTGTAGGCGAGGATCTCTGTACACCGATCGAAGGCGTTACCGAGAGTATCGAGATCCCTGCCGTGCCGCGCGTGGATCCGATGGCTCCAACAGCCAGTACGATACCGATCCCGGAGGCAGTCATTGCTTCGATCCTTCCCTGCGAGCAGGAAGGCTATTATCCTTGCCCTGAGATCTACCTCTACAACACGCTTCTGGACCCGGAAGATGAGGGAGATCAGGAGACCTTTGAGAAGTACGCGGAGGATGATCAGGTCATTCCTGTGAAGTGGGAAACGGAGGATATTGAGCTGGAAGGGGAACTTCTGGTGAAGCTGGACGCGCAGTCTGTCTGCTGCTGTGAAGCTATCGAGAATGAGGATCCGGAGGACCATATCGATATGTTTCAGATCCAGGGCTGGCGTCCGGGAAGCGGCTGCGTTCGCCGAAGGGAATACAAACTGCGCGCGGTCCCGATCAATGAAACACCTTGCTACAGCGTGCATCAGCTGGTGCTGGACTGGGAAGACAAGATCTGCGGCAAGAAAGTGGATGAAGGCACGGAGCCGCTGATGCCGCCGGAGTTCCAGATCCAGCAGGAAGACTTGCAGAGTAAAGAGCTTTTCTCGACAGAGGAGCCTTTTTCTGTAATTTTGGGTCCTTTTACGAAGATCCTTGGAGACGGGACGGGCCAGGAGTCTACACTTACATTTCCGCATATGCAGTATACGATCGACTGCGGCAGAACGACAGTGGAAGAAGTCGGCTCCAGCTCCATTTCTCTGGGGAAGATCGACTACAGCCGGCTTATTAACGTGCCGGAGCATTACGCGAAACCGATCGTAAACTCTCCCTGCGAGTGCTTCTACGCTTATGACATTTACTACGGCGCGGAAGCAGTTGGGCGAGTCATCAATGAAAATCTGGAAGTTTATGCGGACGGCGAAGGCGGGTACCTGTGCCCTACGACAGGAATTTTACGGCTTACGAATGTGACGCAAACGGAAACTGGAGCTGTCTGTCCGACCGAGTACAACCTGGAGTTCCGCTGCGGAAGACTGGTATCCTGGGAACCGTATACTCAAGCACCGCCTACCGTACTGACGACGGAAACGGTCTCAAACGTTACGGCCTCGGACAATATCCTGACGCTTAAACGAGACGAACTGGAATTCTGCGGCGGCATCTATACCGACAAAAATCCGGCATCTGACATCAAGGCCGTGTTCACCCTGGAAAAGGAAGAGGCGTCAGGAACTGAAAAAACGTTAGAGACAAGTATGGCGGGTGCCGGCGCGTTTGATTTAGATTGCGAGCTGTCGCTTACCTACACTGCGGAAGAGATCGAGATCCCGGTAGGCAGTCCTACGATAGAAGGCTGCACCTTAACCTGGGAGACCAGAACGCTGAAGGTGATCACCGGTGTTGCTTTGAAGGCAGACGGTGTCGGCTTTGGTGAAAATGGAAATACTGTAAGGCTGACAGCTTCCGGCATACTTGCGGCGCACAAGCACACGGTAGAACTGCCCGCGCAGGGTGAACACACGCACAAAATCGTGATCAACGTGCAGAAGGAGGAGCAGGAAAATGCCTGAACTGGATCTGCGGAATATCTGTCCTGAAGGAAACATCACCTTTAATGGAGAGGTGATCGACTGCGGGTGTGAAGAGCAGGAATGCTACAGCAGAGGAATGACGTGCGGCTGCTGCGGAAATTTCTCGTACCTGGACAAGTCCGTGACTTGGTCGGATTTTACTGCTGGGCTGGTTTCCTGTCCCATTGAAGGCTGTGGGAAGACAACTAAAGGTCAACCCCCCGTTGCCCTGGACTGCTCCTCTCCGGCAGTCAGTGATGCGTACTCTACGTTTCATGAGTTTGGATCTGGTGTGTGTCGTGGACTGAACCGAAACTCCGGATACTATGAAATGTTCGACGATGCCTGCGAGGCCCTACAGCACTGTGACGCGGATACGATACTGGATTGGTGCGGGAACAGGCTCAGTGATGCGGACGTCGAGTGGTGCAGACGTCAAGCGATGCAGACAATAGAATGAGGGTCTATGAATTGTAATTTTCAACAGCGGGATGAAAAGTATGCGGTCTGCACTGCCTGCGGCAGAAAGATCCGCGCTCATTTGGTGGGTCACGTCGCGGTAAAATGCCGCGGTACATCGAAACCTTCTCTCTTAAATCAGGCGGCGAACTACGCGAAAGCGGTCACGCAGCATGTTTTAACAGGAAGTCAGACAAGGACAGACGAGGAAGTCTCCGAGCTGATGCAGCTGTGTGAGTCCTGTGAACACTATGACCAGCAGATCGGACGGTGCGGCGTCTGCGGCTGCCGGTGCAATAAAAGCAAAAGCGCGTGGCTCAACAAGCTGAGAATGGCTTCCCAGCATTGCCCGAAAGGAAAATGGTAATGACAGATAAATGTGTGAAAAACCCGACTTCGGTCGAAGAACTTTTTTCGGCGTGGGATGCTCCGGAGGATATGACTTCCCGCTGGGAGTGCCCGGATACCCGCTGGCAAAGTTCTCCCAGTGCTCTCACAGACCTGATCGCACAGATCTTACAGCAATACTTTTCGGATCCGCTTAACTTCACGAATGATGAGCTTCGTGCCCTGATCCAGTCGCAGAAGCCCTTTGTGACGCAGATGACGCACATCGATCCGAAGAATGCCGGACAGCTTCCAAAGATCGCGGTGGAGTTCACCGGTTCTCAGCAGGATGAACGACGATTTGGTCGTGATAATCAGATAGACTATAATATCCGCAACAGTACTGGAACCTTCTTTACCGTCTGGCGTGTTCAGCTGCGCGTTGACATCATTGCTAAAAACAAACGGGAGGCGATCCTGTTGGGTGAGTCCGTCTGTCGGCTGTTCAACCATCATCGGACGACTGTCATGCAGATGCTCGCAGCGTATGATCTTGTTATTTCCCAGTTCCAGGGAGCTCAGGTTCTGGGAGAGGACGCAGCCAACGGTTTCCAGACCAGTCTTGGTCTGGTGATCACCGCGCCGGATAAATGGTATCTCTCAGAAGCAGCTCCAAGACTCAAACGTATCAGTAACTCTATATATAGGGAATAATTATGGCTTATGTAAAACCTCAAGTGCTGGTGTTCCAGGAGTTCACCAACGCGGCAGCCTCTATCGCTGCAGACCTCCCTGCCTGGATCGTCGGGCAAAATGCCGAGATCCATGAACGCGGCGAGGCAGTGGTGGGGGACTACGCGGACTATCGCGGAAGCAACGTGGATACGGTCCTTCCGAATCTCTCTGCAGGAAGCAAGGTCGAGGAGGATTCGGTACATATTTACGTCGATGACGCTCTCATTCAGTATTGTGAGATTCCGGCGGCAGATACGGCAGCGGAGGATGCTGTGTATGCTTACTGCATGACAGAAGCTCCGAATCAGCTGGTCTTCAATAACTTCAATGTAAAGGAGAACGGCAATTTTGCCCGTGCAGCTGAACTTGGAACTCGTGATGTGCAGATCGGTGATACGATCCGCATCTCTGGTTACGGTGCCGCGGTAGCAGGTGCTTCTGAGTGTGCCGAAGTTTCTTTCGATACCCGGGTCGTGGATTTTGCGGTGACGGTCGCAGACAGTACGATCATGGATCCGGCACGGAAGACTAACAAGGCAGGAACTTCTACGGCTTCCTGCTCGATCGCGTCCGCAGAACTGGGAACATATACTGGTTCTCTTGCGGAAGAGCATTATCAGGTATACGTAGACAAGAACAGCCTGACGTACTGGGTCGCTTCCGCATCCGATACGGATAACTACCCGTCGAGTGCTGCAGCTATTCAGCAGCGGGATGGTAAATACATCTTCAAGATCGGAACTCAGGGAATGACCGCTTCGATCGCTGAGGCGGATCTTACTGGTGACTTCACTGTCTCTGTAACCAGTGGAACTTCAACTGCCTCGAATACGCCGTTCCGCACGGACCTTTACACCGGTCCGTATGAAGGCATCACACTGTCTGGCGAATACGATCCGCTTCCGACCGGTTTCCTGTCGCAGGTATACAAGATCACGGTCACTGGAAAGCATAACACGACTGCCTGTTCCAATCTGGAACTGCGCATCATCTCCGAAAGCGGTCTGGACAACCAGTACAAGGTACAGGCTCTTTCGGACGGAAGCGGCAATTTCACATTCAACGTGACTGGTGATGGAAATGTTACCGCGACGCTCACGGCAGAAGCCTTCGCGAACGTTACCGTCGGAACGCAGTGGGCCTACACGCTCACCGGCGCGTACAATCCGGCGAAACTTGTCGTGGATAAAGAGAAATCCAACTACAGCGGTGACGAGGATACCCTGTATATTATCAGCTGCATTTCCGGCGGCGAGATCACTACAGAGAGCACGGCGGAAAAGGCGCCTGTTCTTGCGTATCAGACACTTTCCGGCTCCGACTACCGTTCTGGGATCACAGTGGCGAAGGCAGGGCAGGCTATTGAAACAGCTTTGGGCTTGAACTTCTCTTTTGAAGCCGGGCAGATCGCGTTGAATGAGACCTGGATCGTTCGGGTCCTTTCCGGAAAAAATACGGAAGTGCGTGCCCTGGTCCTGAGTGACTCTTTGCCGCAGGAGATCCAGACGACTTCTGAGATCATTCCGATCGGCGTGAAGTTCTGTGTTGTTCGTGATGTGGAACTGACAGAGGGTGTAGAGATCGACGGTACACAGCTTAAGATCGACACGCTTACTGCGAAAGTACACCTGGAAGAATTCCAGAGTATCTCCGGGCAGCTGATCGACCTCCAGATCCTTAGCGGCACTATCTCGGCTGCCTATCGTGAATGGGTAGCGGACGGTGTTGCTTCGATCAACTGGATCGCATCGATCAATGAACTGGAAGCCATTCCTGGGCCTTTGACTCCGGATAATCCGCTGAAGTATGCCCTTTACAAGGCGCTTTCCAACTCCAACGGCAGTCCGGTAGCGTATACCAATGTGCAGGACGATACGCAGGATGGCTGGGCGGAAGCCTTTGGTGCCGCTTCCGGTTCCCGCGAAGTCTATGCACTGGCTCCGATCACGCAGGATATTAATATCCTGAAGTTAGCGGCGGCTGCCGTTCAGCAGGATTCTAATGAAGAGACCTGCGCCTGGAAGATCTGCTATCTCAACACAGCCGTTCCGGACAAGATCCAGGTCGTGGGACGAGATACCAGCTTCGACGGCAACTCCGTGATCGCGCTTATGAATACGAAGGGTCTGGTACAGATCACGTCGAAGTATCAGGCGAAGGCGAATGCTTCACTGGAAAGTGTAAAACCGGGCGATATTGTAAAGTTCTACACGGGCTTTAATTTTACGGAATATGTGATCGACAGTGTCTCCGGGGATACATTCAAAGTACAGAATCCTCCCGCAGCAGGAATCGTCGTTCCGTCGATTATCGAGATCGAACATACGCTTACGAAGAATGAGCAGGTCGAGTATATTGCGAATATTGCACAGAGTTTCGCGCATCGGCGTGTGAACTTCATCTGGCCGGATGCGGTTAGTGAGGGGACGTACACACTTCCGGGAAGTATGCTTTGCGCGGCGGTTGCAGGACTCGCATCCGGTGTACTCCCGCATCAGGGACTGACCCGTGTCGCTGTTGCCGGATTTGACGGGCTGCTTCATACAGCCGGCTACTTTACAGAAACACAGCTGAATACGCTGGCAGAAGCAGGCGTCTGGATCGTGGTCCGTGATGACGACGGTACGATCTACACACGGCATGCCCGAACGACAGATGCTACGAGTTTGACTTATGCAGAAGAAATGATCACACGTAACGTGGACCACATTTCCTTCGCGATCCGTCAGCTTCTGGAACCGTACATTGGCGTAACGAACGTAACGGACGAGACGATCGGGAATATCCGAACGCGTTTGCTTTACTACCTGATGCACATCAGTGAGAACAGCTATTCGGCCGTCGGTCCTCAGCTTACCTGGTACCAGATCGTAGACATTTCGCAGGATCCTCTGCTTCTGGACCGCATCAATGTGATCGTCTCCGGTACAGTACCGAAAGCGGTCAATAATATTGAATTCCACATTCAGGCTGGCTGATATATTTAAGAGACAATGCCGGGCGGTCTGTTGCCAGTTCGCCCGGACTTTCAAGGAGAATCATATATGGCAGAGAATTCCATTATCGTACCGGGAACCGGGTTCGAGTGGGGCAACAGCGTTACAGGGTCGTGCGTTGTGATCAAGATCACAACGCGCAATCGAGCGGGAACCGGAAATGCACAGAACTTGCTCCAGGGCCTGGTGGCTCAGCAGGTCCAGGCCCAGATCCAGAAATCCACGAAGCAGCTGTATGAGGTAGGTACCACCAACTACTACCTGGTCGAAGGACGTCCTCAAGGCACAGGTACAATTCAGCATGTGTTGGGTCCGAATACGAAAGACATCTGGGAAAGCATTGAAGGCTTTGCTAACGTTTGTAACGCTACGGATCTTGAGGTGAGTTCTACCGGCTGTACCTGCAGAGACACGGAGACGACGGCCAGTGCTGTTATGTTCGTCGGCGGGCTTCTGAACTCCATGCAGGTGTCTGCAAACGCGCAGGACTTCGTACTGATGAGCAATCTTGGCTTTATGTTCTTTGACCTGCAAAAGACAGAACCCTCAGCCCCAGCCCAGAATAACAACGCAGGGAACCACGCAGGGAACAACGCGGGGAACAACGCAGGGAACAACGCGGGGAACAACGCAGGGAACAACGCGGGGAACAACGCGGGTGACAACAACGCGAGGGGGGACAACGCGGAGGCACTGAATCAGCAGATGCAGGGAGTGAATAGAGACAACGCGGCGGTACTGAATCGGTAGATGCAGGGGGGGCGAACAACGCGCAGGAGCTGAACCGGCGAATGCAGGCGCTGCCAGGGGTGTAGATATGACGCAGCCTGAGGGCGGCGGCAACGGTTTCTTGCCGGAAGGGGTCGGCTTCTAATAGTCTAACCTGTTTTCATCTTTCTAACTTTCTTTGCCTGTTCGATCATTCCGGACGGGTAATCTTTCATAAACTTGTCATAGAGTCCATTGGTCTCTATGACATTTTCATTATATCCGTGTGCCAGCAGGCGAGGCACAGTTGTATGTCTTAACAGGAACGCACGTTCACTGGCACTGATTTGTCCTGCCTGAAAGCGCAGCGCGGCAATTTCACCTGCCAGACCTCCTCCGCCTTTCAGCTGATCCAGATATTCTTTTTGCAGTTTCTCCGTATCAAAGCGTTTGCTGTGATATTCTCGTACGGAGTACTTTTCGGAGGGAACATACCAGCCGCGGGCTCCAGTTTCCTGTATGCTTTTCTGATTCTCCTGAGCTTGTTTTGAGCGAGTTTCCAGCCATTGTGTGAAGTTTTCATTCAAATACTGCATGTCATCCTCCAAATAAATCGTAGCGGGAGTCATCATTCAGCTGGTCATAAATCTTTTTCTTATGCTGACTGACCGCAGCCTGTGAGATCTTCAAACTTTGCGCGATTTCTGAAGGTGTCATGACTGGCTGTCCGTGCATCCCGAGCATTCTTTCCATCACAGCTTTCTGCCGATCAGGAAGACTGTCGTAGACGTATTCCTGCCAGGCTGCTTCTGCTTTATCTTCACCGAGAATGTTTCCATGCAGATACATACTGTTTCCGGTATCGCTGTTATTAATAGACGACTCATATATAGGTCCTCCAAAGGACGTCCATTTCTGAATGTTTTTCAAAGGGATCCCGGTTCTATCCGCGATCTCCATCATGGACGGGAACCTGCCGAGCTCGTCAGTCAGTTCCTTTTCAGCTTCTGCAATAGCTCTCTGTCCCAGAGCCATGCGTTCCGGGATCTGAATAATATTTTGCTCTGCTCCGACAACTCGATGTAGTCCGCGCATTTGTCCATAGAGATAATTTTTAACGTTAGATGTTTCCGGATCGTACTTGCGCATGTAGGCCATGGCCATCATGTTGGCTTTTGCACGAAGTACCTGATTAGAAGGAGATCCTCCCGCCGCCAGAATAGCATGGTCGATCCACGGCTGGATCTTTTTTAATAGTGCCGCATTGTTTTCCGGGGAGTTCCAGTCACTCTTCCATTGAACGTATACATCCTGAAGTTCGGGCTCGAGCATCATGCTGTTTTTTCCTTGCAATAAAGTGAGGCTTCTGTATAGTCTGCCCGCCAGGCATCTTCATATAGCAGCGTTGTTATTCCGTTTGTTTCCTGCCGCAGCTCGTCAGTCCGCAGATTATTAATAACATAGCGGGTACTGACGCTGCTGCTTGTGATCTCACAGGTCACAAACTGGATCGTGCCGTAGACAAAGCCGGTGTCCCGTGTTTGCAGATCGGCGGTCGGCAGAGGGATTGCGACTATATCTCCGGGAACGAGATCCAGCTTCAAAGGAGTTTTCACAGAGATCGAGAAGTCCTTCGTCATCTCCTGCAGGTAGCAGGTGTTTACGAATGCCTGACACAACTGATCCAGGGAAGAGACCTGTACTGCCGACGATGCCGCCTCTTCTGCCTTTTTTACTGCTTCTCTGGAGGCAAAGGACAGAGTGGCTGGACGCTGTCCTGTAAAAGTATTATACTGACTTTGCAGCATGTCTGCCAACCAGCCGGGCATAAAGCATCCTTTCAGCACTCCCGGCTTCAACTCCTGCGGGCAGCGGAATGTGGTCAGTTCTGCGTCTGCGGACACGCCGGGAATGGGCTTACTGACTCCTTCGACGTCACGGACAGCCAGGATCATACCGCCAAGTACCGTGTTTGTCAGGCGGCGGTATTGAAACTGAGTAATCATGTTTAACGGGATCACACGGGACTGCTTCGGGTGTACTCCCAGTCCAAACCCTGGAACGATATACCCTTTGTTCACTGTAGGTACCAGCCCGAGGCCAAGTGCCGGCAGTAACAGTGAGATCAGTTTCTGCCAGATAGTCACACCGATGCAGGCGCTGTAATCGAGAGCGCTGATCCAGTTTGCCATACCTCTTCGCAGAGCCTCCTGCGCTGGTGTATCGGGTATGAGTGAATTCGGTAGCGTGCCATACTGCTCGCAGTCGATCTTCTCAAGTGCAGTGCGTGTACAGTTTAACAGATCCTTTGAGACATAGCCCGGGTCTGTCTTTTTCAGTGTAGCTACATCATCCAGTGTGCTCAGCAGGAGGTTTTTAAGTGCCTGACCCGGATGACTTAGCTTCGTGGAACGCAGTTTCGCAGCAGCTTGCTCCGCAGCACTCCACGCGACTGCGTCCGGCAGTCCTGCGGAAATATTCGGTTCGGTATTGTTTATACGGAAGAGAGTGTTGCAGGAAAGGTCCCCTGGGTTTTCCGGGGAACTCAACCGGTGCAGTACCGGAAAAATATGCAGGTCTGCCAGCCAATGTGTCAGGTGCAGGGTATGCTGCCCCGTAGACACGCCCAGTGCCGATGTCCATCCGATTATGTAGCCCTTAAAGAGACACAGAACTTCCCCTGAGTCCGTGCTGGGTAATCCTTCCAGAGAATGACTGCTTTCAAGACAAACCGCGACAGGTGTCCGCTGAGCATAGGCGGCACGAAGAGCACTCTGTGACTCGTCAGCGTAGCTGCATGGCTGTGTGGGGTCTGTGATTTTGATCCCGGCCGGTACCCGCAGGACTAGGGATGGGATCATGTTGACAGCATAAACGATTTGTGCGCCAACAGCTTCTCCAAGTTCGTTTCCGAGTTTTCTATCCGCGACCGCGCCGTCCCCTGCCAATGTCCAGATGGTAAGCCGCAGATTGGAAAAATGCAGTTCACTCATGCTCTGACTCCAACCAGTTCCAGCCGAAACGTGTCCAGATCTTCCTGAACGGAAGATACATTACGGGTGCATTTGATAAGGTAGACCCTGTATGTTATGCCGTTGAGCAGCATTTTGAACCAGCTCTTTAGTGTACCAGATTTGGACTGTGAGTAGAGTTCCATCAGCGGATCGGAGGTGCCGTCTGACTCAGAGCAGGCGTCGTAACAGGTCACACCGGATAACGTGATCCTTTCTGGTTTATCCCCGGCAGTGTACATATAAATGTCATTGCCAAGCGTAGACATCGTAACGTTGTTTTCTGCACTGGCTATGGATATATCCAGCACCATCAGATTATACCCCTGACGCAGGTCAGGATCACCCAGCTGAAAGGTTACGGCGGTACCGACCTTATTCTCACTACGTACACCGGCTCCGCGTTTTGTTTGTTGTATGACACTGCTAGACATTTCCGGCAATCTCCGCTCTAAGGTCCTTGGTATTGGCGATAACGACACGTATTGAATTATCCTCTGCCTGGAATTTAGCCACCAGGTCGCGAATACCTGAGCCCAGCAGACTGGTTATCGCTTCGGCAGTCCCGGGGGCTGTCTCTACTGCAGGGACCACGGGTGAGTTTTTCTCTGACGCAGGCGATGCCTCTGAAGGAGGTGTACCTGTAGATCCAGCAGAGGACTTGGGTGCTGCAGTTTCGGTACCCGATACCAGAGCAGGATCCGATGCCGACTCAGCTCTAGCTTTAACATGTTCTTTAGCTTCCGCGTTAGAAAGGGTCCGTATAGCCTTCAATAATGCCACGGCGGACTGTTTGTCTCCATTTGCCCACGTTTCCGCTAAAGCGGGAAGTTTTTCTGCGGTAAGGGACGAGAGCTCGGTAAAAAGTGCAGCTTCAACCTCTCCACGGGACAGATTATTGGTCGAAATGCCCAGATCACTGGCGAGATTTTTGACCTGCTTATCACTAAGGTTCTCCGGATCTGTTACCCCGAACAGGAGCTGCAGCATTTCTTTGGAGCTCTTCTGGATACTGGCACCGAAGAGAATCGTCTGCAAGCCTGCTTGTGTATTCGTTTCAGCAAGTAAGCCTTGAATCTGTTTTTCGTTCAGCCCATAACCTTTTCCTTTTAGCAGATTGGCTGCAAACGTGAGGATCCCTCCCTCGGCATCTAATGCGGCCTGCAAGGTACTATTCTCCGGGAGCGGCAGGATTCTGCTCAGGTGCGCCTCCATCGCGATCCGCCGACTGGCTGCGTCATCAAGAGCACGGGTGTAGTCGAAAGATTCCAGCGTCATGTTTGCCAGCCCTGTAACTGCCCGCATGCCTTGTTCCACACCGATCGCATTGACTACCAGCTGATCACCTTCAAGTGCATCTATCACGTCGTTCTGACCTGCGTTTTGCAGCCGTGTGCGCTCCCGAGGGGTGAGTTCCCGTTTGTTAGAAAGCAGCTCTTTAATATCCTGAGAGGTAAAGCCAGTGCTTATGAGTGCGGTGGCGGCATCGATCGCGGCAGTCTTCTGATCTTTGGAAACTCTGCCTTCCAGAGCTTTTTCCCATTCGTAACGGGCAGCGTCTCCTGTCATATTTTCGAGTACATTCCACTGGTTGGAGGTGCGGTGTGCCGTCATAGCGGCAGCCTGACTATCCGCGGCGGACAGACTATTACGAATAGCCTGCTGCCCCCCGCGAGTGAAGTGGGAATCAAAGGATTCAGAGCTATACCCTGCATTCATCCAGCGGTCTCGCAGCGTTTCCCGCTCGGCAATAAGCTGGTAGTCGTCCTTTGTACCTTGTCCGGAGCGGATACGTTTTGCGGTCTCTGCGAGACCGAGTTTCTGGAGTGTGGCTTCGTCCTGACTTAGGATCCAGGCGGCGTTTTCCATATAGTCCGAGGCAAAGATCCTGGAAGCGACTTGTGCGGACTGTGCCATACTGCGATTTGGATCGAAATCCGTGGAACTTCCGGAGTGCATATTACTGTAGTGCAGCATTTGAGCAAATTCCGTAGCCCTTCCAATTTCTTCGGAGGACACGCCCAGCTTTTGCAGCTGCTGTCCTACTGCCTGTGCTATGGAGACAGTGCGTTCCAGCGTTATATCATTAGCCTGCGTCCAGCGTATGTTCCTGCTGGCTTGTTCTGCTGCATTTTCAGCATTCAAATTCGTGCTTCCAAGCAGTTGTGCGAACTGTTGCGCGGCTTCAAGTTCCTGACCAGGCTTGAAGAATTTATCGAAGTCCGACAACCCTTGTGCAGCTGTCTGGATGGCACTTAAATCCCGAAGCCGTTCAGCGACATCTGTTTCCAACGCAGCACCGCCTGCAAATGCAATAATTTTCTGAGCTGCATGCTTTCTAGCCCGCTCTGCTGCGGATGTGCCTGACTCCTGGGCATACTGTCGTAGCAGCTGTACGGCGTCGGTATCTGATGGTGCCCGGGTTATCTCGGATAGTAAGTCTCGTACTGCCTGCGCAGAGGCTTCTTTTGCGGATGTTACTTCGTTCTCCGCGATATTGGAAGACGTTCTTCCCTTATCTTCAGGCAAATTTTTCCATTCGTCCTCTGTGATGAGCTTTCCTTCTGCATCGTAGTAACGCATAACGAAGTTCTCATCTTTGAGTGTACCGTCGTCGTTATATAGCTTATCACCATGAAAGTTGTTAGCATCCAGCATATCTGAAAGCACTGCACTTTCGATCTGACGTGTGAACTGTTTTTTCTGCGCTTCAGAGAGCCGTTTGATCCCGCGAAGGACATCCGTATCTCCCCGAAGCACATAGCGGTCTGTCTGAAGTCCTGTGTTGCGCATAACCGTGAGGGCTTCTTGATAGTCTGCTGCTTTTGCCCACGCGTTTTCCCGGGTAGGTCCTGCGGCTGCCAGCTGTGCGAACTGTCCGAACATCAGCATGGCTTCAGTAGACAGGGAACCGTCTACCGCTGTATCATAAAGTCCTGCGTAGTCCCCGTGGGGTCCTACAAACAAAGAGGAAGCCATTTCGTCTATGTTTTGCAGGATCTGCTTGTATTCAGGCTTCGTGGCCGCGATCTGCGTCAGCATCTGCTGCCGCAGCGCCTTTGTCATAGGGCTGTTATAGATCTGAACGATTTGCCGGGCAGTGTCGTCATGCAGATCGATATTCAGTTTTTTTGCCAGCTGCTGGATATTACGCATTCCGGCTTGTGTCTGCCGTTCCGATACATCACCTAGGGCTTCTGCGCGGTTCCAGACGAGCATTCGATTCAAAATCTGCTCATCCAGGGCTGTACTGGTGTTGTATCTGGATTCCAGTGAAAAGAGTTCGCCGAAGGCATTTTTTACGTCACCTGCCATGCTGCCGAACCAGCTGCCTACACCGAGCAGGGTATCGTAGCCTGTGCCAAACGTACTGTGCGCCGTATCTGCGATCCATTGCGCAGGCACACGTAAAAAGGAAGGCAGTGCGTCAATACCTGACTCTACTGCTGCTTTCGAGAAGTCTACTTTTTTATTGTTATCTTTTGCCCACTTATTCAGGTTGCCGATCAGTGTGCGGGCACCCTTCATCGGATCCTGAAGTGCTTCGGGAGTGTAGACGTCGGCCAGCTGATTCAGGAATTCTTCGTTTTTCATTCCATTCGTCTGCGCCAGTGTATGCAGACGAGTGAAAGTCTGACTTACATTGTCTCCGAAAAAAGCCATCGGGATCGTATCCAGCAACAGCTGCGACGCATACTGTTTCTGATGCTTTGTTCGATAGTCGCCGTACTCCTTGTGGTTTAACCAGTCGCTATTCCCGTGCGTCAACTCGGCTATCTGCTCATCGAGGTGCGGCACAATGGCAGCCAGAACACGAAGCGGATTGTCCGAAAGCTGAGAGGGCAGCATATTAACATCCACGCCTGCCCGTCGGACGGCCGTGAACAATAAGGACTCTGGCATAATTCCATCGGGTAGATCCTCAAGCTCGTCATTAAGCATTTCGAAAACCTGACGTGGCTGTTCGGGCAGCGACGACAGCAGGTTTTCTATTACGCGGGGCCGCCAGTCATTTATTACGTGGGGCAACTGGTCCTTGATCTTAGATGCTTTGGCCTTAGCTTGAGCTATGGTAGCCTCGAACGAGGCTGCAGACGTTGAAGGTTTATTATCGGGTTTTGTGTTCTCTGCCGAGGGGGCCGGCTCAACCGAGGGCTGTAACTTGTCAGAGGAAATAGACATATCCGCAGGAGAGCCGGCAGTATCGCCCTCCGGCATGCCCTGTACCGGCTCATCCGATACAGATAGATCAAGCTCATCACTGTCGGCATTGCGCAAATCAACACCTTGCGCAGTGGCCTCCGCTTGGACAGTCGAGTCATCGAGTGCCTTTTGAATAGCAGTAACACCCCGGACGAGGTCCAGGGTATCTTCATCACATTGCGACACTGCCTCTATAAACGCAGTAATTTCGTCCGGAGTGGCATCCCCGTTGTTAATCTTAACTGCCCGTTCATTAATCTGTGTCAGCGTCAGTTTTTGTGTGTCGTCCTGCTGTGCCATATACCTGTTCATACGCCTGTTTTAGACGTTCATAAGGGTTGTCGGTTTCTTCGTCTTCTATCTCCGGCAGGTGCAGCATTTTCAGCAGTAATGCTCGATTATGCCGCAGCCGCGCGTAGTTTTTCTTTCTGGAGTCTTCATCCGCCATTACCGTGGAAATAACACAGTGGAGTGCGGAATGCGCCGCTGCGGTTGCTTGATTCAGACGGTACAATTCCTCGATAATAAGTTTCAGCCTTGTAAAGTAATTCGGTCCGACTGCCGCGAAGTTGAACCTTCCGGTAGCCGCTGCCTGCAGGATCATGCCGAAGTCGGACCGTGCCAAAAATCCTTATCATACAACTCCTGCTGCAGACGGATGAGCAGCCGGTTAAACTCCTTCCAGTGTTCTATAAGCTCCTGCTGAAGCTCTACAGAGGTGATCATTCGGTTGTACCACTTCTCCATGAAATATTCCAGCCTCGTATGTGTTGTATCCGGGTTGAACTCGAAACTCCATACTGACGGAACTACAGGGGCGGTCAACTGAACTTCTGGTGCGTATTGGATCGCTTTCAGCGAGAGAGCAGTGTGATACTGATTAAACTTCCGGTTCGCGACAGGGATGATATTCAGTTTCTGTTCCTGCTGCTCCTTGGAAAAGAGCTCAATAAACAATTCCTCCTCTTCAGAAGACGAGGTCTTGAAAGTCACCTGGCACAGCCCGCCCCAGCAGGAATAGGTTTTGGTGAATGCAGGCCCGCCAAGAACATAAACAAGGTACGCTCTCTGATCACTGAGGTCCAGTTCCGCAGGTGTATACTCCTGACTCAGGTTCCATTTGCAGCAGGGGCATACTGCGGGAGGCAGTTGTGCGTTATTAATAGCAAGAGGTGAGGGCTTTGGTTCTTCCAGTTCTTCCAGTTCTTCCTCTAATTCTTCCTCCGATGCTTCATCTTCCAGAATACGGGCTTCTGACTGGATCCGGTCTACTTCTGCCTGAATTGCGGCTTCTTTGATCTGACGCATTACTCCCTGGTCTTCATCAGTGATCCGGAACTGATCTCCGAGACTCTCTTCTGCGGCTGTCAGGGCATTTTCTTTCTCCTGGATCTTCCGCACGGCACTCTGTAGAGTCAGCAGTACTTCCGGGTGTTTCAGAGCCGCTCTTACACTGTCCGGACGGGATGGGAGTCCCAATGTCTGAAACACTGCTCCGAAATATTCCGGAAGCTGCCCGGGAATAGCTCCGCCTTCTTTCCAGCCGACTTCTTTCAGGCTTTCACGTACCCATGCTCCGGCGGTTGCCCGCAGCGACACCGGCTTCTGTATGTCAAGGATCTTGTGAAGATTCAGCAAATCAGCATTCATACTTTCCATAAATCACTCCTGTTAAAGTACCTTCCAGGTATCTAAATTTTTGATCTCCGGCTTATTATACTGGGGATCCTTGTACTCCGCAACCGGCTCATTTCCAGACCATCTTTGCTTTGGTAGCCCTCTGGAAGTAAGATTGGAATCCTGAGTCACAAGGCACGGTTTTTCTTTGAGATACTTTTTACCCGGATAAGGATGTTCTCCTTTTCCAGAAGAGGTAGTTACTGTCGTTTCTGTCCATGTCTCTATACCGGAGCTGCAGATAAGCTGCCAGTTGTCTGCGTAGATGTAGAAAGATTCAGGAAGATCCAGTTCCTCGTCTGTTCGAAAACTGAAGCCGGCACCAGTCAGGACTTCGGAATATCCGGGACGCCCTTTGTCATAGAATTGGGATTGAACGATACCAGAGCGGTTTTTCTGCTGCGCTTGTACGTTTTCTGATTCAATACGGGTTTGCGCTTGTCGCAGCCGTGTATCAAACGCGGCAGCGGTCTCGTCCTTCAGCGGAGAAACGTAGATTTTGGTGACGGCGTCTTTCGTATACACGTGCGTGCCGGAATAGAATCCGCCTCCGGCGTCTACCTGCTTTTGAAAGGTACCGCTGCCGTTGCATAGGAGCTGTCCAGGCAGCGTGTGCTGATCTTTCAGGGATTCCTGCACCGCTTCTACACGCCCAGCTTCAAAATCGCCCCAGTTAAGCGCGTGCCGTGTCTTGATAAAATCCAGCTTCTCTGTACTTTGTGTAAAAAGTCTTCCGCGTCCGGCATCCAGCATCATCCCGCCGCCTTGCCCCTCGACCCCTGCTCTTGCGAAGACAGTATTCGCCAGCATAGAGAGAGTACCTTTTGCCGTTTTAATAACGACACCGCCGGTCTCGATTTGTTCTCCCGCGCTAGTGAAATCCATGGATCCCCGCCCTTTACTTTCGATCACGACACCGGATCGGGAACCTTCATTACCTCCGAGAAGCTCCAGATTTTTTTCCGCTTTTATGCGAACAGAACCTTTTGTAGTTGTGAGGTCTGCGTGTTTTCGTGTCCTTAAATTTAAGTCGCGCCCGGACCATATCTGTGTGTCTTTCCCTGATCGGATCCAGATCCCGCCCGGTGCGGAGATGGTTATCTGCCCTCCGGACATCCGTAATTCTGAACCATATCCATCTTGAAGCACGACCCCTCCATCCGGAAGGAGATGCAGCCCTGCCTCCGCCGGAGTATACTTCTGTTCTGTGTTTTCCAGCCGCGTAGACCAGTCCGCAGGGTAGTCAATCAGCTGGCGAGAGTGCAGTTCTTTTATTTTTTTGGACAGATCCCAGACTGGCGTATCCTTTATTACATCCCGTATCTCCGGTACATACCACTCTTTTCGATGGAAAAGAAGGGGTGCGACAAGTTTATAGTTCAGGGTGTAGGCTGCATAATCCCGAATCCCCATCAGGCTCTGCATCAGCTTTGAAGTATCCGTCGCAGTAAAGTCCGGCTCGCCCTTAATCACTATCTGGGCATGTGTGAAGTCGTAATTGTCTCTGGTATCGCCTTTAAGTGGGTCTTCGGTAAGCTCGATTCGTTGTATAGAAGGAAGGACACCTCGCTTGGTAATCGAGATACCTTTGGACGACTCAATACTGAGGAAACCGTCACTGTGCTGAGCGATTCGGGAAAGTGCCTTTTGATCTGGTTCCTTTTTGCCATATTCCGCTACCTTACTATCCGCAGGCGGTGCCAGGATCCACGATTGTTTTCCCTGCCCCAGCCAGCCGCCAAGTTCTATAACGCGATGAAAAGGTTTCGCTTGCTGTACGACCGGCTCTGTGAATGAGCGGGCATCATTGTGCAGATCCATCCACTTCTCATTAAATTCAACAATATCAGAGGACGGTTTGTGGTAGTAGCCAAAAGATTCCCAGGGGTTTAAGCAGTGACCCGAGTATTCAATATATTCCCCATGATCGTTTAATTGTTCCTCATAGCTTCCAGAGGTAATTTTCTGATAGTTGATCCCGGCTATTCTGAGCAGGGAATCGTCGCGGAAGGCCCAGAGACCGGTTGCGTCATTCACAGACATCAAAGTCATGAAAGGATCCAGAAACAGTTTAGGCCCTGCGGGGGAGCCAACATAGAATTCACCTGCGTCGTACCTCTGCACCGGCATACCATGTGTCCAGCGCGGAAGATATGAATTGGGGTCCAGACTATAAAGCGACTTTTGGAAAGCCTCCTCACGCCGAAAGTTTTCAGAGTGCGTGATCAGAGTACGCAGATCCGCGTCGTTATATCGGGACCGTTCCCCGTATTTCCCCAGAATGACTGCATCGAGCATATCTGTTTGACAGGCGAGCAATACCAGATCTCCAGGACAATACCCAGGCGAACATTGTACCATACCTCCGGTTGTCATGAGCGGATGCGCAATACGAATACCATTTTGCGCAGTATTTACCTTGTAGATATTTTCACCCAGACATGCGTCTGCTATCGTTCCAATACACAAGATCATACCGTTGTTTCTGAAAGAAAATTCACGCATTCGACTTTGCCCGGCAGGATCCTTGGGAATATCCCCGGGCGGGAGCATCCCGGAAAGCTGCGTGAAGTTCTCGAAGCAATAGTTGGCAAATTCCTGTAGATTCATCGCACACCTCCAAACACACAAAAGCCGTTCCAGGCCTCATTGTCCATATTCCAGACGCACTGGCTTTCTTCCGAGTCCGGAACCCGGAAGGTCAGCGTACTGCGAAGCGGTCCGCTGAAAGCGGAGGTCATGAAAGTGTAGAGCCGGAAGCCGTCACCTGTGTGTTTCTGGTGGAGCCATACTTCCGGGTTTTCGAATTCCGGGTTCACGATAAAGAAACGGGCATCAAGGATCTCATCAGGTCTCAGGCCGGAAGCCTCCGGATTTTCCTGAAACGGATAACTTCGATGACTGTTTGCGGTGTTCCAGTCTGAAATAGCCATAATTCTCCTTTTGCTGCGGATAAAAGTTTCAGGTATACTACGGGAAATGTAACACACAGCTACCTTTTTGACAAGGATATGAATGATGCCTTATAACTACAGAAACTTGAATCAATGGTATCAGCCGATGGCTTATCGCGGTTATAAGCAGGCAGCGTCTGCTCCCATGCCTATGGATCCGGCCATGATGGGCGGTGCTCCGCCTATGGATCCGGCGATGATGGGCGGTGCTCCACCTATGGACCCCGCCATGATGGGTGGTGCTCCGCCTATGGATCCTGCCATGATGGGCGGTGCTCCGCCTATGGATCCGGCGATGATGGGCGGTGCCCCTCCGATGGATCCGGCTGCCGCGATGGGACTTCCGCCGTCCGCTCCGCCTCCGGGAGGAGATCCGGCTGCCGCGGGAGGAGATCCTGCCGCCGCGGATGCCGGCGGGAAGAAGAGTAAAAAGCAGCAGAGTGATGAAACGATGCAGCAGATCCTCACCGCCCTGTACAACATGCAGGTCCAGCTGGCTGTGTTGATGAAAGCCGTTGGTGCAGAGATCCCGCCGGAAGTTCTGATCATGCCTCCGGGTGCCGGCGGTCCGGACATCTCGCAGCCGATTCCGAAGATGGTGGACCTTGGAGGCGGCGGAGAAGCGGCTCCGGAAGCGGCTGCCGAAGGTGCTCCTCCAGTCGTGGAACCGGGCGGCGAACCGCAGATCGGTGGTGAAATGCCCAAGACAGGAAGCCTGAAAGATATTCTCTTCAGACGTGATTCTTTACGGGATATTCTGTTCTCTTACGGCTACTAAGAAAAAAAGGGCGGTCTTCTGTGACCGCCCGGTCTTTTATAGCTTTCTAAAATGGCTCTGTTGTACCGCATAGACCTGCGGCCGCGAGCCATCGATCGATCTCTACTTCCGTTAGCCGTGAAGACACGGGCTCAGGGTACAGATGGTTATTTCGTCCGCATGAATCCGCCCAGCACAGATCCCGAATGAACACGAGCGCCATTGGGTCACAGACGCTGCCGGACAGTACATACGAAGCCCACATGCGGACCTCTTTTTGGGAGGTCCCGCTCAGTGCGCTCCAACGCTGCCGTATTGGACGGCTGTTTTGGAAATATTCCTGAAGCGTTTCCGGCGGAACAAGCTCCTTCAACCCGGCTTCCGGATCCTGAAGCCAGTCCTCTGGAAGCTGAAACATAGCCCGAAGGTATTCAGCTGCGAAAGACAGGGGCAATTCCTCGTTGTCCTGATATTTCCGCAGAAACCGTTGACCAAGCAAAAAACCTGTCAGATCCAGAATCGGAAGTCCTCGGGCTCGGTCGAGCAGTGCTTGAAGATTACGGACTTTTTCTTCTTTGAACGCAGCCCGCAGTCGGGTCGGCTCCGGGAGGATGAGCCCAGCGGAGGAGGCAAGCGGTTGACGCAGCCAGGATCTACATTGCTTCACTTCACAGGACCACCGCTTCTGCCCTTCCAGCGTATACTCCTCTTCCGGATACGGGCGATACAGCTCCCTCAGAAAACCGGACGCCATCTGCAGTGCAATAGATGTAAACGTATCCCGATCCAGATCGTTAGTCCTGGAACACATAATTAACTCCTTTTGTTCTTTCTCCCCTCTCTACTCAAGAAACAGAGATTCCCGTCCGATAGACTGAATAGCTAAAACTGTACTTGAATGAAAGGGATTATATGGGTTCATCTCTTAAGCGCGACGTTCGTTCGCTAAAATCGGTATTACGTGAAGTGTATAAAACTTCGTGCGGCACGGACCGGGCATTAGATCTTGCTGCTCTGACGACACGTCTACAAGTACTGGAAGGATACTCCGTGGAGGCAGTAGCGGAGACAGTGAGTCTGTTAATTTCCAGCGGATGTTTGGAGCACAAGCTCTATGGTATAAATACACCTGTGGCGGATGCGCCCGATGGAAAGGGGCATTTCTCCAGGGGTCACAGTATTCTTCGCTGTACCGAGCGGGGGTTGGTCTTGCTTGGCATATGCACGGATGCGCATATTAATCAACTCTGTGACGTTGAAACAGACCAGGAGGCTGTCCAGCAGATCCTTGTATGGACGCACAGGGAGGAAACAGAAAACCACAGCTAAGCAGCAGTTCTTTGGTACTTGCGTAATCCCACGGCGCAGCGCTGCCCAGGAATTTCTTCCGAAGCTCCATTCCGGCATTCTTGTCGATCACCTCGAGATCTTCCGCTGCAGCGATCAGGCGTTCCGTTCCTGTTTGATCTCGAAACCAGGTGCCGGGTATTTCCTCTCCGGCTGTAAGACAGGCTTCTGCGAGCAGGCGGGTAAACCTGCTGTCAAGGTTCCATAGAAGATCCCGGTAGTCATCAGAAGACAACGAATTCCACCTTTCCAGTGTCTCCTGATGTCTTTCGTAATAGGGGCGCAGCTGTTTCAACACGGAATACTCTGGAATGTCCTTCCGTAAGAATGTATCTGGAGGCAGCACAAGCGCGATGCGTGTCCATTCTGCTATATGTTCTACAGCGGGTGTTTCCGAAGAGAGGATCCAGCTTAAGTGTCTTCCGAAATTAGGGTATGCTGCGTGGATCGTACCGTAAGATCGGTGGATCCAGTGGATCTGCTGTGATGCTTCTGCCCCAAATTCACGTTTAGAGAGGCTTCCGTCGTCCAGCACCTGCGACTGGTATTTCTGTATCAGGCTCAACCCAAGCAGTATTCGGATCTTCTCTACATCCTCTGGAAAACGCCGATTCCTGTCCGTAATCATCCGGGCTCCTTTCTGAGATTGCTTATTAATAACTCTTCATTATAATAAGCGAAAACACATCCTGCGCAAGAGGAGGACTTGTTATGCTTTATTTGGGAACTATCATCTTTACGGCAGCGGTTCTTATTCAATTCAGGAGAGTTTATATGCAGTATCAGACCCAATTTAAGGCACCGTCACAGACGGAAACAGAAGCGAGGTCCGCGAGCTCCGGCAGAGGCGGGCGAAGGTCCAGCTCAGCGTGCTCGCACAGCCTCGGGGAGAGGAGCAGCCTCTGATACCGGAGTCTATTGCTCAAATTTTGTGATTTTTTGAGCAATAGACTGTTCTTATGCACAAATTTTTCGATTTTTTGAGCAATAGACCGGGAGCTGCCCGGGCACGGTTCTCACAAGATGGAGGCCGTGTTTCTTTTTTAGCTGTCACAGTCTGCCGCCTGTCTTAATATGCCGGTAACAGATCCATACCCAAGACTACATAATCGCAGTGGCCTGTGCCGCCCCAGTAAGACGATAATAAACCGCCTCTACCTGCCCTTTTCCTTGCAGACCTCGACGATTTCTGCCGGTTTATGTCCGGACGCTAAACTTTCTCCTCTATTCATCCGAACAATTAGACGGTATGCTGTGAAACATTTGGTCTAAGCAAGGAGCTGACATGCTGAACCGGAACAGGTGTCTTTTGAAATTGTTACTATCATACGCTGACTACAGCAATTCGATTACAGAGTATCTGGTTGATGAGACAGAGATACCCTTCGATCCGCAGACGGTACGCAGTCATCTGGAATGGCTGGAGCTGCGCGGGTACACAGTCCGCTCCCCGGTAAAAGAACCTGTATATCGATCATCCTCTGAAAATAGGTGCGGCTGCTACCGAATCAGTCCGCTTACGGAGCGTGGTGAAGAGTACCTGCGGCAGCTCAAGCGAAACTGGCTGCGCAGGTTTCTAGAAGCGGCACCGGACTCAACACTCTGGCTTCTCGTCCTCCGGATACTTGAACTGGTAGGGGCCGCGACGATCCTGGGCGAGTATCTCGTCCCGATGTTCCATTATATAGAGCGCGTCTTCAAATAGGCGGTTTATGTACCACCCGGCCGTCCTGAATTCGTGACACAGATCCGCTGTGATCTTTTTCCGCAGCCAGCAGCTGTAGCACCAGTTACCAAATGCGAGGGCGATAAGTATCAGGTTCATCATTCTGTCCCTCCTCCGTGCCTTTTGCTAAAAAGTCCGCCTCCGCGCGGCCAAGTCTTCTCTCGGTATCCCGCACCATCGCGCGTGTCCTGCCGGAGATCCTGTGCAAGTTGGCGTGCAGTCCGCGATTTTTCCAGAACGACAGAAGGATAAACACCAGACACAGGATCTGGCCCCATTCCACATGATAGTCCATAACCATTACCTCCTAAAAATACCTTCTGTTCTATAATGGACTGCCGGAGTCTCTTGTCAAGTTGTCTGTGCTGCTTCTCTTAAAAACCGGGATTCAGGCAATCTTATCTGTCTGTCTTGCCAGTAACGCTGTTGTTCATTCAGAACTCCTTTGGCGGACGTCGACCAGCATTAGAAAATCTGCTACAGACATAAGCCACTTCTGCTGTATAGTTTTGTATGAATGATGAATGGCACGCGGAACAACGAGCTGCAGGTTCCTCTGCTGCATTTCCTCCGTTTGTGATATACTGATCGCACCTTCCAGTGTCAGGAGATGTTTATGCTGAATACGGTCCGCCTCCGCGAGAACCTGTCTCCAGCGGTCTTTACAGGTACTCTTCGCTCCGAGCATTGTCAAACACTTTGTCGGGAAGTCAGAGTTTTTGTATTCCTCAATACCTGGAAAAATAAAATCCGGTTTAGACTTGTTCTCGGTAACAGGTGCACGGGTATAACGCAGTCCCCTATCCGTCAGCAGGCATTCAAAATGGTTCTCCAGTGCGAATCCGACGCGCGACTTTCTTCTATTGTGTACAGATAACGAAAATTGAATAAACTCATCCGTAGTCGAAAATCCGTGTTGAATACGTTTTTTTACCAGACAGTCTTCCAGTGTACGGAACAAACTCTCTTCACGCTCCATCCACGCCATCAGGACACTATCCGGGTCATCCCGGGAGTCCACGTCAGGGAGCGTGCTTCGTGCGTATTCAGAAAATGTTTTGGTACGCGGAAAGGTTCCCCGAAAACGTGCCAGCATATCATCTAAACAGGCGTCTGTCTCGCTGGGTAGCGTAATGCCGATCTGTTCCAGAATACTGCGCGTGACCCACTCTATTTGGCGATTCGCTGGTTTGTATTGTGATTCCTTATCTAGTCCGAGCATCCACCGCAGCTGCGTATCGATTAAGGTATCCGCAGGTACCAGAAGAATCAAAACAGACTGGTTCGGCAGTATCCCAAAAAAGAGAGAGTCTCCTGCGCTCATTCTGTCGGTCACAGGGTTTGTCTCATAAAAAAGCCGGTATTCCGAGCGGCTGGGATGCTTTTCGCGGGCATCGTACCAGGTTACGTTTCCAGAGGAGGATGCCTGGATTCCGTCATCGGTAACATAAAGGTATACAGCCGACAGCTGTCTGCGCTCATTACCCAGCACTGCACGCATGGTAGCCACGCCGTTGAACTCGTGCTGGCGGCAGGACCTATCGCCTGCTTCGCCCGATACAACCGACTTAACGAGTGCGCCGCGGATATACTGTTCCAGTTTCATGTCAGTCTCCTTACGATCCTTTCGGCTATCTGTGCTATAAGCGGCACAACAACGGAATTGCCGAACTGCTTGTACGCACGAGTGTCCGACACTGGAATCACAAAGGAGTCTGGAAACCCCATAAGTCTGGCACACTCTCGAGGGGTCAGTCTGCGCGGGTTCCTTCCGCCGTCCTGGGGGATAAGGATCTCCGAACCGTCCTTATAATATCGGGCACTCAGCGTCCGGGTCACACCATCCAGATCTGCCAGTCCATAGCCGAAGCCGTTCCCGGCCGCTCTATGCTTTTCTGCATAGCCCTGAAGGTAGGACCAGAGTTTATCTGTAAGTGTATACTTCGGATCAACTTCCGTATCAAGAATATCCCGCACTTTCGGCTTCGGGGTGCACGGTACAAGATCAAAGTTGAATACAGGCTCTCCTTCACGAAAACCAACGATCACGATACGCTCCCGGTGCTGCGGCACAAACAGCTGTCCATCGAGCACCTGATAAAACACGCGGTACCCCAGGTCCTGCAATGAGTCGAGGATGACTCGAAATGTATTTCCTCGATCATGACTTTTCAGGTTCTTCACATTTTCCAGCATAAACGCTCGAGGTTTTTTCTCTTTCAGGATACGGCAGACATCGAAAAACAGTGTTCCCTGCGTCTCATCCTCAAAACCGGTAGCACGCCCCAGACTATTCTTCTTAGAGACGCCTGCGATGGAAAACGGTTGGCATGGGAAACCACCTGTCAGGATCTCATGATCCGGAATATCCGCTGAGCAAACCTTTGTAATATCCCCGTCCGGCAGCTCCCCAAAATTCGCCTGATAGGTTTTTTGAGCATATGTGTCCCACTCACTGGAGTAGACGCACTGACATCCAGCCTGTTCGAAGCCCAGTCTGATACCGCCGATCCCGGCAAATAAATCGATAAATGTAAGTTTCTTCATAATTCCTCCTGATTCATGAGATTATAGTAAACTGCGAGCCGGCTGTCAATAGGTCTTTTTTGCTAGGAGTATCTATAGCGGACTGTCTTGACAGTCATACCGTCTCTCTTAATATACTGATAGCATAGATGTAGTGAGTAAAGGAGGAGATATGAGAGAATCTTTTTGCGGGCTGGTGTGCGCCTTGCGGGAAAAAGGGTTTGACGAGCGGAAGAGGGGGCCTTACGGTACTGCGCTGGTCTCCTGTCGTCCGTTCGGGAAAAAGCTGACGGTTTCTCTGGACCGCGCGGACGACTACAGTCTTGCGATCCAGGCGCACCGCTTCGGGACGCCTATATCCTTTACAGGGGAGCTGGCAGGCAGTAAGATCCGGGACCCGGCGGACATCAGGATCGTGCAGGATATTTCTGGTTTGGAAGACCTTTTTAATTAGGAGATTCGATAATGGATGATGATGTGAAACAGGTTTTGCGGCAGGTACTTTGCCGCGGCAAATGGCTCGGTTTAGTCCTTCTTCTGGCGGTCGTGCTGTGGTCCGGTGTCACGATAGTGCCGCCCGGGCATTCCGGCGTTGTCGTGAGGCTCGGCGAAGTACAGCCGGAACCGCTGGCGGAGGGGGTCCATCTGGTGATACCGTTCGTGACCAGTGTGAAAATGAGCAGCGTACAGACCCAGCTGTGCGAGGTGAACTCGGAAGGGTCCACAAAGGATCTGCAGATCGTTTCCACCACACTGGCCTTGAACTACGCGCTTGCACGTGAGCAGACGCCGGCGCTCTTTCAGACCGTTGGCGTGGATTATCAGAGTAAGATCATCGTACCGGCAGTCATGGAGGTCTTCAAGTCTCAGACTGCCCGCTACACGGCCGAGGAGCTGGTCACAAAGCGCGAGGAACTCTCACAGGCGATCCGTACTGCGCTGGAAGAGCGGCTCTGTGCTCGCGGATTGCGGGTAGAGGCCATATCCCTGACGGATTTCCGGTTCTCCCGGACTTTCGATGAGGCGGTCGAGCAGAAGATCGCGGCGGAACAGGCGGCGCTGACGGCGAAAAATGAACTTGAGAAGATCCGGGTAGAGGCCGAGAAAACAGTCGTGACCGCGCAGGGCGAAGCGGATGCGGCTAAAGCCAGAGCCGAAGGCGAGGCGGAGGCTGTACGGATCAAGACCGAGGCCGAAGCGGAGGCGGTCCGGCAGCTGGGGACAGCACTGAAAGAAAACCAGCCTGTCCTTTACTATGAGGGACTCCGCAAGTGGGACGGGCAGCTTCCGACACACATTCTCGGAACTCCGCCTGTTCCGACGTTCGAGACGTCAAAATAAGACGAGCACCCTGTTTGCGGAAGGGAGAACCCCTTCCGCTTTTTTATTAATATGTCAGATATAAGGGGGAAAATATGAATTATACGCTGAAGGTCTGCGGGATGGGTCGAATCGAGGAGTACGATGACTAGCGTAAGTAAAGAAGAGCATGTCCGATCATATTCTGTAGTCAATACCTTAAAAAGGGACATTTTTGCGGGAAGCCCCATTGACAAACGGCATATTATCCTGTAAGATGGTAGCACTGTCGTACCTTACTTACTGAATGGAGTTTGAGATGATCACACGCCTGACCGTAGAAAACTTTGGTCCAATTCGAAAATGTGAACTTGAATTTGGCGATTTAACTGTCGTTGTCGGACCGCAGGCCAGCGGTAAGAGTCTTCTGCTGCAGCTTTATCATTTTTTGGAAGATGCCGAGGCGGTCTACCAGCTCTACCGGCGGAATAATTGTGACTGGCGGGATGTCTCCGATGCAGTGCTGGCAACGAAACTTTTCCATGAGCTGTACTTCGGAGAAGGACTATCTTCGCTTATGCTCTCGTCTGAATCCCAAAAGATCCGGACAGACGGCAGGGTTCAGGATCTTCAGCAGCTGATTCTGAAGAAATCTGAACAAAAGAATACTTCCGCTTTCTATATTCCGGCGCAGCGTACACTTGCGTTTCAGAACGGATGGCCTCGACAGTTTTCTTCCTATGCGTTTGGAACGCCCTTTTCCCTAAGATTTTTCAGTGAGACACTTTGGAATCTTGTTGATTCCTTTGCCGCGGAAGCATCACACTCTCTGTTTCCGGTAGAAAAGCGGCTCAAGCAGGAATTTCGCAGGAACATCGATCAGTCAATTTACTGGGGGGCTTCCGTTCAAATACACAAAGACGCGAACACTGGAGCTAAAAGTATTCAGCTGGCACAGAAAGACAGCCGTGGCATCGGGTACAATGCGTGGTCGTCCGGTCAGCGTGAGTTTACGCCTTTGTTGCTGGGATGCTATCACCTTATGCCGCCCCGGCAGAAGCGAAAGTGCGAGAGGATCCACACGGTCATTATTGAAGAACCCGAGATGGGACTGCATCCTCAGGCGATCGTCAGTTTCTTTCAGCTTGTGCTCGAGCTGCTCTGGAGAAACTACCGTATCATTCTATCGACACACTCCGATGTGATCCTGAATCTTGTCTGGGCACTGGTGAACCTGCAGAAGCTGCATCATAAAAATCCGGATTGCGGATATACTGCCTTCACTGATATATTCAGCCTGCCAAGGAAAAAACCGATTCTTGCGGTTTTTAACTCGATCATTCGAAAGTCCTTCAGGACATATTCCTTCAGCCATCTAAAAGATGGTGTTACACTTCAGGACATCTCAACGCTGGATCCCGCTTCTGCTGACCAGACTATCTCCGGCTGGGGAGGACTTACCGGAATTACCGATAAGGTCGTCTCCATTATTGGACAGAACTATGCGGAGGAGGGGTATGAAGATGGAGTTTGAGAAAGTGATTGCCTCTGCCGGACTCCGGTATCACTCTGGACTCCAGGCAATGCCGGGTAAAGACCGGCAAAGGATTCAGGTGGTGAAGGATTAATAAAACGAACGCTGAAATCGCAAAAATGGTAGATGTTTGAGTACAGACAATTTAAGTATGAGCAAGACAAAAACCACAATATTAAAAATTTTTAGACGTGATGAACGTCCCCCGTTTTTGCCCTAAATGTAAACGTGAAATAGACATGCCAATTATATGGGGTTGCGGCTGGGACCTGAATTCGTTCGGAGTGCACCCGTGCCCGAATTGCGGCTATAGCGGATATTTAGAAACCGTAACGGGTGAAGATGGAGATGGAACTGTTTGGCAATATGACTATTCAGAACCGGAACCGGAGGAATAAAAATGAGAGAATCATACGAGTATTTATTAAAACCTTGTCCGATGTGCGGGTCACATCGTTTGGTAGTAGAAAGAGATGAAAAGAATCAGGACAAAGTGGCAATCGTTTGCCAGAAATGTTATTGCCAGACGATGTTTTCCGGTTTTTATCCGGATATTGTCGCTAGATGGAACAGCCGAACAAACGACAAAGGTGAGGCGAATATCAGACCATGTACACCACCACCAAAGCACCAACCCGGACATTGGCGCGCTTGGTAAGCACAGAACATCATAATCGCTGCGATTGCAGGCGTTGAAGGACCGCTGCCCCGTCTGAAACTGGAATAACAAACACGGGCAAACAGGATTTCCAACTGATTTTCTCGGATACTGGACACGACGGCTGTTCCCGGTATAATAAAGCAGCTGCAGTCGATCGCATACCTCGGCGCAAGGCAGAAGGCTCTGTGCATCGCGTACAACCTGTCTGCCCTCTGTGCCTTCCAGGAAAATTTGAACTTTCTGTAACACCCGCCCGTTCTTTTTTACAGGACCCCCTTGAAGTTTTTCGGGGATGTGGTTTAATGAAGAAAAAGAACGAATTTTACAGAAAGGAACCGAAAATGTATTACCTCTCGATCCTCGGCAAAGATATGGGACCGTTCACCCTCGAAGAACTTCAGGAGCTCGCAAAACAGGGAAGATTGTCCGAGGATACCATCGTTAAAGTCGATGGAAAAACGATGAAGGCCGGGGAGGTCGAGGGGGTGAGAGTTTTGTTTGAGCTGCTAGAGAAGAAGACTCTTAACAAAACGAAAAATAGTCCGAGTGCTGAAAGGTTGGTAGACTGGCTACTCTTTGGATGGTTGTGTATAACATTATTGGGAGCCTTTGTGCTCTTATGGCCTACGGCAATTCTTCGTTTGATCTACTTTATCGTATCTTTTCTAAATTGTCTGAGCTTTATTGATAAAAAAGTGCGAATTAATACGATTTGTACTCTTCTGGTACTGGATGTGCTTCTGCTGATATTCGGGGTAAGTATGCGTCTCGGCACTATTACAGACTTTTTAGTCGTGAGTATTCCAGGGGCCGCTTATACTGCAATTACTGCCGCCTTTATTGTTTCTCTCAGGAAGCGGCTCTAATTTGAACCGCTTCCAAAGGACAAATGTTTATTCACCAGAGTTGTCCGGAGTGTATGGTATGCGCCATGCCGGACTTCCATCCCCATACGGATCGTAACCGAGTGTCTCGTTGTCAAACATGCCCCACGTCGAAAATGTACGTGAGTTGGCATGTTGTTTTAGCCGCTCTTTGGCAGCTGCAGAGCGGTCAAGTAAATGAGCCTGATTCGGGTCTAATGAGGTATTAGCTACCAGAGCAGCTACTTCTGACAATTCCATCGGTTTCTGAAGATTCCAGTAACCGCCGCCTTCCTTGTACCAGGTGTAATCGGCAGGGTTATTTGTCAATTCTCCCTTCGGGTAAGCATACACAATGTATCCTCCCAGTGGCCGTGTCTCATCTGTAACCCAGTAGGCATGATGATCTCTTGCGAGGGGATTGCCAGCAGAAGGGTAAGGTTTCACAAATCCATAGTAACGCATCTGACCATTCTGCATTTCTCCGCCGAGCTGTCCTACACCTGTGCCAATGAAAGGAGTTTTATCATATGTTGCTTTTGCGGCGAAATCTTTTTCAGCCGGCAGCCGTTCTTGTCCATCTTCAGTCCAAACGCCGCCTTTGTCATCTACACGAGTACCTGTTTTTCCAGGAACAGATATGCCCTTCAGACCTTGTTCTACTATTTCATAAACAGGCTTGCCTTTTTCATCGGATCTGACGACCTGAACGTTTCCGGAATCCACATCTTCCTGTGTGACGGGTGTTCCGTCTTCCAGCATACCGACGGGTGTGCCAGCCGCCAGCCCTGCATCCCATGCTTTCTGTTTTTTGAGGAAGTCATCATATTCCGTTTTATTCGCGTTCCACTGATTGTACCCGGAGAGTCCGCCGATACCGGCACCTACGCCGCCTCCGAGCATCAGCCACGGCGCGAGACCGCCCTGTCCGCCCGTTAAGGCGTAACCGCCAAGTCCGCCTAAAAGACCAACTCCAAGACCCGTAAGCGCGTTGGACTGGAACGTCGGGTCCGACCAGATCGATTCCGCCAGTGTCCCTTTGGTCCACTCCGGTCTTTTACCGTGGTCTTTACGATAGGCTTCCAGATGAGCTTCTGCCGGATTTGCGGGGGTAGTCGGTTCTTGAGGGGCGGCGGTGGTCTCGGACGGTCCTGCAGATCCGGCTGTGTCCGCAACCGGCGCAGGGCCTACAGGCGCTGTCCCAGCGGTAGGCTGTGTTGTGGGACGGGATGCCGCAGGAGTCACGCGGGCTGCGGGAGGCAGCTCTCCCGGTTCCCAGCGCCGAAACTGCCCGGCAGGATTAGCGTGTACTATTTCGAGAGGTTCCTCTCCATAGCGGGTATCACGCTGGATCCCATGCGGCGAATAAGTTATTCGCCAAGTTTTGCTCGGATCGGTCTTGTCTGTAAGGAGGCGTCCTGACACACTTCCTTCACTGGGGAGCATGAATTGCATCAAGCGGGCATAGCGGGGATCTGTGCTTAGCATGTAGTTGGTAGTGTACCTGGTGCCATCCTCCTGCATTTCCGGGATTTCCAGCAGGAGACCCCGTTTTTATCTGCCATGTGTTGCAGATGTGTCGCGTTCGCAATCTCAGGGATTATTTTACGCATCTCCTCCGTAATCGGTACACTGCGTGACACGCCAGCACGGTTTAGATACGGCGGCACTGCTGGATTAGCTACAGGCTTACTAGCTACAGGCTGAGCAGACGGTGCTGCTGGACCAGCTGCAGGCGGAGCAGGCTGGGCTGCCTCTGCTTTTGTTTCTGGGTTCGGGGAGCTACTCGCTTCCGCTGCCAGTTTCATCATCCGTTCGCATTCGTACAATTCCTGTAATAATTTTCTCATGAGTTTCTTCCTTAAACAGGTTATGGTTTGCAAATCCGGATAGGAGTATAGCAGAAAATTGGAAATAATCGAAAATTTCTGAAACTTTCTGTAACGGTCTGACGTTATTAATAATAGAGACTTAAAAACCAGCGTCTTTTGGGGCATATAACAGGACGTAAGGTTTTATTTTGGAACTTTTTCAGAAAAGGAGAATTGAGATGAAAGAGAAAGTTTTGAAAGCGTTGTGGTGGGCGTGGATGCTGCTGCCGATCGGTCTGGCGTGTTTTGTGCTGCCGATCCCGTGTTTTGGGGTGTGGGTTTTAATTACGACCGGAGATCCAGAGGCATTGATTCTTTTAATGCCGGTCATCTTCTCTGGAGTAATGTATGCCTTCTATCGATATGCTGTCCGGTGTTCCAGTTTCATCGCGCTGCATGGGGCTGCATGGAATCTTGTGGCATGGCTTCAGCTGTCTATTTTTGTAAAATACATTGCAGATACCGTAGGACCTGCTGCGTTCACTGCGGGTACAGGGTGGGGAATACTCGGAGAACTGCTCGTACTCGGAGGACTGCAATGTATTTTGTGGCTCATTTTGAAGATCGTCCGATAGCCTGCAAAGGCGTATATCTATCAGCGGGACGGGGTATAATTATTGGGCATTGGAAATGCCATATTATACCACGTTGGATTTTCCAAAGAACCTAATCCGGCACGAAGCCAATCTCCCGGCTGATACCAGCGTGTACTGTTGTAGCCTTCCTGCTGCCAGGCTCTTAGCTTCTTCTGATGGTCGGTCAGTTCACCGCGTTGCCGGGCTGTCGCGTTGCTGCCGTTATCCAACATTTCAAGCATATCATATTTGTCTTCAGGGCTGGGACGGGATACACGGCTGTTGTCTGCCGTTTGGGGCTTAGGCTTGGAGGGACCAAACCAGCCAGCCCGTTTCTGCATCATTCTCTGTTCCCGGATCAGTCTCGCGACGGTCGCGTACTTTCGTAACTGCTCGGCGGCAGCTCGTTTGTTGAGCATATAATATCTCCTGTAAAAAAAGGGTAACTGTTAATCTTGAAATAATATAACCCGGTTTCACGTTTATGCGAAACCGTGTTTCTTTTTTAGGTGTCAGAAGTACTTAAACGAGTCTTTGAGGCATATATATATATATATATATATTGACTACAAAGAGGCTACGTGTTGCCGCCTCGAAAAATTTTTTATGAAAGGAATTAGTTATGTTCAAAAATGCAGTCATTCGTTTCGTTGCACAGGTTCTGTTCACGTTGTATACCGGCGTTGTGGTGTGCATGCTCGCGATGGCGGCACACAGTGTCATCATCACGTATGCGTATATGCAGTGGGAACCGGCTATCGCTGCCATGATCCCGGCGGTAGGGATCCTCGGGATCATGGCAGCCAATACGGTATATCGCCTGTGGGTTCTCCTTAAAAGAAACCCGCGAGAAAAGTATTATCTTATGGAGGTGTTTGACATTGGAATGTTGAGCACGCTGTCTTTCCAACTGATGGCGCTGAGTGCCATGGTGCTGTTTTGTTCCTGGTTGTTTCCAGGCGGCACGGTCACGCTTCACGTGCTGGGCGCAGAGCAGCGCATATATCTGGAAAAAATGTACTGCGCAGGTACAGGAAATTACAGCCTAACAAGAAAAGAACGGTGTGAGCGTTCTTTTTTTTAGCTTTTACAACGTTTCCCAGAAATTTTCTGAAATAGCTGTAACAGTCCGCCGTTATATAAATAGACAGGCTAGAATACCTGATTCAGTCCGTCCGGGCAGATGACTTGCTGATGGGTATAGTCGTAAATTGGCTGCGGTTCTTTTGAAGGTCTGCGTCCCAGCTGTTCGGTTGCTTCCCGGGGTGAAGGCAGGAGATTCGGAGCCGATCGCAAGGTTGCATATGCCGCTGCCAGTGCCTGACGCTCCAATTGTTGGAGAAGGTCCCGCTTTTCCTGTTCGCGCGTGGGATTAATGAGCAGATCCGGGAGATCACGTACCTCCTTGCTGTCCAGTATTGCGGACAGGCGCGTATCGACGGCTTTCTCGGCTTCCGGTGTCATGGGGATCCGGGAGCGAAGTCCGTTCAGCACTGCGGAAACGGCTTGATCCGGGATATTTACTACTGGCAGACGTGGACTGGAAGATAGATACATTCCGGGAAGTTCTCAAATCGTACGCTCTGAACGGTATTTCCCGAGGTCTTGGTAAGCACTGTATTTGTGCTATCTCAATTTCAAGTGTACACTAAGGCATTCGGTTGCGAAACAAGTTAGTTGCAAAGTAAAGGAGGACACATGGGCACCTACCTGGTAAAAGAGGCAGCTTACCAACAGCTGACCAAACTGGCACAGGCTGTCGATATTATTCGGCAAGTTAAACGGGCAGAGAAAAATAAAATACGTATGGACGATAAAACAACCTGGATGCAGGATACACCGTTTAGAGAGTACCTTGTATACAGTCCCGGACCAGACCGAATGCGCCCTAAGAAAATGACTCCATCTAACTATGCCGTAGTGTACATGCCGTTCGAGCCGAAGGGGCAGCAATTCCGTCTAGCGACTTCTGCCGATATGCACCTGCCGGTTGCGGACCCAGTCCAGCTTAGAAAGTCGCTAGAAGCACAGGAACTCAAGGCGCGGTAGCCGTCCGTTCTTTTGGACACAGGAACAGCATTGAAGTGAGAAGTGTCTTTTGTGAGATGTACAGAAGCGCAAAGATCTCCGGATTACTAAAACCATGAAGATCCAGTTCGTGATTAATACTGAATACTGCCCAGTGCATTCGATGGATTGCCAGATCCATCATAAACAGAATGGTTAGGGCAGTGCACAGGTGAAACTTTCTGAATCGTACCAGCACGTAAGCCAGCCCCAGATTTATGCCGCACATGAAAAACAGCATACAGGTAAGCTCAAGGTCAATATCCAGCACACAGGTGTCAAACGGGTCTGTGAGCACTTCAAACAGAAGTGCCAATATGTAAATAAGTACGCCTAAATTCAGCCAGCAAAGGGCTTGTACCCCTTTATGAATCCAGATTCTCATATTATGTGCCACCTTTCTGAAAAACAACTTTCCCCAAAAACACGCTAAATAATATATATACGCATAGACGCTTAAATGGTTCAGCCGTCATAATATTGTAGCTAATATTATGACGGTTGTTACTATTGTCTCTTTATTTTTGGTCTTTATGCCTCTTTATCTGCCGGTCGATCTGCTCGTTGGTATTGATGCAGGTTATTTTCACATCCGGGTGCTGCCGGTGCCAGACCGTGAAGAGCTCATGCGCGAAAGGCTGCATCAGCTCGTCGATGCCGTCGAAGTCGAGGATGACTTCCGTTTTACCCTCAAAATTGACGGCGAGCCGCCGGGCTGCGGAACGGGCGATCAGCGTGCTTCCGGTCAGAGAGATCTTCTTCAGCGGAACGATCACACGGAAGAAGCCGTCATCCGGATTGGCGTGCGGAGCGCCTTCCAGAGTCCTTTGCGTGTTGCGGTGTGTACGAAAAACGACCTTTGTTCCTTTTGGGGGAGAATGGTCGTCTTCCTGACAGATGCCGGTCAGCTGCTCCGGGTCGCGCGTAAAAAGCAGTCCATCGGACCAGATACGCAGGGAGTCCGCGAGGATAGCTGAGTTGTAGATCCCCTGTCCTCCGTGGTTTTCCGGAGCACTTGTAAAACCGCCGGGAAAGAGCTGGGCGAGAGCTGCCTGCAAAGTGATTTCCGAGTTCAGGACCTCCGAAAAGTGTTTCTGGATACGGCGGAATATCCCGATCCCGTCATCCTGGATCAGGCAGACAATATCCACAGGGGAAACACGTACTGTCACGGTGATCTTTTTAGCGGAAGCATGCTCCAGCGCGTTGTTCAGAAGTTCCAGAAAGTTATGGACGAAGCTGTTAAACGCTCTTTTGGGAAACCCCTGAACGTCCGCCAGGAAGTAATTGAAAACCGCCTCCTCGTCCATCTGGAGTTTCTTCTGTGTCAGAACTTCCGTATGCTCCCGGTAGACCAGTCTCCAGCCGGTTTCGTCCTTTCGCAGGAAGCCCTCTTCCGCGAGACGTTTCAGGTATTTTTGCACAGTAGCTCTGGATACCTGAAAAGTCTCCTGCACTTTTTTGGAAAAATTGACTTCATTCCGACAGATCTGCTCAAGGATATACTGCCGAAGTTCTTCGCGTTTTTTGACTGAAAGCGACATAACACACCCCCTTTGTAAACTTAAATCATTATACCATGCAATTTAAGAAAATCAAGAGGGGGCAGATAAATCAGCGGAGCATTCCAGACTTCCTTCCTGATCTTTCCTGAATTCCTGCTTAACTTCTTCCGACGGTTCCGGGACTGGAAAGTGCTCCAGTTCGTAGGTTTCTGCCTTGATCGACAGGTCCAGAAGTTCCGATATATCTTCTGCGTCTTCCGAATCTTTCATCAGGACTTCGATCCGGTCCATCATTTTCTTGTATTCGTCGGCGGTTATTTTATTACTCGGATGGGTTTCCAAATCAGCCAGCCTTTCTGTAAATTCTTCGATCAGATACCTCCTGGATCTCTGTTCCAGCTCCATACGGCGCTGAAGTTTTTTGAGTTCCTCGTCCATCTGTGTGACTTTGCGGTTAAGCTGTTCAAGACTTATATCCTGCGTTTCACGGCTTCGTCCAAAAAACATTTTGTAGTCTCCTATAAAAACGGGACAGCATTCACTGTCCCTATGTGCTCTATTTCGTTACCTTGAAGGTCTGACGTTCCTTGAACTCTTCCTGTTTGCCGCGGTTCCAGTTGGCAACAGGGCGGTAGTAGCCGCAGACGCGGGAGTAACGTTCACAAGGTTGATTGCAGGGCATAAGCTCCTCCTGTGGGTTAAGGGTTGAAAAAGTCTGTCCATTTTATCGAAAACAGCGTTTTCTGACAAATCCGGTTTCTTTGAAAAAACCTGAAACTGATATATAGTAAGCCGGATGGGCAGGTTGTCAAGTTATTAATAACAGGAGGTTTTATGCGAGGCGAGATCACGCTCTGGAAGGAAGATCCAGAGGGAAAAATCATATTCTGGAAATCTGAAAATCAGATCCAGGACGGGCATACGGCGGTCCTTGCCGCGATGCTGGCTGGTGAGGAAAAAGCCGGGATCAATACGATCTATCTGGAATTTGAGAATACATCCGGAGAAGTCACTCCCGTAAGTTTCAGCACAGCGGAAGGGGCGGAATACTTCACAGGGTTGACTGGTTCCGCGGATTTTGTGCGAAAGCCTATCGAGATCAAGCCGGTCAGAAATGACGATAATTCCGTGACATTCTCGGCGGTCTTCGGCAATGAGACCGGGTTTCACGGACTGCCTTTCGGCGGAACAGGTGTCACGTCCAAAGTCTGCGGCGCGGCGCTGGTCATGGCGGTTTCAGACGATCAGACGCAGGATATTGTCTTCGCACGAAAGAACTACGATCCTGTAAAAGTAAAGACGACCGAGCAGATGTACATCTCGTGGACTATTTATCTGGACTAAGTTTGGTCAGAGCAGGGTGCTCCGTTAAAATGCGGGGGTTTCAGACACCAGCCGCGTTCTACTTTAAGAAAGGAAATACATGGCAGTTACCACTTACACAAATCAGAATCTCACGCTTATTCGGGAAGACGGAAGCGATCCTACCGGATCAGGCGGAAAGATCATCAACGACAACTTTAAGAAGATCGACGAGGCTCTGTTTTCCGGAACTTCTGCGATCGTGGAGTACGCCCGAAACGCAAACTACGCCAACACTGCGAGTTATGCGAGTTACGCGAATTACGCTTACTCCTGTTCCCATGGAAGCGGCGGAAGCGGCGGAGCCGGCGGATACGCCAGTCTACCCGGATATGCAGATCCCTGGTATTCCTACCCGTATGCCAGCAACGACGTCTATAAGCCAATTTCGATATGGGGCAGCCAGACCAGTACATACGTTTACTCTACCGGCTCCGGATATTCCGCAAGCGGAGGAGCCTCATTCGCCTGTGTCCCTCCGTTCGGCCCCTTCTCCCTGCGTGCAAATATGGTCTTCTATCGCTCGGCCGATTTTCAGTCCGCGATCTTTGCAGATGTGCTCATCTTTGGATGGAATTTGGAGATAGCCTCGGTAAAGATCCTGCATTCCTACAAAATTGACGGGAGCGACGTAGAAGTCACGGGGCACAGATCATTATACATGCCCAGCTTTAACCCGTCTATAGGCGCAGAGATCGTCGGCGGCATGCTGCAGTTCGGAGCGCACGACGGCACATACGATGGGACGTTTTTTATTCACGCGCGTGTTGAGAATACATTCCCAGGAACAGGTGACAACGGCTCCTTCTACTCGGGTGCTCTCAGCTCACACGACTCTCTCGCCGGCTCTTCATCCTGACCTGAGCGGGAAGAATCGGGCAGTCTCCTTTCTCCAAACAGCTCATAGCTAGAAAGAACTTTCATGATTTACGTAATTTCTCATGACGACGAAAAATTTCAGGCTTTCCAGGACCGTCTGGGAGCCGTATTGACAGAGATCCCGGACATCGAGCGGATCAATATTACGCCGGAAAACAACACGGAAGAAGTTCCGAAATGGTGGATGGCTCTGCCGGACCGCTGGGCTTTGTGCTGCGCCATCAAAACCGCCCTGCAGATGGCGATGGACCGCGGCGAGGACTGCGAGCTTTATGAGCAGGATGCGGTTTTTGCCGAGGATTTCGAAACGCGCCGGGAAGCCTTTCTTGCGGCTCTTCCTGAAGATTGGAACATGGCGTATTTCGGCGGACAGTGCCTTGCGCTGAACTTTTATCCCTTGAAAGAGGTTGAAGGGAATGACGCCGTGCTCCTTTGCAAAAATGCCCATCGAAACCACGCCTGGGTCTGTCGGCATTCCTTCATTCCAAGACTATTGGAATGGCTGGAAGGTGAACGCTGGCCGAGCCGTCATACGACCGACTGGCGCATTGGCTATCTTCAGATGAAAGACGACGTGCACGTCTACATCCCGAAAGCGGGCTGGATAGCGGGGCAGGCCGGCGGCTTTTCGGATCTGGATCGGATCGAGCGTCCGGAACGGTGGTGGCACTTCACCCCGGAGGAACGCGCGGCGGAACAGAAGCTCTGGATGGAGTTTGATGAACAAAAGCGTGTGGAGGCCGAGAAGAAGCGCTTCGAAGAGTGGAAGAAGAAGCAGGAAGAAAAGGCAGCCGCGAACGAGTAATACTTTTCATTGAGATCCAAATGAGGGAGGGACAAAAATCAAAAAAGGTTCCTCCCTCAATGCCGTTACACTATTAAACCCTGAAAGGTTCTCTATATGGCATCCTATGCTAACCTTAACTTAAATGACTATGCCGGTCTGACGAAGGAGGACTATGCGCAGATGGCGCTTTCCGGCACGGATTCCGGTTCAGGTTCCGGTTCTGACACGGGGACCGGTTCCGGAGCGTGTCTCTGGACGGAAGCGCTGATCCAGTCGCTTCAGAGCTCGATCGCGAACCTTGAAACGAAAATGGATTCGCTTTCTTCGGACGTTGCGGCTTTGAAGACCTATGGCGACACACACTGGAAGACCGCGAACGTTTCTGCTTTGGCAACTTCTGCGGCTTTGACTTCTGCGAAGGATGTAATTCTCGCAGAGTGTGCAACTGCGGAAGGTTTCGCAACTTCCGAGGAGTTGGAAGCGGCCAAAAGTACCCTCTACGACAAGCTGGATTCCGACCTGAACAGCATCCGCATCGACTGCAGGACCGCGGAAGGTTTCGCAACTCCGGCGGATGTTACATATGCGAAAAATGTGATCCTTGAAAGCATTGAAAGCATTCCGGAAACGGATCTTTCCAAAGTCGCGAAGATCGACGACGTGAAAAACCTTGCGAAAGAGTCCACGGTCCAGACATTGGCGACCTCGGAAGGTCTCACACTTGCGAAGGATGCGATCCTCGCAGGGTGTGCAACGGCCGAAGGTTTCGCGACGCCGGCGGATGTTACATCTGCGAAGGATGCCATCCTTGCGAACATGAACACTTCGATCGGTTCCGTACCTGCGCAGGTGTGGAACTATGGGAAAGATGAAACCGAGGAACTTTCCACAGTTCGCGAACTTTCCAGCTTCACCGAGGCGTCTCTTTCGGGACTTGCGACTTCGGAACAGGTTGCAGACCTTGCGAAAGAAGCGACCCTTAACGAAGTTGCGAAGTTCACAGGAATTGCAAGGTCTACAGAAATTACATCCGCGCGGGATGCGATCCTCAACGAAATGGATACTCTGGCGACTGCGGTAAGTGCCCAGGACATTAAAACTGTTTCGGATGAGATCAAGGCGGCGGTTACGAACATTTCCGGAAGTGTGAATACCATTTCAGGTTACACAGATGAACTGGAAGGAATGGTCGGCGAACTGCGGACTTCCGTCAATGATCTTCCCACCGCGAATAATATTGCTTCCGCAGTGTGGAACTTCGGGAACAGTACAGGTTCCGAAACTTCCACAGTTCGCGAACTTACGAACTTCCCGATGGTCGACATCTCCGGACTTGCGAAAGTCTCCGACGTTGCCGACCTGGCGACGATGGAATACGTCCAGACATTGGCAACTTCGGAAGGTCTGACACTCGCGAAGAATGCCATTCTCGAACAGTGCGCAACTGCCGAAGGTTTCGCAGTTCCCGCAGATATTACATCTTCCCAGAATGTCATCCTCCAGAAGATCGACAACATCCCGACTGTGGATCTCGACGGGATCGCGAAGACGACGGATCTGAACGATCTGGCGAGAGAGACGACTCTGGAAAACGCACAAAGTGCGCTGGCTGCACAACTTACCGAGGTTGGAAAGTTCAACGGAATCGCAAAGGCTGCGGATGTTCAGGCTGCCCAGAATGCTATTGTGGCGGAATGCGCAACGGCTGCGGGTTTCGCAACTCCGTCAGATGTGACACTTGCGGCAGATGCGCTGCCTGCGAAGGTTTGGAACTATGGGAAAGACGAAACCGAAGAGCTTTCCGAAATTCGCGAACTTACCAACTTCACCGAATCGTCTCTTTCCCAGCTTGCGAAGTCTTCCGAACTTGACGCACTTGCGAAGGATGCGACCGTTGCGAAGGAAGCAACTGTTCAGGAAGTTGCGAAGTTTACGGGAATTGCAACGCTGGAAAGTGTGACACTTGCGAAGGATGCCATTCTCGCGGACTGCAAAACCGCCGAAGGTTTCGCAACTCCGGCAGACATCACAGCTTCCCGGAATGTCATCGTCGGGAAGATCGAAAGTATTCCGACGGTGGATCTTTCCGAACTCGCGAAATCTTCCGAACTTTCAACTCTCGCGAAAGAAGCGACTGTTCAGACATTGGCCACTTCTGCGGCTTTAACTTCTGCGAAAGATGACATTCTTCTGGAAATTGAAAGCATTCCGGCTGTTGATCTTTCCGAAGTTGCTAAGTCTTCCGAACTTTCAACTCTCGCGAAAGAAGCAACTCTCACCGAAGTCGGCAGGTTCACCGGATTGGCTACTTCCGAAGGTTTGACCTCTGCCAAAGATGCGATTCTCGCGCAATGTGCGACTGCGGAAGGTTTCGCAGCTCCCGCAGATATTACTTCCGCGAAGAATGAAATTCTCACGAAGATTGAAGGCATCCCGACGGTTGATCTTTCCGAAGTTGCGAAATCTGCTGAACTTGAAACTCTCGCCAGGGAAGCAACGGTTCAGACATTGGCAACTTCCGCAGGTTTGAACTCTGTCCAGAATGCCATCCTCACGGAAATGGAAACTCTGGCGACTGCCGTAACCGCTCAGGATATTAAAGCTGTTTCGGATGAAATCAAATCGGCCGTAACTTCCATTTCTGGAAATGTTCAAACGATTTCCGGCTACACAGATGAACTGGAAGGAATGGTCGGCGAACTGCGAACTTCCGTAAGTGATCTTCCTTCGGCGGGTAATATTGCTGAAAAGGTTTGGAACTACGGAAATAATGAAACTTCCGAAACCTCCAATGTCCGCGAACTTTCAGCTTTCCCGATGGTTGACATTTCCGGCCTTGCGAAATCTTCCGAACTTGAAACTCTCGCGAAGTCTGCACAGTTTGAAGGGATCGCAACACTGGAAAGTGTCACATCTGCGAAGAATGACATTCTCACCGGAATTGAAAGTATCCCGGCTGTTGATCTCTCCGAAGTTGCGAAGTCTGCTGAACTTTCAACTCTTGCGAAAGAAGCGACTGTTCAGACATTGGCTACTTCTGAAGGTTTAACTTCTGCGAAGAATGCAATTCTGGAAAGCATTGAAAGTATCCCGGCTGTTGATCTCTCCGAAGTTGCGAAGTCTGCTGAACTTTCAACTCTTGCGAAAGAAGCGACTGTTCAGACATTGGCTACTTCTGAAGGTTTGACAGCTGCCGAAGCCGCCATTCTCGACAGCATTGAAGCCATCCCGACTGTGGATCTTTCAGCCGTTGCGAAATCCTCCGAACTTGAACCTCTTGCGAAAGAAGCAACCGTCCAGACATTGGCTACTCCGGCAGATATTACTTCCGCGAAGAATGAAATTCTGGAAAGCATTGAAGCCATTCCGGAAACGGATCTCTCCGAAGTTGCGAAATCTTCCGAACTTTCAACTCTGGCGAAGGAAGCAACGGTTCAAACATTGGCAACTTCCGAAGGTTTAACTTCTGCAAAGAATGAAATTCTGGAAAGCATTGAAGCCATTCCGGAAGCTGACCTCTCCGAAATTGCGAAATCCTCTGAACTTTCAACTCTCGCGAAGTCTGCGCAGTTTGAAGGACTGGCTACTCTGGAAAGTGTGAATTCCGCGAAGAATGAAATTCTCGCAGGAATTGAAAACATTCCGGAAGTCGATCTCTCAGCGGTTGCGAAGTCTTCCGAACTTGAAACTCTCGCCAAAGAAGCGACTCTCACCGAAGTTGCGAAGTTCACAGGATTGGCTACTTCCGCGAGTTTGAACTCTGTGAAAGATGAACTCATCCAGAAATGCGCAACTGCCGAAGGTTTCGCAACTCCGCAGGATATTACTTCCGCGAAGAATGCGATTCTGGAAAGCATTGAAGCCATTCCGGAAACGGATCTCTCGCAGGTTGCGAAATCCGCGGAACTTGAAACTCTGGCGACATTGGCATCTGTCCAGAATGCGAATACTTCGCTGAGTGCGAAACTTGGTGAGATCGAAAAGTTCACCGGACTGGCAACCTCCGCAGATGTTACGGCTTCCCGGAATGTTATCATTCAGAAAATTGAAAGTATTCCGGAAGCTGATCTTTCCGAAGTCGCGAAATCTTCCGAACTTGAAACTCTCGCCAAGGAAGCAACTGTCCAGACATTGGCAACTTCCGAAGGTTTGAACTCTGTCCAGAATGTCATCCTCACGGAAATGGAAACTCTGGCAAGTGCGGTAACCGCTCAGGATATTAAAACTGTTTCGGATGAGATTAAGACAGCTGTTACAAATATCAACTCTTCCGTGGGTGAGATCGCTGAGGATGTTGAAACTGTCAAAGGTTACACAGATGAATTGGAATCACTGGTTCAGGGAATTCCAACTTCCGGAAACATTGCGTCCGCGGTCTGGTCGCATACTTCCAGAGATCTCACACGCTACGAAGTTGCCGATCTTTCCGAAGTTGCTAAATCTTCCGAACTTTCCATTCTCGCCAAGGAAGTAACGGTCCAGACATTGGCTACTTCTGAAGGTTTAACTTCCGCGAAGAATGCGATTCTGGAAAGCATTGAAGCCATTCCGGAAACAGATCTTTCGGCAGTTGCGAAATCTGCGGAACTTGAAACTCTCGCGAAAGAAGCAACTGTTCAGACTCTCGCTGCTTCCGAAGGTTTGAACTCTGCGAAGAGTGAAATTCTCACGAAGATTGAAAGTATCCCAACTGTGGATCTTTCGGCAATTGCGAAGTCTTCCGAACTTTCCATTCTCGCCAAAGAAGCAACGGTCCAAACATTGGCTACTTCTGAAGGTTTAACTTCCGTGAAGAATGAAATTCTCACGAAATGCGCAACTGCCGCAGGTTTCGCAGTTCCGGCAGATATTGATTCTGCGAAGAATGAAATTCTGGAAAGCATTGAAGGTATCCCGACTGTCGATCTCTCCGAAGTTGCTAAATCTGCTGAGCTTGAAACTCTCGCCACATTGGAAAGTGTCCAGAATGCGAACACTTCCTTAAGTGCGAAACTTGACGAAGTCGGCAGGTTCACAGGGATCGCAACTTCCGCAGATGTTACGGCTTCCCGGAATGTCATCGTTCAGAAAATTGAAAGTATCCCGGAAGCCGATCTTTCCGAAGTTGCGAAATCCAGCGAACTTTCAACTCTCGCCAGAGTCTCCGACCTGGAAACATTGGCAACGCTGGAAAGTGTCACATCTGCGAAGAATGACATTCTCACCGGAATTGAAAGTATCCCGACTGTGGATCTTTCCGAAGTCGCGAAATCTACGGAACTGAACATTCTGGCGAAAGAAGCAACTGTTCAGACATTGGCAACTTCTGAAAGTCTGGATTCTGTCAAGGATGAACTCATTCAGAAATGCGCAACTGCCGCAGGGTTCGCAACTCCGGCAGATATTACTTCTGCCCAGAATGTCATCGTTCAGAAGATCGAAAGCATTCCGGAAGCTGATCTCTCCGAAGTCGCCAAGTCTTCCGAACTTTCAACTCTGGCGACATTGGAAGCTGTCCAGAATGTGAACACTTCACTGGATGCGAAACTCACCGAAGTCGGCAAGTTCACCGGATTGGCTACTTCCGAAGGTTTAACTTCTGCGAAGAATGAGATTCTCGCGGAAATTGAAAGTATCCCGACTGTGGATCTTTCTGAGGTTGCGAAATCTGCGGAACTTGAACCTCTCGCGAAGAGTGCACAGTTTGAAGGATTGGCAACTCTGGAAAGTGTGGATTCCGCGAAAGATTCCATTCTCGATGAAATGGAAACTCTCGCGACAGCTGTTACTGCGCAGGATATTAAAACTGTCTCGAATGAGATTAAGACAGCCGTTTCGACCATTAATCTTTCGGTGGATTCCATTCTCGCGGATGTTCAAACCATCGAAGGTTACACAGATGAACTGGAAGGAATGGTCCAGAACCTTCCAACTTCCAAAGGGATCGCGGAAGCGGTTTGGAACTTTGGAAACATGGAAGGTTCGGAAACTTCCAATGTCCGCGAACTTTCAAACTTCCCGATGGTCGATATTTCAGGACTTGCGAAAGTCTCTGACGTTGAAAACCTCGCGAAAGAAGCAACTGTTCAGACATTGGCGACTTCTGAAAGTTTGAACTCCGCGAAGAATGAAATTCTGGAAAGCATTGAAAGCATTCCGGAAGCTGATCTTTCCGAAGTTGCGAAGTCTTCCGAACTTGAACCTTTGGCGAAAGAAGCAACTCTCAACGAAGTCGGCAGGTTCGCCGGACTGGCAACTTCCGCGGAATTGAACTCTGTGAAGGATACAGTTATTAATAACATTGAAAGTATCCCGACTGTCGATCTCTCCGAAGTTGCGAAGTCTTCCGAACTTGAACCTCTGGCGAAAGAAGCAACTCTCACTGAAGTCGGCAGGTTCACCGGACTGGCAACTTCTGAAAATGTCACATCCGCACAGAATGCCATTCTCGCGGAAATATCCAACCTTCCGGATATTGAAACGGTCCAGGGATGGAATTCGGAACTGGATGAAAAACTTTCCGAGATCAGCAAGTTCACCGGACTGGCAACTTCCGCCAATGTGGAAGCTGCGCAGAGTGTCATTCTCGCAGGAATTGAAAGTATTCCGGAAACGGATCTCTCGCAGGTCGCGAAATCTTCCGAACTTTCAACTCTGGCGACATTGGAAAGTGTTCAGAATGTGAATTCCAAACTGAATGTCATTCCTGCGGAAGTGTGGAATTACGGAAACGCTGAAGGTTCCGAAACTTCCAATGTTCGTGAACTTTCAACTTTCCCGATGGTTGACATTTCCGAGCTTGCGAAATCTTCGGAACTTGAACCTCTTGCCAAGGAAGCAACTCTTAACGAAGCTGCGAAGTTCACAGGATTGGCTACTTCCGCCAATGTGGAAGCTGCGCAGAGTGCCATTCTCGCCGGAATTGAAAGCATTCCGGAAGCTGATCTTTCCGAAGTTGCGAAATCTTCTGAACTTGAACCTCTCGCGAAGAGTGCACAGTTCGCGAACATGGCAACTCTGGAAAGTGTCGAATCCGCGAAGAACGCGATCCTTGAACAGTGCGCAACGGCTGAAGGGTTCGCAACTCCGGCAGATATTACTTCCGCGAAGAATGAAATCCTCACAGGAATTGAAGCCATTCCGGAAACGGATCTCTCGGCAGTTGCGAAGTCCGCGGAACTTGAACCTCTCGCCACTTTGGAATCTGTCCAGAATGTGAACACTTCACTGAGTGCGAAACTGGGTGAGATCGAAAAGTTCACCGGATTGGCAACCTCCGCAGATGTTACTTCCGCGAAGGATGCGGTCCTTGCCGGAATTCAGACTTCCGAAAATGCTCTTTCTTCGGAACTTGAACCTCTTGCGAAGGAAGTAACTCTCGCGAATGTGAATACTTCCGTAACTTCCATACCTTCCGAAGTGTGGAACTTCGGCGGAAGCCATGCCTATCGAACAGTTCAGACCGATGGAATTCAGATCGAAGGAAACATTTCCGCAAGTGTTGATAATGCGGCGATCGCAAAAGAAGTCTGGAGTTACACTTCCAGAAGTTTGAATTCTCTGAAGGTCTCCGCTTCTTCCTCGATCGCATCTTCTGCCGAACTTGAAACTCTTGCGACAGGCACAGGTCTGGAAGATGTGAAACTTCTGGTGAGTAAGATACCGACCACAGTTCTCACTGCCGCAGACATTGCGCCTCTGGCAACATTGGAAAGTGTGGAAGGTATGGCCACTTCCGAAGGTTTAACTTCCGTGAAGAATGAAATTCTCACGAAATGCAAAACCGCGGAAGGTTTCGCAGTTCCGGCAGATATTGATTCTGCGAAGAATGAAATTCTCACGAAGATTGAAGGTATCCCGACTGTGGATCTTTCCGAAGTTGCGAAGTCTTCCGAACTTGAACCTCTGGCGAAAGAAGCAACTGTTCAGACATTGGCAACTTCCGAAGGTTTGAACTCTGTTCAGAATGTCATTTCCGCGAAGATCGAAAGTATTCCGGAAACAGATCTCTCGGCAGTTGCGAAATCTGCGGAACTTGAAACGCTCGCGACCCTGGAATCTGTCCGGAATGTGAATTCCAGGCTGGATACCATCCCTGCGGAAGTGTGGAATTATGGAAACATGGAAGGTTCTGAAACTTCTACAGTTCGCGAACTTTCCAGCTTCCCGATGGTTGACATTTCGGAACTTGCGAAGTCTTCCGAACTTGAACCTCTCGCGAAGTCTGCACAGTTTGAAGGGATCGCTACTTTGGCAAGTGTTGATTCCGCAAAGGATGAAATTCTCGCAGGAATTGAAAGTATCCCGGAGGCTGATCTTTCCGAAGTTGCTAAATCTGCGGAACTTTCAACTCTCGCGAAAGAGGCAACGGTCCAGACATTGGCTACTTCCGAAGGTTTGAACGCTGCTCAGAATGCTATTGTCCAGAAGATCGAAAGTATCCCGACTGTGGATCTTTCCGAAGTTGCGAAGTCTGCTGAACTTGAACTTCTGGCGAAAGAAGCAACTGTCCAGACATTGGCAACTTCTGAAGGTTTAACTTCCGCGAAGAATGCGATTCTGGAAAGCATTGAAAGTATTCCGGAAGCTGATCTTTCCGAAGTCGCGAAATCTTCCGAACTTGAACCTTTGGCGAAAGAAGCGACTGTCCAGACATTGGCAACTTCTGAAGGTTTAACTTCCGCGAAGAATGAAATTCTCGCCGGAATTGAAAGCATTCCGGAAACGGATCTTTCCGAAGTTGCGAAGTCTGCCGAACTTGAAACTCTCGCCACTTTGGAATCTGTCCAGAATGTGAACACCTCCTTAAGTGCGAAACTCAACGAAGTCGGCAAGTTCACAGGATTGGCAACTTCCGAAGGTTTAACTTCCGCGAAGAATGAAATTCTGGAAAGCATTGAAAGTATTCCGGAAACGGATCTTTCCGAAGTCGCGAAATCTTCCGAACTTTCAACTCTCGCGAAGGAAGCGACTCTGGCGAATGTGAACACATCCGTAAGTGCGATACCTGCGGAAGTGTGGAACTTTGGCGGATCGTACACTTACCGAACGGTTCAGGCTGACGGAGTGAAGATCGAAGGCGAAGTTTCCGCAAGTGTGGACGTTGCGGAGATCGTCAATTCTGTCTGGAATTATCCTTCCGCGTCTGTCATTTCCGGAACGATGGGATCTTCCGTCACTTCTACACTTTCTCAGGTTGGAACTCTGGCGACAAGTGAATCTCTGGCAAATGTGAAATCGGCCGTGGATGCCATTCCGACCGACATTTCCCATCTCGCGAAAGAAGCAACTGTCCAGACATTGGCCACTTCCGCAGCTTTAACTTCTGCGAAGGATGACATTCTCGCGAAGATCGAAAGTATTCCGGAAACAGATCTCTCGGCAGTTGCGAAATCTGCGGAACTTGAAACTCTCGCGAAGTCTTCACAGTTTGAAGGATTGGCGACTCTGGAAAGTGTGGATTCTGCCCAGAATGCTATCGTTCAGAAGATCGAAAGCATTCCGGAAACGGATCTCTCCGAAGTTGCCAAGTCTTCCGAACTTGAAACTCTCGCGACACTGGAATCTGTCCAGAATGTGAATACTTCGCTGAGTGCGAAACTTGATGAAGTCGGCAAGTTCACCGGACTGGCTACTTCCGAAGGTTTAACTTCTGCGAAGAATGAAATTCTGGAAAGCATTGAAAGTATTCCGGAAACGGATCTCTCCGAAGTTGCGAAATCCTCTGAACTTGAAACTCTCGCGAAGTCTTCACAGTTTGAAGGATTGGCAACGCTGGAAAGTGTGGATTCTGCGAAAGATTCCATCATTCAGAAGATCGAAAGCATTCCGGAAACGGATCTTTCGGCAGTTGCGAAATCTGCGGAACTTGAAACTCTCGCCAGAGTCTCCGATCTGGAAACATTGGCAACGCTGGAAAGTGTCACATCCGCGAAAGATGAAATTCTCGCAGGAATTGAAGGTATTCCGGAAGCTGATCTTTCCGAAGTTGCGAAGTCTTCCGAACTTTCAACTCTGGCGACATTGGAAAGTGTCCAGAATGTGAATACTTCCGTGAATGCGATACCTTCCGAAGTGTGGAATTTCGGCGAAAGCGCAAACGATCGGCAGGTTTATGCCGCCGGAGTTTCTATCTCCGGAAATGTTTCGATCGACTCGGATGCTATTGCTGAAAAGGTTTGGAATTACGGAAACATGGAAGGTTCCGAAACGTCTACAGTCCGCGAACTTTCAACTTTCCCGATGGTCGACATCTCCGAACTTGCGAAAGTCTCCGACGTTGAAAACCTCGCAAAAGAAGCAACTGTCCAGACATTGGCGACTTCCGCAGCTTTAACTTCCGCGAAAGATGACATTCTCGCGCAATGCAAAACTGCCGCAGGATTTGCGACTCCGGCAGATGTGGAAACGGCGAAGAATGAAATTCTCGCGGAAATGGAAACTTCCGAAACTTCCATTCTTGGGAAAGTTGAAAAGCTCCCGACATCTTCTACTATCGCGAAAGCGGTATGGGATGAAAGTTTGACTTCTCACACCCTGACAGGTTCGGCAGGTTCCGCACTTTCCGGAACTGCGACATCTGTCAGTGCTGAAAACATCCAGAGCATGACTTCCGCGATCCAGACTTCGGTCGCAAAGATCCAGACTTCGGCGAACAACATCGCGGAAGATGTGGATCTTATCGAAGGTTACACCGATGAACTGGAGGGAATGGTCCAGAACCTTCCGACTTCCGAAAATATCGCATCTTCTGTCTGGTCTGCATCCAAACGGGAATTGACACGCTACGAAGTTGCCGATGTTTCCAAACTGGCCACTTCTGAAGGTTTAACTTCTGCGAAGAATGAAATTCTGGAAAGCATTGAAAGTATTCCGGAAACAGATCTCTCGGCCGTTGCGAAATCTTCTGAACTTTCAACTCTCGCGACGTTGGAAAGTATTCAGAATGTGAATACTTCCGTAAACGCGATACCTGAAAAAGTGTGGAATTACGGAAATGTTGAAGGTTCTGAAACTTCCAATGTCCGCGAACTTTCAGCTTTCCCGCTGGTCGACATTTCGGAACTTGCGAAATCTTCGGAACTTGAACCTCTCGCCACTCTGGAATCTGTCCAGAATGTGAATACTTCGCTGAGTGCGAAACTTGATGAAGTCGGCAAGTTCACAGGAATTGCAACTTCGGAAGAGTTGAACTCTGCGCAGAGTTCCATTCTCACGAAGATCGAAGCCATCCCAACTGCGGATCTCTCGACAGTTGCGAAATCTTCCGAGCTTTCAACTCTCGCGAAAGAAGCAACTGTTCAGACATTGGCTACTTCCGAAGGTTTAACTTCCGCGAAGAATGAAATCCTCACAGGAATTGAAAACATTCCAGAAACGGATCTTTCAGCGATTGCTAAATCTTCTGAACTTGAAACTCTGGCAAAGAGTGCACAGTTTGAAGGATTGGCAACGCTGGAAAGTGTCAACACTGCGAAGAATGAAATTCTCGCCGGAATCGAAAGTATCCCGACTGTGGATCTCTCGGCAGTTGCTAAGTCTTCGGAACTTTCAACTCTCGCCAAAGAAGCAACTCTCAACAAAGTCGGCAAGTTCACAGGATTGGCTACTTCCGAAGGTTTGAACTCTGTGAAAGATGAAATCCTCACAGAAATTGAAAGCATTCCGGCTGTTGATCTCTCCGAAGTTGCTAAATCTTCCGAACTTGAAACTCTCGCGAAAGAAGCAACTCTCACCGAAGTCGGCAAGTTCACCGGATTGGCTACTTCCGAAGGTTTGAACTCTGCTAAGAGTGAAATTCTCGCGGAAATTGGAAGTATCCCGACTGTCGATCTTTCCGAAGTTGCGAAATCTTCCGAACTTGAACCTCTCGCGACATTGGAAAGTGTCCAGAGTGTGAAAGATGCCGTGGATGGAACTCCTGCCAAAGTATGGAATTACGGAGGAAACTACACTTACCGAACAGTTCAGGCTGACGGAGTGACCATCGAAGGCGAAGTTTCAGCCAATGTCAATAACGCGGAAATTGCCAAAGAAGTTTGGAATTATGGAAACGAATCCGGAACTGTTTCAGGACTTCGCGAACTTTCAAACTTCCCGCTGGTCGATATTTCAGGACTTGCGAAATCTTCGGAACTTGAAACTCTCGCCAGAGTCTCTGATCTGGAAGGATTGGCCACTTCCGCAGCTTTAACTTCCGCGAAGAATGAAATTCTGGAAGGAATTGAAAGCATTCCGGAAACGGATCTCTCCGAAGTTGCGAAATCCGCGGAACTTTCGACTCTCGCCAAGGTTTCCGACCTGGAAACATTGGCAACTCTGGAAAGTGTCACATCCGCGAAAGATGCCATTCTCACCGGAATTGAAAGCATTCCGGAAACAGATCTCTCGCAGGTTGCGAAGTCTTCCGAACTTTCAATTCTCGCAAAAGAAGCAACGGTCCAGACATTGGCCACTTCCGCAGCTTTAACTTCTGCGAAGGATGACATTCTTGCGGAAATTGAAAGTATCCCGACTGTGGATCTTTCCGAAGTTGCGAAATCTGCGGAACTTTCAACTCTCGCGAAAGTTTCTGATCTGGAAACTTTGGCAACTCTGGAAAGTGTTGATTCTGCCCAGAGTTCCATTCTCGCGAAGATCGAAAGTATTCCGACTGTGGATCTTTCCGAAGTTGCGAAATCTGCGGAACTTTCAACTCTGGCGAAAGAGGAAACTCTCACCGAAGTCGGCAAGTTCACCGGATTGGCAACTTCTGAAAATGTCACTTCCGCGCAGAATGCCATTCTCAACAAGTTGAACTCCTCGCTGAATGTGGATCTCTCAACAGTTGCGAAGAAGACCGACCTTGCGGCTCTGGCGAAAGAGGAAACTCTCGGAACATTGGCAACTCCGGCAGATATTACTTCCGCGCAGAATGCCATCGTCCAGAAGATCAACAGTATCCCGACTGTCGATCTCTCGGCAGTTGCGAAATCCGCGGAACTTGAAACTCTCGCGAAAGTTTCCGACCTGGAAGGATTGGCAACTCTGGCAAGTGTCGATTCCGCGAAGAATGAAATTCTCACGGAAATGGAAAACATCCCGACTGTGGATATTTCCGGACTCGCTACTTCCGCGCAGGTCGAGAATATCGCGAAGGTCTCCGATCTGGCCGGGTTGGCGACTTCCGAAGGTGTGGAAACTGCCGTGAATGCGGTACCTGAAAAGGTGTGGAACTATGGCGAGGATTACACTTCCCGAAGTGTGAAAGCCAACGGCGTTTCACTCGAAAGTTCGGAACTTACTGTGAATATTGACTCTGCCGAAATTGCAAACCGCGTCTGGTCGAATACTTCCAGAACATTGACTTCCGGCGAGAATATCGACCTCTCCGGATTGGCGACCTCCGAAGGTGTGGAAGCTGCGAAGGATGCCATTCTCGCAGAGTGCAAAACGGCCGAAGGTTTCGCTACTCCGGCGGATGTGAAAGCCTCCGAAAATGCCATCCTTTCCGAAATGGAAACGCTGGCAACCGCGGTATCCGCCCAGGACATCAAAACCATTTCGGATGAAATCAAGTCGGCCGTTACGAACATCTCCGAAAGTGTGCATACCATCGAAGGCTACACAGATGAGCTGGAATCGCTTGTTCAGGGAGTTCCCACTTCCGGAAACATTGCATCAGCCGTCTGGTCGCACACTTCCAGAGATCTCACACGCTACGAAGTTGCGGATCTCTCCGAAGTTGCGAAGAAGGGCGACCTTGCAGATCTCGCGAAAGTCTCCGACCTTGCGGACGTTGCGAAGTCTGCGGACCTTGAAAACGTCGCGAAAGTCACCGACCTTGCAGACCTTGCGAAGGTTTCCGACCTTGCAGACCTTGCGAAGGTTTCCAACCTTGCGGACCTTGCGACCTCCGAAGGTCTCACACTTGCGAAGGATGCCATTCTTGCAGGGTGTAAAACTGCCGAAGGTTTCGCGACGCCGGCGGATGTGGAACTTGCCGTCGATGCCATTCCTGAAAAGGTGTGGAACTTCGGCGAGAATTCCAACTCGCGAACTGTGAAAGCCGAAGGCGTTTCGCTCGAAACTTCAGAACTTACGGTCGAAGTCGATTCCGCGAAGATCGCACAGGCTGTCTGGTCGAATACTTCCAGAACCTTGACTTCCAGCGAAAATATCGATTTCCCGGAATTCAACACCTCGGATCTTGCGAAAGTCACTGACCTTGAAGACCTTGCGAAGGTCTCCGATCTGACGGGCATTGCGACCTCTGCGGATGTGGAAGCTGCGAAGGATGCCATTCTCGCGAAGTGTGAAACTCCGGAAGGTCTCGCAACCGCTGCGGATGTGGAATCTGCGAAGGATGAAATTCTCGCAGGGTGCAAGACTGCGGAAGGTTTCGCAACCGCTGCGGATGTGAAAGCCTCCGAGGAAGTCATCCTCGCGAAGCTGAACACTTCGCTCGATGTCGATCTCTCCGACGTCGCGAAGAAGGACGACCTTACCGACCTCGCGAAGAAGGAAGACCTCGCCGGATTGGCGACCTCCGAAAGTGTGAATGCTGCGCAGAATGCCATCCTTCAGAAGATCGACGATCTGCCGAAGCAGGAAACCTCCGGAGATGGGGAAGGGACGGTAACTGTCGATCCTGCCGAGATCGCAAACGCTGTCTGGTCGCACACCTCCCGAGAATTAACATCCTACCCGGATGTCAGCCTCGACGGAGTTGCGAAGTCCGCGGAACTTGCCGACCTCGCGAAGGTTTCCGATCTGGCAGAGATCGCGACCGTCCGGGATGTTCAGCTTGCAAGAGATACGATCCTTGGTAAACTGGATACTTCCCTGAATGTCGATACTTCCGAACTTGTGAAACGTTCCGATCTGGAAAACCTCGCGGCAGGAAGAACTCTCGCGGATCTCGCAACGCCGAAGGATGTGAATATCCAGGTAAATGCGGATGGTCTGAACGTTCCAAACGCCGAGGAAGTCGCAGACGCAGTCTGGAATGCAGAGTCCAGAACGCTGACAGATCTGGAAGGTATCGACCTCTCCGGACTGGCGAAGTCAGAAGAACTTGAAAAGCTGGCGAAGGAGTCCACCCTCCAGAGCCTGAGACAGCTCCTGCGTTCGCTTCCTCCTGAAAAACGAACCGTTCCAGGTGTGAATATCTCGCAGAGTTTGAAACGTTAGAAGAATACGAAACCGGGGAGCCTTCGGGCTCCCTTTTTCATAAGGAGTAACTTTATGGCAACTTACGCAGATCTCGGACTTGAACAGTTCGCGCAGCTTTCAGTCGATGATTTTGTGAACCTTGAATTGAATGAGAGTTCCGCAGGAACCTGCATCTGGTCGAATACGCTGATCTCCGCGCTTCAAAACGCGATCGGAACCCTTGAAACTAAGATCGATCTGCTTGCCGACGCGATGGTCGTACTTCAAACCAATCTGCAGACGCATGGAGATTCAAACTGGAAAACAGCGGAAGGTTTTCTGACTTCCTCACCCTCTGCAAATGACATTGCCTCGGAAGTGTGGAATTACGGAGAAGACTATACTTCACGAACTGTAAAAGCCAACGGAGTTTCTTTGGAAAGCACGGAACTCTCGGTGAATATCGATTCCGCAGAAATCGCGAACCGTGTCTGGTCGAACACTTCCAGAACTTTGACTTCCGGCGAGAATATCAACTTCCCGGAATTCAACACCTCGGATCTTGCGAAAGCCGAACAGGTCGAAAACGTCGCGAAAGTTTCCGATCTGGCAGACCTTGCGAAGTCCGCGGAGCTTGCCGACCTTGCGAAGGTCTCCGATCTGTCCGGACTAGCGACTTCCGCAGGTGTGGAAGCTGCCGCAGATGCTGTACCTGAGAAGGTGTGGAATTACGGCGAAGACTACACCTCCCGAAGTGTGAAAGCGAACGGCGTTTCGCTGGAAAGTTCCGAACTTACTGTAAACATCGACTCCGCAGAGATCGCAAACCGTGTCTGGTCGAACACATCCAGAACTTTGACTTCCGGCGAGAATATCGATTTCCCGGAATTCAACACCTCGGATCTCGCGAAGTCTGCCGACCTTGAAGACCTTGCGAAAGTTTCTGACCTTGCAGACCTTGCGAAGTCTGCGGATATTGTGCAGGTTCAGGAGGATGTTATTAATATCCAAAACACAATGGCAGACGTGTTCCCAAAGATCCTGAATTCCCAACAGCTTCAGGTCGGACTCCTTGGGCACTGGAAAGTCGAGGAAGATGTTCTTGTCATTTTCGATGAGAATGGAGACAAAATTTCAGAGATCCTATTGACAAAAGATAAAAAAGGAAATATCATTCAAATGGGTTCAACACAGGAGTAACCAATGCAAACCCCTTTCACCGCTCACCGCCGCTGGCTTCCAAGCCATGTAAAACCAGTCTTCATCTGGCTTTACAAGCGGCTCCGATACGGAAAGTAACCCAACCCCAAAAGTAACGACCGCAATCCGGAAAGACTCGTAAAATACGGGACGAAATGAAGTTTATACTTTCTATTCCTGAAGATAATGAGTAGATGCCATTGTGTCTCGTTGCGTAAAAAAGGGACTCTAAGCAAATGAGCAACGGCGTGAAAATGGTCATTTCAAGCCGTTGCAAGGCAAGGTAACACCTAAAATAACGACTACAATTCGAGTGCCTTTTCGAAGTCTTCGTCGGTCGTTTGGATGTAGTACTTCTGACTGATTTCGATTGTGTGACCAAGCCAGGAAGACACTACGTGAGGAGGGTGTTTCTTTTGAAGTTCGGTGTCACGGGTGGCGCGGAGGCTGTTGAACAGTTTCGGCCACACCGCGATACCGGCGGCGCGGATACATCTCGTAAAATACTGTGAGTAGCCTTTACCAGCGTCTGAAAACATTCGATCAGATGCCTGGGTAAATGAATGATCACGATATTCTGCCAGGATCGAGTATATCTCCGGAAATAACGGTATCTCGCGCACACGGTGTTCACCGCGATCCTGCCGCTGTTTGCTGGTCTTCTTTGGCTCGCGGATCTTGATCCTGCGTCTCTCAAAGTCAATGTCGCCCCACAGCATGAACTGCACCTCAGAAGGTATCCGTATGCCGCCCCAGCGGGCTAGTACCCAAACAGCACGCATGGACAGGTCCGGGATCTTTCGCAAGACCTGCCGTGCGATCTCCTCAGTGACATAGAAGTGCTGCTGCTTTTCAGATGACTCTAAACGAAGGACAGCTTTTTCGAAAGGATTCTTACGCACTTTCCCTTCCGCTACACCGTTGGCATATACCGATTTGATTACGGAGAAGTAGCGCTTTGCCGTCTCTGCCGAGGAACTTTTCCGTAACTGATCCAGGAACTTTGAAACCTCCTCCGGCGCAGGATGCGCAAGCAGGTCGTTTTTAGACTCTCTATATTGCGCAAGGTGCGATAAAAGAAACAGTCCGGCACCTCTCCGTATGCTTTTGGTCGCGGGTTTAGGTTCCAGTCCTCTGACAGGGTACGTTTCATACCAGTTCAGAAGCTCCGGCAGAGTAACATCGCGCTTGCGCGGTTCAGCAAGCCCAAGCTGCGCGAGCCGGTCGTACAGCGCGGGATTTATCGTCTCCAGTTCTGAAAGCCACGCTCTTGTCTCACGCGCGATACAGTTATGCTTCCTGCCTGCTTTCAGTTCTTCAATATGCTCCCCGATTACCGCAGCGGTCTTTTTATTCCGAAAGCCGTAAAATTTACGGTACACACCGTCGATTCGGACCTGGACATACCAGGCGTTTCGCAGTTTAATCACAGAGGCCATTGTCTTCCTCCTTTACCGTGTTCAAAGACCGCATCCACTCCTGAATGTCTGATGGACGAAACCGAACCAGACGTCCCATCAGAACGTATGGAAGCCCGGCAGTTTTTCGGAGAGTATCCACATTCCGAACAGAGCAGGAAAGACACTTGGCGACTTCTTTTTTGGTCAGCAGCACATTCGTTTCTTCTGTCATTGCTTTCTCCTTTTCTTCAAAATGAAAGGGCACAGGACACCGCGTCATTGCTTCAGGATCCCTTTCAAACTACCAGATTAATAGACGAAAGTCCGTTCATGTCCATAGTACGTATGAAAATGAGCGGACTTCCGCGCAGAGATGATTTTCAGATCCTTTAAGTGTACCCAAAATTTATCATCGGCCAAGGCCCACCTGCCTGATTTTTTTGAGATATGGTGAAAAAAAGGTAGACTGTCCGCTGAATGTGTTATTGATAACCGGAAAGAAGAGGTACTGTTATGGAAAAAAGAGGCGTAGTCCAGCACTTGGCCGATCAGTTTCGCAAGGAAGCAGAAGTCCGAAAACCCGACATTACGGACGATCTGGCGAAGGCTGCGGAAAACCGTCTGAAAGGACGCCGTATGAAGAAAACCGCCGCGGAGGCTGCCCGTTATGAGAGATAATCTCCTGTGGAAGCCGCAAGGCTCGCGAACTCCATTTCTGCCGCAGGGAAAGCACCCGCAGTACGCCCATCCGTTTGAGGATCTGGCGTCTGTCGCGATGCCGACGAACATTCAGGAAGGCTTGCGATGGGCACAAATACTGGTCTCGACACTGGGGCCGTACCGAAGTGCCCTGCGCCGCGTCGTGGCGTACTGCATCACTGAACCGGAGATCATCGAGAGCAAGAATTCAGGTTCCGATGCGACCGGCAAGGAGGTAAAGGAGAATTATGAAAAGATCTTCTCAGATGCCTACCTCCAGATCTCCCGCGTCGCGCTGGAAAACGGTATGGACCTGCTCACTTACGGCAATGTGTTTCTGAGCGTCTTCAATAAATTTACCCGTTATCTGATCTGTCAGGGAGAACACGGCAACGGAAAGCCATGCCGTGTTCAGATACCTCTGAAACAGATGCTTGAATATCAGGAAGCGTTCAAGTTTCGTTTTGAGGGCTTCCAGTTCAAAGCCACGTGTCCTTACTGCGGCTGTACCTCTGTCTGGAAGATCTACGACCAGTACGGAAAATCGATGGAAGACGTGTTCGTCCATCGCTGGAATCCGCGGGAGCTGGAACTGATCAATGACCCATTCTCGCCGCGTCCGGCAGTGCTTTGGAACATCCCGGCAGACTATATCGCCAAGGTCAAGAAAGCGATCCCGGACATGCTCCTGTCCATCCCTGTCGATGTTCTGGATGCTATTCGCGAGAACGGCAAATTCCGCTTCAACGATGAGATGATCCTGCACCTGAAAACCTCCACGCTGTCCGGGCTGGATCTGGACGGCTGGGGTCTTCCCGGACCGCTGGCCGACTTCCGGCAGGCGTGGCTCTATCAGGTCTGCAACCGCCACACAGAAACGACGGCGATGGAAGCCCTGGCTCCAATGCGTATTCTTTCCCCGCCTTCCGGAGGCGCGAACGGCGACCCGCTCTACAAAGGGAACAACATGGGACACTTCCGGCAGGTCATGCAGAACGCGGTGAATACCAAAAGAAGGGACCCGTCCGCGTGGTTCGTTACGCCGTTCCCGGTCCAGTATCAGTCCGTAGGCGGCGATGCGGCGCAGTTCATCCCCAGAGACCTGCTCGATTTCAGTCTGGATGCGTTACTGACATCTGCGGGCGTTCCTGTTGAGATGTACAAGGGCTCGCTGACGGTCCAGTCCGCTCCTGTGGCGCTGCGTCTGTTTTCGTCCTACTGGCATTCGCTGGTTACAGACCTGAACATCATGCTCCAGTTTATTGCACGCCGGGTCAGTGAGATCCTCGGCTGGGAACCGGTCGAAGCACGCTTTGCGAAGATCACCGAAGCCGATGACATCAACCGTCAGGTTCAGGCTCTCCAGCTTATGGGCACAGGTGCCGTCTCGCAGACGACCGCTCTGGCTTCTGTCGGCATCGACAAGAAGGAAGAGGTCCGCCGGATCATCGAGGAACAACGCGATGAGGCGGAACAGCAGGATCGAATGCAGAAAGAGATGGAGACGACCAAACAGCTCACCGACATGATCGGAGGCGGTACGCTGAATATCCTTGGGCAGCTTCAGCAGCAACAGCAGCAGGCTGCTCAGGGAGGAGGCGGAGCACCGCCTATGGGAATGCCGGGGCAGAACATGCCGGTTCCGGGCGCGTCTATGGCGGGGGCGCAGGTTGCCGGAGCCAACGGGCAGGGTATGAGTTCCCTCCTGCCCGGCATGGACCCGATCTCGCAGCTCATCGCGCAGTCCGGTGTCCAGCCTACGGATTCCATTCAGGACATCTATGCCAAAGCACAGACTCTTGCGCAGCAGCTGATGATGGGTAACACTAATAGTAACCTGAGAAAACTTCAGAAGCAGGATCCGCAGATGCACATGATCGTCAAGGGACTGATCGAACAGATGCGCTCCGAAGCAGCTTCTCAGGGACGTGATATGGTCCTTCAGCAGCAAGGTATGGGGTAAAGCATGAAAAGTCCTCTTCGTTATCCCGGCGGTAAAAGCCGGGCAGCGCAAAGTATCGTCCGGCGTTTCTTTCCAAAGTCAACTCAAGCGGTGATCTCCCCTTTTCTGGGCGGAGGCTCCGTCGAGCTGGCTTTAGCGGAGCAGGGAACCGAGGTGTTCGCCTCGGACGCCTTCCAGCCGCTGATCACTTTCTGGAACACTTTACTTCATGACCGGGAGGCTCTGGTCGAGGCAGTAAAAGCCATTCCAAAAATGACGCCGGAACTGTTCAAGTACTTCCAGAACGGGCTGCGAAACGGGCAAGTCAGCGGCGTTCTGGAAGCAGCGTGGTTCTTTGCGATCAACCGGAGTTCCTTCTCCGGCGTAACGCTCTGCGGCGGAATGTCGCCGGGCACGCCGCGGTTTACCGACTCCAGTATTCAGCGGCTTGCATCTTTTCGGGAACCAAGGCTGTCCGTGACGCCGGAAGCGGAGGATTTTGAAACCTTTCTCAGAAAGTACCCGGACATGCCGGCCTACTGCGATCCGCCGTACATGACCGACGGAAAACTCTACGGCGATAATGGCTCGCTCCACAAGGACTTCGACCACGAACGCCTGCGCCGAGTATTAGGAGAGAGAAGAAACTGGGTCCTCTCGTACAATGACTGCCCGGAAGTACGGGAACTGTACACGGGTTTCAAGATCCTGACTCCTGACTGGAACTACGGTATGACCGGCGGCAAGATCTCCAGTGAACTGATCATCACAGGTTAAAATATGACAGACGCAACAGTAGGAAGCGTGGTCCTTAACGCCATGCTTCCGGAAGACATGAGAGACCCGAACCGGGTCTGGGATAAGAAAACGACGGGCAAGGTATTGACGCAGCTCGCCAAACGGCATCCGGACAAGTACAAGGAAGTCTCCAGTCAGCTCTTGAGATTCGGCTACAAATCGGCGTACCTGACTGGCGGGCAGTCGTTCACTCTGCGCGACATTTCCGAAGCGAAGAACGTGAAAGCGATCCGCGACCAGATCAATCGTGAGACGCAGGCGATCTTCGAGAAGTGGTACAAAAAAGGGGTGCGTAGTGATGATCCGCGCGTTCAGAAGGAGATCATCGAAGCGACGATGAAGCACCATAAAACGCTGAATGAAGGGAGCCTGGCGGAACGCCGCGATCAGGACTCCCCGTTCTATCATCAGGCGGTGGGGACCGGGGCGCAGAAGCCGGGAACGTTCAATTCCATTATCGGCGCGGACCTTCTGTACGTGGATCAGGAAGAGCGTCCGATCCCGTTCCCGGTCGTTCACGGGTATTCCCGCGGTCTGACCCCTGCCGAGTATTTCGCCGGTGCTTTCGGAGCGCGGAAAGGCTCCGTGGACCTTCAGCGGGCGACTGCCGACGCAGGCTTCCTTGCCAAGCAGCTCGTCCAGATCGCGCATCGCGAAGTCGTTACCGGTGACGACTCTCCGGATCCCTACGACGAAACCAACCCGACCGGCTACCCGGTAGACATCAGTGATCCGGATAACGAAGGTTCCTATCTGGCACACCCGGTCGCGGGCTACAAGCGGAATACGCTCCTGACTCCGGCGATCCTCTCGGACATCAAGCGGCAGGGACATGACCGGATCCTGGTGCGGTCCGTCATGGTAGGCGGTCCGGCAAACGGAGGTATTTACTCGTACGACGCCGGCGTTCGTGAATTCGGCGACCGTCCGGCCATCGGGGACTTTGTAGGCATTTCGGCAGTCCAGTCCGTCTCGGAACCGATCACTCAGGCAGCCATTTCCTCAAAACACTCCGGCGGCGTGATCTCCGCCGACTCCGGCAAAGCGATCTCCGGTTTCACATACCTGAACCAGATGATCCAGGTCCCGAAGCACTTCCAGCAGGGAGCCGTGCACGCGACCGAAGACGGAAGAGTTTCCAGGATCGAAGCCCTGCCGCAGGGCGGACACAACGTGTACATTAACGGCGTGAAACATTACGTCGGACGACAGCAGGGAAAAGAAGTCGCCATTACGGTCAAGCCAGGAGATACCGTGGAGGCCGGCGACGTCATTACGGAAGGGATCCCGAACCCCGCGCAGATCGTGAAATACAAAGGGATCGGGGAAGGCAGACGCGCGTTCGTGAATCAGTTCAGCAGCGCACTGAAGAACGCAGGACAATCCGTCCACCGCCGGAATCTGGAAGTCCTCGGACGCGGACTGATCACCTACGTTCGGCTGAATGACGAGATCGGCGACTTCGCTCCGGACGATGTGCTCCCTTACGCCATGATCCAGTCCGCGTGGGAACCTCGTCCCGGAAGTATGACGCGCCCGGCAAAAGACATGGAAGGCTTCTACCTTGAAAAGCCTGTCCTCCACTACACCATCGGCACGAAACTGCGCCCCTCGGTCCTGAAGGAGCTGGAATCCTTCGGTGTAAAAGAAGTCTGCGCCCATAAAGACCCGCCGCCGTTTGAACCGGAAATGATCCGCGGCATGGCTCACGTCGCCAACGATCCGGACTGGGCGACCCGGCTCCTGGGCGGCTACCAGCAAAACTCCCTCCTCGAAGGCGCCCGCCGCGGCAGCACATCCAACACGGAAGGCACCTCCTTCGTCCCGGCCCTCGCCCTTGGCGGTGTAGACTTCGGCAGACGCGGAGCCATCGCAAAGCCGCAGAACAGAAAGTATTTCTAGGGTAAAAGTCTATTGCTCAAATTTTTACAATTTTTGGGCAATAGGCTCTTCTTATGCACAAATTTTTACAATTTTTGGGCAATAGCTTTAGCCTTGAGTTCCCTGACATTGTCCTGAGTCCGAAATATTTATAAAAGGCGTATGAAGAAAAGTCCTCAAAACACAGAGAGAAATCAACCCTCGGACGAGAACCTGCCGCGCTTTGATTTTGGCAGGACTCTGGGTGCTGTCGTTTATCTGCTCCGCAGATTAGAAGGTCCTGTAACTCCGCAAAGGCTGATGTGCCTTCTCTACATTGCTGACCGGAAATCACTTCTGACCTTTGGCGACACGATCACCGGTCTCCTGTGGAAAGTCACTCCGGACGGTCCTTTCTCCGAAGAACTTCAGGCTTTGTTTGATGGACGTTACGGCAGTTAAAGCGCAACTGGCTGCGCAGGTTTCTGGAGGCGGCCCCTGATTCAACACTCCGGCTTTTAGTCCTCCGGGTACTTGAAAGTCCTTGGGGTGTCTGTAAGATACAGCTGTTTCTGTTAGACATCTACCGCACGCGGGATAGCACACAGGTTTCCATCCGTATTTATTTGCAGGCAGTCTGACGTTCCCGGAAAGTTCTGAAATATGCGCCGGCACATATCCGGATCGTCTCTAAAAACAGAAAGCCATATACTGAAATGCGATACTATCGTGTCTTGGATCTGGTCTCGCATCGCAAGAGAATCTGCCCGATGCAGATTATCTTTTGCCCTCTGCGCTTTACTCTGTGTTTCCATGCGTTTACTCCAGCGGGTATCTTGCCTGGACGCACCGCTGCCCGGCGTCCGATCTAGCCCAATGAGCCGGATCGTTCTGTCTACCCGTTCCTGAACATGTGTCGGCAGCTCGGTATTAGGGGTAGGTATTCCGCCTTCACCCCATATGATCGCGAGGAATGTATTGTCCCTATCTGGAAAAACATAATGAGCCGGATCTGGTACGTCAGTATCTCCTTTAATGGCATTGCACATACGGCATGCAAGAAGAATATTATCCCAATCGCAGGATATGGCAGGGTATTTGCTCTTGGGCTGAATATGTTCTACCTCGAGTTCATACTTCATACACGCAGCCTCGCAATAGGAGCAGAAGTTTCCCAGCCTGTCTATTAAGAAGTGTTTGGCATCCTGATACTTATAGAACACCTGAGGTGCAGCCCCTTTATTTACTGGACGCATCGTTAGCCTCCATTGCAAGGCGTTCCATCTCGAGAAAGGCGTGATATGCCACATCCTGACTGAAAGGGGCGATCAGTGCATCCAGTTTTTGTCTTTTCTGTCTTTTTTCCTCTTCTGAAACGGCTGTAGAATGAAGCAGGGTATAATACTCTTTTGCCGTTTCATACATCTCATGATACCGCCGGCTGCGCTGCGGTATTGTTACGCCCATCAAGTCTTCTGTGATGTCCTCGATACTGCGGCTTTCATACTCTGCAGTCGGCGCCGGCGAGGCTGTACCGGGCTTTTGTATATTTTCCATATTCTCAAGGTCTAAGACGCAGCCATCCTGCACGGATTGTATGATAAACGGCGAGTGTGTCGTTGCGACAAACTGAACATTTGGGAACGTTTTTTGCAGGTCGCCAACGACTCGTCTCTGCCATCTGGGGTGTAAAAACAGGTCCAGTTCATCGATGAGCACAACACCATACACCTGTGAAAGATCCTCCGTGTGCGGGTTCAGGATCGTCCATCGGCGTATAAGGTCCATAAGCATAAGGGTCATACTGCGATAGCCGTCACTCGTGTTTTCCAGCAGTTCCAGCTCTCCGGTCTCAAACTGCAGATAGTTTCCCGCATGTCCTACGTCATATTTAAGCCCGCAACAGCCGGGGATCAGTATCTGAAGCGCTTGTTTCAGGAGTCTCATTGGTCTTGTCTCCTGCCCGTTTTGTACTGTCGCCAAGGCCTGAAGACTTACCCACTCCTGAATAACTTTCAGATCCGCATTAGGATCTAAAGAACTGTGATACCCTTTGAATCGCGACGCTAATTTTCCCACCGAAAGGCGGTGTCTTTTCAGATGTTGCGCTCGCCCGGTACCGTAATAAGCCAGTAGAGGCAGAAAAACGCCCTCACCCGCCTGAACCTGGCTGCCTTGCTTTTCCAGAATCGTAAAAAGCGGATTCTTCCCGTTGTAGGTAGTACGTCCGTTGTCGGATCGTTTGGTACGCAGGATCCGGTAGGAAGTCTTCTGATAAATGACTGCGGAACTTACAGTAACTGGATACTGCGTCTCTTCAGACGGAAGCATGGCATCCAGAAGCGAGATCTGGACACGTACTTCCTCCCGCCGAATATCTCTCGGCGCGTTAGAGCTGTGTGACAGTTTCGACTGGAAAGATCCCAGAATAACCGCGAGAGCATCTAGTATTTGTGTTTTTCCGGCGGCATTATCTCCGATGATCGCCGTAAATTTCGGATGGAACCCGAATGTTTGATCCTCAAATTTGCGAAAGTTCTGTAATCTCAGGTTCTGAATGTACATATACTCTTCCTTTTCCGTCAACGAATCTGCTTCCGGCAGAAAACCAATACACGCGGACCGGTTTTTTATTTCGTCACACTTGACAAACATTCAAAATCATTCTTATTATAATTCGCCGACCAAAAGTTTCAAGCAGTTTCGGTCCGAGAATAGGAATTTTTCTCCGAACATCGTCCAGATATTCCGATAGTAGAAATTCTGCACCCTATACGACAGGGGCCTCAAAAGGGACACGCTGCGCAACAGCTTGATATACAAATAAAAGCGGCGGCGGCACTTGACGCCATTCTAGGCCTGCCCCGTAAGATACCGTCGCTTTCAAAACTCTTCACATAACCCGGCGCAAGGCAGAAGGCTCTGTGCATCGCGCATAACCTGTCTGCCCTCTGTGCCTTTTTTTAGAAAAAGATACTAAAACTTTATCTACCGTTGGATATTTACTATAATTGCTATTAACCGGTAAACCCATTCTTGCTATTGTATATCTGTTCAAGGAGGAAGACATGAGTACCCGCGCCCGACGCTACACTGCTATCGAGATAGCAGAATACGTTTTAGATAAATGTGTAAGAGACGGCTGTCCAATAAGTAACCTGCATCTACAGCCAATGCTGTACTTTCTGCAGAAAGCATTTCTCAAGGAAAAACAGTACCCTCTATTCGAAGACAAGATATACGCTGGAAAGTATGTTCCAATCATACTTCCTGTCCATGAGCGGTACTGTCTGGCGGGAGCCTACCCTTTGCTTGAGCGTTATGATGCTTATTTGCCGGAGGATGTTTGCGAGATCCTCGGTCCGGAGATTAAAAGGCTGTGCGCTATCCCCCTCCTGGACCTGATCCGCAGCGTAAAGGAGGAGCCTGCCTGGAAAAAAGCGGTACAAAGCAAGTCGCAAGAACTTCGATTACACCTAGACGAGGAGCGTGTTTGTTGAACATAAAATATCTCCTGTAAAAAGAGTACATGTTAATTTTGAAAGCGTATAGCACGGTTTCACGTTTATGCGAAACCGTGTTTCTTTTTAGGTGTCAAAAGTACTTAAAAATACGGGTTTTTGAGGCATATATATTGAATACAAAGAAGCTACGTGTTGTAGCCTCGAAAAATTTTTTATGAAAGGACTTAATTATGTTCGACGCTACGAAAAATCACGGTTATGTTGAAATGTGGACCCCCGAAGGGGAGGTCCTCTTTGATCGGGAGGCCTTGCGGCAGATGTTGCTGCGCCGCCTGAAGAAGGTCGGCGCAGAATTCATCCGTGCCTGGTCGCACACGCGCGGCCAGGCCGCCACCTCTCGCGGGCTTGTTGCCCGCCTGCGCGAAAGGATAGAATCTAAAGAGTTCATAACTGAATTGGCGGAATGGACCGAGGCCCGCGATAGTATTGGGGCTACCGCGTGGGGTAACCTTTCCGCGCTTGTAGCCCGATCTCCCGATGAGGAGGCGTGGATTATCGTAGACAGGTATTTGAAATTGGACTTCCTTGATCACCGAGAGGCAAATAGCCTGCAGCGGCAGGCCTGGCTGGATCAGAAGTAGAGAAAAAACGCGCCGTGTGAGGGCGCGTTTTTTAGCTATTGCAGCGTTTTCCAGAAATTTTCTAAAATAAGTGTAACAGTTCGCCGTTATATAAATAGACAGGTCAGAATACCTGGATCAGTCCGTCAGGGTAAATGACTTGCTGATTAGTATAGTCGAAAATAGGCCGAGGCTCTTTCGAAGGACGGCGTCCTTGCTGTTCGATCGCTTCCCGAGGCGGAGGCAAGCGGTCTGGAACCGTTCGGGAGACCGCGTATGCTGTCGCCAGTGCCTGACGCTCCAATTTTTGGAGAAGGTTCCGTTTTTCCTGTTCGCGCGTCGGATCAATGAGCAGATCCGGGAGGTCCTGTATCTCCTTGCTGTTCAGCATTGCGAACAGACGTGCGTCAACGGCTTTCTCGGCCTCTGGTGTCATGGGGATCCTAGCGCGAAGTCCATCCATTACAGCCTGATGCACATCCTGGACCGCGCTCTCGGTAACTATTTCGTCCGCCCAAGGGAAAGCGTGCTGGCGGACATGCAGCGTGTTCGTGACGGGTCGGAGACCTTTCTCAAGTGTATTCACAGCGCGTTCCTCAATGCCGGGACTGTGTACCGCCTTCGGGTAGGTTTGGGTCACGTCGTTGCCTTTGACGTAGTAGTTCCATGCGTCCTGAAAAGGTGTGACGGCGACGTTTCCTAATCCTCCAAGCAGTCCAGCAGTCGTGCCGGCTGCTGTCATAATAGGCTTTCCCCATGTTGCGGAATAACGGTAGTCCGGGTGACTGTAATTCGGCATATGGCTGGAAAATCCGTCATGAAACCGGTCCTTAAGGCGGGACCAGTACATTCCCCATCCGGTCGTGTTTTTATTATCCGGGTGGTCTGGAGAACGTTCCCAGGATGTCAGGGCTCTTGCTTCCAGTTTGCGCCCAAAGTCGTCCGAAACTTCCGGGATCTTGTTGTTCTGGATCGCGTTGCCAGCCTCTTCGGCGGTCTGGTATGCACGATGAGCCGCGCCGGCCTGCGCAAATACGGAGTCGGCCTTAAACGCTGGGTCCACAACAGCAATAGGCGGGAGTGACAGGAAAGCGTTGTTCAATTCCGGTTTGGGGAACAAGGTAAACGGTTTGAACTCCGGACGATAGTATATCATTTCTCTGTTAAACGGGTGAAAGTAACGGAACAGTTCGTTGTAGCCGTCCACACCCATTTGCTTAGCATAGGGACCTGCGTTGTCGTACAGATAGCGTGCGCCCGCATTCACGAACCGCGGTGCGTTTCCTATTGCGAAGGAAAGACCGGTTGCCGCATTGTTTCGGTCTTCTCGCGTGTCGAGCTGGTCCACGGTCCACCCAATCGGCTTGTACATTTCCTGCTTCGCGTGTGCCCACGCTGGAAATTGCCGGGAATGATTGTCTCGAAGACGCTGTGCTTTCTGTGGATCGATCCAGCTTCCTGCGTAAATTCCCGGCGTTGCGAACACATCCGAGAATGCACCGAGACCAATATCACGAAGTCCGTATCCTATCGATCGGACACCGTGGTCGAACATAATGTCATCCTGTACCGCCTGCCTTTGTGAGGCGGACTGCGAGGGGGTCATACGCTCTGCCATCATCCGTTCATTCTCCTGCCAGACAGGATGATCGGGATTGTTGATGTAGTGTTCGTTAATGCCTTGATTCATAGAGTAGCCCACGTGGTGTCCCGCGGCACTAGCAGCCATATTTCCGGGAAAAGCCGCGATCTGCGTCCCCATGCGGATCGGGGCGGGATTCCAGCGGCTACCTGCAACGAACGAGGCTGGAGCACCCAGCCCAGTACTCGCACCCATACGCTCAGATGTATACGCAGGGGATCGTGCCGGATCTTGCTGTGACTCAGTGGTCTTAGAAGCGGACTGTTTGTTGTACTTATTCATGCGTTCCCTTTAGTTAAATACGTTAGATTATGTGGCATATAACAGGATAGAGGTTAGTATACACTATATTTAAGGAGTTTTGAAATGGGTTGTATGTTTGAATTGCTGATCGGGCTCATTCTTGAGCCGCTCCGCCTGTTGTTTGTTTGGCTGCTTACCCGGTTTCCAGAACATGTGCGTAATATTATTCTAGCCATCTGCCTACTTCTGCCAGTCTTATTCTTGGGTCCTTTTTCGGTGATCTTTCTCATGGGGGTTGTCCTCTACTGGCTGCTCCGGGACAGTAAAACAGAGGAGAAACAGGAAGATAGGCAGAAGTAAAAAAAACGCGTCGTGTGAGGGCGCGTTTCTTTTTTTAGCTGTCACAGCTTTCCGGCTCAGGGAGAGATGGTATACATTCCGGGAAGTCGCATTCTTTGGAGGCGGAAGGGGAAGTCAGGCGGATGGTCAAATGTCCGACAGAAGCATCCAGTTCTATACCGCTGCCGGGAATGACTGGGATCGTGCTGCTTTTGATCCCGTTGACGGACTCGGCGAGCTGATAGCACTTCGGTCCGCCGGATAAATACTCGCCGGAGTTCAAAGTGTTTTCCTCTTCCGCCGTCACCGCGATCTCCGCAGGCTGGTAAGTATAGACGGAATCTCCCGCGCCTGGGACCGCGCCGACCGTGATCGTGTTTCCGCGTACCGACATGGAACAGTTCCAGCCCGCTTCCAGTGTTAATTTGCCTTGAAGTTCCAAACCTTCCCGGGACGGGTCGTTAGAAGTATTTTTCATGGCGTAATTGGGAACACATTCTGCATTGTTATTAATATCAGCTGGGATCACTTTTCTGGGAAAGTTCGCCAGACTTACAGAACGAACACAGCGCAGCGTCTGAATGTTTGCCGGTTCGATACGATAATCTTCGGGTGAAAAAGTTGTGCTCATAGGTAAACAGGAAGTATGATCTCTTCTGTGATCCCTGCCTGACTGGTCAATGCAATGGACAGGGACAGGGAATCTCCGAAAAACACCGCATCCAGAAGGACAGCATCCCGGAACCGTTCATCGTCCGGAACTTCTTCTGTCTCTTCCGCCTTCAGCTGAGCGCGGACATCCATCAGCGCAAACTGGAAGGCGATCTGCACGGCGGCCTCAGAGCGTGCTCTGGAGACACTCTTCAGAAAATCAGAACCCCTCCCGGGAGCAAAGGTCATGGATCCTGCCGGAGTCACCATTAATAGGAAAAACCGCTGAATGAGCTTCTGGATACCGGTGCAGACCGCGCCGCCCTTGTGCAGAAGCGAAATATCCAGCTCGCTTTCTCCCTGCTCGGCAGCTCCGTGAAGCACGGAAATATCAAATGTTCGCCCTGCGTATTTGGACAGTTTGCGGTTAAGCTGCATAATACTGGAAATATAAAGGAGAAGATATGGCTTTTACGATCACAAATATCGCAACGAAGGTCACGGAAGCCGGCGGCGTTAAATTCGCTGTCGCACAGCCGTGCACCACTCAACGCGCTTCATTATACGGAGTAGAAGCGACCTGTCAAAACGGTTTCGCTTCTGACCCGGCTCTGGATATTTATGTCTTCACCAATCCTCTGGCCGCTGTTGCCAAAATCGAAAGCCTGACCGGGCAGACGCTGGATCAGGAGGCGTCCGAGATCAACCTCGGAAATTATCCGAACTACAATGAAGCCACTCCCGGACATTATCTTGTCACCGCTCAGCGTGCGGAGTACAGTGCGAATCATCTTCCAGATGCTCCCCTCGGTATTTTAGGCTGCGAATACGGTCATGATCCCAATCCGTTCGTGACCGACACGGAAGTGAATCCCTATCCGCGGCTGAATTCCGGTTTTCTGACGATCGTGCTGATCTTCAATAATCCGGATGTCGTGACAGATGAAAAAGTATTCGTCCGAACACGGGTGGTGAGTGAATGAAGACGCTGAAATTCCGCTACACTTCGGCTATTGCTCCCTGGAAGTTCCGGAAGTCCAAAGCACTGCGCACGGTCATCCGTGTCGCTGTCCAGTGTACCGGAGCGATCCTCGTGGATGACGGCGAAGAACGCGAAGTGGAAGGGCTGACCGCGATCTTCGCCTACCTGAAAAATGCCGGAGGGTATTCCTTCAACCACGTCTGCAACGCGGTGGACATGAAAGAGATCCCTGACAAGGAAGGCGACCTGTGGACACGAAAGGATTCCATAGATATTCTTGTCCCTGCGCTGGAGACCGCAGAGGAGACGCTGGCGAAGCTGGAAGAAGACATACGGTTTCTTGCACGCGAGATCACCAGCTATAATGAACTTGTAAGATTGGAAGAGAGAGAGGTATTTTAATGGCGGCGTTTGTGCGTATCGATGATGCAGTGATCCGGAATCTTCTGGGGACAGCCTCGCTGTATGCCGACTTCCCAAAGTTCAAAACGCTGAACCAGAAACTTCTTTCTCTGCCTAAACGCTCCGGCTGCAAATGCCGCAGAGCATCCAATCCCGGAGCAAATATCCTTGCGGAAGCGAAGGCATACATCCAGACGCTTCCGACTGAAAAGAAAAGCATCCTGAAAAAGCATCTGAACGCGGACTATCTGAAGATGATGGTCACAGATGCACACGGAAGACACACGGAGTTTACATGGTAGGAACAATGACCGGAAAAGTCCACAGACTTGGAAATCTGGAAGCCTGGGCAGACGGAGGAAGCGTCGTTGTGCTGGATCACAAGACACACACCCGAAAACGGGTCTCTGTTCCGGACTGGCAGGAACGCATGACGGCTGTCGCTGTCGCTGGCATGAACAAACACGGGTCCGAACACGCTTTCGACCGGGACCTCCACTCAGAATCATGGCAGTATGTCCAGAAGATGCAGGAGATCCTCCGCGAAGCCAGGTTTCAGGGTGACGTCACTGACCCCCGTGTCTTGAAAGAACTCGCAGAAGAACGAAGAACCAATAAAAAATACACCATGAGACCAAAGGAAATCTATCGATGAGATTTCGGGATACTTATTTATACGCACACCTGAAACAGGCGTCCTATACAGGCGGACTGATAGCCTCCGGCATCGATCGGGTGCCTTATGGACGGCAGACACGTGAGGTCGTTCGCGGCATTGGCGGAGACGTTGCAGATCTTACACGACGCGGTATCTTAACTCCGGTAGCCATAGATGCGGGAACACGTTTCGGACGGAGTCTTGGCGACGTCTTTGGAAAACTCAACCCGGAAGCGGATAACTACGACGATCGGGACATTATTTCACTTCTGAATCAGCAGGAAGAAGTGGCGCTCCTCCAGCGTGAAACAGAACGTCTGGAACGTCTGGCCCGTATCCGTGCACGTAAGAAGAAAAGAATGCGGGAAGCTGCCGATCGAGCTGTCCGCTCACCATTCATCTGAAACAGCCATGAAATACCCAACAACAGACGAATACGCACTCTCTCCCGGGTATCTATGCTGGTTTCGCGACTGTCTGCCGAATCCAGTACGGATAACCAATCTGCATAACGGTATATCTGCGGAAGATATGGAAGGTGCGGAGCTTACCAGTGAGTTTCACTGCCAGACCTTCGAGTTAAATAAAGAAAAAGACCGCATCAAATACACCGTTGTCTGTCAGCGCATACTTGACGGCTGGTATTCCCTGATCGATAGTCAAAAACACTGGGATAAGGAGACAGGCGTCATGAAAGTATGGATGGAGTGGACACAGGACTATCTGGAGGTAAAAGATGTTCTATAAACAGGCAGACGCAGAAGCGGCAAGTACCGCAGAGCGGAACTACCGAACTACGGGGAAGGCGGTAGACTACGATACGTATAATAACTCCAACAAATACCTGAATCTTGTCGGAGACGCCGCGCTCGTTGGAATCGGTGCAGGAACCGGATGGTATGCCCTGAAAAAGCTCGTTGAACGAGCTTACCAAAAGAAACTGGAAAGAGCCGTTCGCCAAAATGCCGCAGTACCCACCGCTTATAAGCTGCAGGATATGCCGATCCAAAACGATGTCATCGGAGCAGACCTCACCAAGTATGCGGGTACAACGACTTTCACGGACAGCGATCTTAAGAAAGGATGGTCCACCAACGACGTGCGGAGAGATGGTGAGTCGGGTACCACGCTCTTTTTGGATCCGGATCAGGGACTTCGTAACACAGTCACTACGGAAATGGCCTCGAATCCTTATGTATGGAACGCGCTTGCATTCGCTTCTATTCCCGCAGTGTTTGGAGGGGCTATGTGGGCAGGGCATAACATCGCGAAAAAAATTAGCAAAGGACTCGATTCCGAAGAGGTCCTGAGTCTTGAAGAAGAACGACGAAAAGCCCGTAAGCGCTATGAAGAAACTGCCCGACTGCTGCACCATATCTCTAACGACGAGATCTGAAACGAAAGGAGAATAAAAACATGGACCGTATGGATCGGATCATAGAGCGTAGTAAACAGCTGCGGAAAGAGGCAAATTTAAGGCTTGTAAAAGAAGGAGGTGGAGGACAGGCAGTTAAAAACTTCGGACTGGGACTTTGGCGCTTTTTTACCGGATACGGCAAGAATCAGAAAGTA